TTGATAAAGAGGGACGGTCTTTCAACCGCCTCCTCTGATCGACAAACTATCAAGAATAAATAAACAAGGTACTAACCACAATGTGAGAAACCGCAATCAAGGCAAACGGGACATCCTGATGAGTAGACCATGTTAGTTGACCCGCAAGACTCACAAGTCAACCCTGAGTGAGTACCGTCTTTCAAGTACTTCCTCAAGACCCTACATATCGCTTTCTCAAAAGAAGTAATCTCCTTCGCCTGTTTCTCAACTGTTTCAACGATGTATAAAGGATTAATACGGTGACGGAGGTCTAATGAGAACCTCTTCGTGTCCGCCCTATCGTTATTGTTATCCATCAGTGAAACTATGTCTTTGATGACAATTATCTCGTCTTTCCCAGGTAGGGAAGTGTGAACATCGTAAACCTTTTTCTTCCTCTTTATCGTCTTGCCTTTCAGTATGACTGAGGCAGGCAATGACCTCAACTGTGAAGGGAAGTTCTCTGCCTTAACAGCGAAAATCTCATAGGGGTTCTCATTCAGTTTCCCCACGATGATAAACCAATTCTGATTTAAGAACTGTCCTTTATGTATGTCACACTCAACGACCTCAGGGCGTTTCTGTGCGTCAGCGTACTTGAACTCGTTGTCTTTCTTCACTAACACTCCCCCACGACTACCGTCCCTGTAAACCGTGCATCCCTTACACCCCCTCTTCCATGCCTCCATGTAATACTGGCCTATCTCCTCTTCAGTCGCTGTCTTAGGCAGGTTATGAGTCACTGAAATAGAATGATCAACCCATTTCTGGAGTTGCCCTTGCAAGTCAATCTTCGCTATCACGTCCATCTCATTAGCCGTGCATCCTGCCCAAGGTGATTCTTCTTTCAGTTGTTCCAAGCGTTCCTCTGATAAGTCAGAAGTGAAGACATACTTGGACTGTAAGTAACTCTCAAACTGAGGGTGTATGACTAAATATTCTTGGAATTTCTCACCGTCAGCGTCTATGAAATCAACACGTGCCTCTCTGTCATTCTCCGTGATTTTCTTCCTACGGTGATATATCAATTCAAAGACAGGTTCCATCCCCGAAGAGACGCCTTTTCTCATGGCTAACTGTGAGGTTGTTCCCGTGGGAGCTATCGTGAGGTTTGAGATGTTTCTTCTACCGTATGCCAAGTAGGCACCCGTCATACCAGGGTATTCTCTCTCAACTTCTTCAAGAACCCTATTTATAAACGGGTTTTCTTTCTCCAACTTCGCATCGAAGACAGGGAAGGCTCCACGGGTACTAGCGAGTTCAATGGAAGCCATGTAACTGTGAACGCATAACATTTTCTGCACTTCAACTAGAAACCTGTTACCTTCTTTTGAACCGTACTTTATCCCTAACGCTGCCAGGGTGTCAGCCATACCCATCGACCCTAGTCCAGTCCGCCTACCCTTCACCGCAACGTCTTTCACCTTCCTCCACAAGTTCAACTCTATCATCTTGGTCATCTCATCCTCATAAGATTCGTCTACGCTCTGTATGATCTTATCAAGTTTCTCAATCTCAAGGTCTATCACACTATCCATGAACCTCTGACAAGTGCGAACAGCGTTACGGAACTTACCCCAGTCAAACCCTGCGTTCACCGTGAAAGGATTCTCCACGAAGTAAAGTAAGTTTATATGTCCTAGCCTACAGGAATCATAGGCAGAGAGGGGGATCTCACCGCAGGGGTTAGTGGAGATAGTCTTGAAACCGAACTTCGAGTAACAGTCCGCTGGACTTTCCCTCTTTATCGTGTCCCAGAAAAGTATCCCTGGTTCCCCGTTCTTCCACGCCTGATGAACGATCTTATTAAAGATCTCAACGGCAGGTTTCTGACCCCATTCTTCAGGGTTATTGATAGGGAAGTGGAAGTAATGAGGTAAGTTATTCATGACTGAGTTCATGAACTGATCGGTGACCTTAACTGACACGTTCGCACCCGTGTTCTTCCCCTCAACGTCCTTGCACGTTATGAAATCTTCTATGTCAGGGTGATTGACGTGAGCTGAGAGCATCAACGCACCCCTTCTACCGTCCTGTGCTACCTCCCTAGTAGAGTTACTGTACCTAGGCACGAAAGAGAAGGCACCCGTTGACGTGTTAGCGCACCCGTTGACTGGAGTTCCCTTAGGACGAAGGTGGGAAAGATCATGCCCGACACCTCCACGCCTCTTCATCAACTGGATCTGTTCTTGATCAATGAGGCAAATAGAACCGTAAGAATCCACCTCATTACCTATGACGAAGCAGTTGCCTAACGTTGAGAGGAAATTCTCATTCCCTACACCGAAAAGTATTGAACCTCCAGGGATGAAGCCCTTGAAATCATGTAACAGTTCTCTATACTCTTTAAAGAGTCTCTTCTCATACTCTTCACGATCGGGGAGTTCGGGGAGAGGACCTTCGGTAGTAGCATATTCGTAATAATGCTTCATGTCAATCCTAACTACTTCTCGGATGACTGCCTCAATCCTCTCATAGGGGGTTTCTTCCAGGTAAGTTCCTGACTTGTCTTTCAGGCAATACTTCGATAACCAAATGTTCGTCAAGAGTTCATTTCCCTCGAAATACTCTAACGTCTTCTGCCTTACCTCGTCATTCTTTTGCTTATTCATCTTGCAAGATAATTTTTAAAATTGGAATTAACTTGTCTCTAAATTGGATGTAAGCAACGGACTCCGGTTCTTGAGGAGCTTTACGTGAAATTTCAGAGCAAAACCTCCTTGTCTGTTCCCCCGTCAGCTCCAACCTATAAGGAGTTACTTCCGTCTTGTACTCCCCCGCTATCGTTAATCTCCTCAGTATATCTTCATCGGTAGGTAAAAGACCTTCCAAAGATTTTATCTTAAACAGGTTTAAGTGCGTCCTGCCACATCTGAGACAAACTGAATACTTTCTTTTCATAGGCCCTAAAATTATAAAAATCTTTTTTAATTTCTAAAGTTCTACTGAATATAAATCAAACTTTCTTTCGCCCTAGTAACTGCAACATAATAAAGGCATTTTTCAGCGTATAGCATTTGCTGTGACGTTGCGTAAGGTGAAGGTATCAGTTCTTTCTGATAGAAGAAGACACGTCTAGCCTCTAGCCCCTTTGACTTGTGGCACGTCATCAAGGTGATACCTCCAACTTCATCAGAGAATAACTCCTTAATAGTTTTATAGCATTCACTGAAAGTGACGAAATGATCGAGAAGTATGAAGATGATCTCTACCATCTCATCGAAGTTCACCACCTTAGGGTGAAGTTGAGGCCTAGAAACCCCGGAATCTTTCAAGTCAGACAGCATCTGTTCTCTCTGCCTATCGAAATGATCCTTCACCTGGAAATAACTCATGCCTTCGATAGGCTCAATCATCTTCAACAGTTTCTCCCCGTAATCTTTACCGTATATGTGTGATTTCTTACCTTGAACGACTAAAGTCAGGAACAACTGAACTAATGGTTTGTTATTCCTACAGATCACGATGTCACCTTCTTCTATCTCAGAGATTTTGCCTTCCCGTACTTCTCCCTCCGGTGCGTCCTCTAGGTATTCCATCGAGTCTGGAAACACACCGTTAGCGCACTCGGTGACGGACTTAGAACAGCGGTATGTCCTTGACAACGGGAGGCAGAGTGTGTTCTCTGACTTCTCAAACTCCTCGAAACTTTTCAAGTTAGACCCCATGAAGGAGTAAATAGCTTGTTTCTTATCTCCTACCGCTATGAACCTACCCGTAGATTTCCTAATCCTGTCTACCAAGAACTTCTGCATAGGGTTCAAGTCCTGACACTCATCAACGAAAACAACATCATACTTAGGGAAGGCGAGAGGTGGAAGGTCTTTACAGAGGTAAAGCATATCGCAGAAATCTATCATGGAACCGTCCTTCAACTTCCGATTATAAGTGTTGAGGATGTCCATGCACTTCTCAACGTCCAGGCAATGCTCTGGAGTCGCCAGTATGTCGTACTCTCCAGCTACCTCGGTTAAAGAGGAGTAGTCAGTGATAAGGTTCATCCTCACGATGTCTACTAACTGGCATAGTTCCATCATGTAAGAATTCTGTTTCTTCAAGGTGTTGAACCTTGACAAGTCTAACTTGTTGCGGCACAGTTTGAAGGTCTTACCGTCCGTTACTTTCAAGTTGCACGAGTGGTACTTGAGGAGTATAGACATACCTAATGAATGCAAGGTCCTCGCCTTGACGTGAGTAGGTAATTTACGAGAGAGTTCTTCCTGGATCGACTTGTTGAAAGCGAGGAAGATACTAGACTTCATGGGTGAAGTGTTCTTCGCCAGCATGAGTAAGGTGAAAGTCTTGCCTGACCCTGGGCAGGCGTTTATCACCAAGTTCATGGAGGTAGTCTTATAGGCCACCTTAATGTCTTCTTGATACTTTGATAGTTCCATTTTACCGATGTTTCTTAACCTTGTTTATTTGTCAATTCAAAAATATAAAATTTATATGTATCATGCAACTTCTGGAGGATTATCTTCAATGAAATACTCAAAATTCTTATAGGAAGCGAGTTCATCTGCCCTGTCATTGCCTTCTTGATAGCAATCCTTACCTCTACCATGTCCCCTAGTGTGCCTCACCTCGATGATGCCCTTAGGGAAGGACCTGTAAACTTCTAGGAACTGTTCCCACAAGTCCCAGTTTTTCCTACTCCTTATCCCGTTCCTCTCCCAGTTAAACACCCAGCCTTTATTCACTGAGTTCACGGTGTACTCACTGTCTGAGATGAGAACAATCGGTATGTTCTTCTTCTTAATTAGGCGGAGTGACTCTATGATCGCACGTAGTTCCATCCTTGACACGGTGGTGTTCTTGTACCCCACGGATAACTCCCTCTCCGATATTACCTTCCTGTCTTCCCTGTATTGCATCAAGGAACCGTAACCACCTAACCCTGTTCTAACGTTGCAAGAACCGTCAGTGTATATCACTATGTACTTCATAACCACTATTATCAAAATTCTTTTTACTCTGATGAGTTCATCTTGAACTGGACAGAGACAAAATTTCTTTTACTCTTTTTTAAAGTCTCATCTTCACGATTCTCTCATACTCCTCTTTCTTGTCTGCCTTCTCCTTCATTTCTCTATACCTCATCAGCCTGTCTGAGACCTTAAAAGAAGGGTCACTCATGAGTTCCTTCACATGATCGTAATTAAGGGTAATGTACCTAGTTTTAGGTATTCCTTTCCAAGAAGTAGTGATCACTCCAGATTCTTCCAATTCTCTAAAAATCTTGGAAGCCGTGGGGGAAGATATTTTAAGTTCACTTTCTAACCACTCCTGCAAGAAAAAGAATTCCCCCTTATCCCATTTGAGGTAAGTGTCCTGATCTAACTCCTCTTTGAAATCAATGAGTAATTGAAGAACATAGGCGTTCAAGGGACCAAGGGTACTCACGAGAGCCTTGTTCAGCCTGATATAAAAGTTCTCCGGACTTAGTCTCTTTAACTGTTCACACGTTGTCATAGATCAATTCTGCTGGTTTCTTTTCATGTCACTATACATTCTATCAGACTTTAAGATCTTGTTTCTCTTTCCTGATCTTTTCGGCCTTTTCTCCAAGTATTCCTTAACCCTGTTGAACTCCTCAACTGTCGTTATGAAATGCTTCCGAGGATCCAGTGAAGGTACCGACTCTTCAAACACCCTGAAATAGCGTTCCCACCTCCTGTTCACTATCACCAAGTACTCGGGAACTCCTAACTGAGATTGCAAGTTAGGATGGGACGTTACCTTCATACTCTCTCCTAAACTCATCTTCCATCTTTTTACTTATTTTCACTTTCCTTTCTCCCTCACTCAGCAACTTCACCAAGACTTGCAAGTCCAGGGTGTAAAGGTTCGTTTCACCGATGCCTCTCTGTTTCATTATCACTAACCCTAGTTTCTTCAGGTTTTTCATGCACCTAAACAAGGTACTCTCTGAAACACCCAGGCGAGTGTAAAGAAGTTTCTTGGACATGTAGAAGAAGTTGTCTTCTTGAAGTTGGTCAGTTAGGTAGAAATGCTGATACCATGAGAATAACTCAGCGTAAAGAGTCGCCTCTAATAGTCCTATGTTCAAGACTAGGCACTTGTTTAATTGCCAAAAAGAATCGTTTCCATACAATTGGAAGATTTCCTTATCTGTCATCATTCACAAAGTTAAAATTATTAGAATCGTATGAAAAGGGACTTTGTGATTCCCTTTATCAGGATTCAGATCCCTATTCATTGGCTCAAATGTAATCATTTTTTCTTAAAGTTCAAAATTTATCCCTCTTTACTTTCAAGGCAGTAGTACTATTTCTTGATTTGGGCCCGGAGTTCATTCTGAACTATAAAATATAATATATATACTTAATAAAGCCTTCAGGCCTTATTCCCTTATCAGGAACTCCTGTTCCTTCCAAGGACGAGGTCCTCTCGACCTGAGGAACCTCTTAATAAAGCCTTGAAGGCTATATAGCCCCTGCGGTGCGAGTTTTTCATCAATTAGGGAGGTCTTTACAACTCCTATTTATGTCGATGATACCACCCTTAGGCCTTTTAAGTTCCCTATTCTCTACAGTGTAAAGATTTGAAGAAGGAACTTGTATCAACACGTCAAGAACTAAAAAGTCTGTACGGTTTAATGCTAAAGAATGCACGTCAGGAATCTTATACCCCTCTAACGTGTTTAAGAACATGAAGAAAGTGTCAGTGAAGGGACAATAAACTACCTGTTTCAAGGATTCATTCAAAGCGCCTGTCTTCGCCAGGTAGAGAACGCACAAGAACCCCACGTAGAGGTCTGGAGAGAGTCCACTCTCTTTGGCCTCTGGGTTTTTATAAAGATATTCTCTCCAGTCATGATCGAATTTTTTAATAGTCTGAATTTTCATGAGCAGAAGGTCTTCTGCTGTTTCCTCCTGATCTTTACAGATCTCATCGTAAAGAACCACGGACTTATAAAAGAGTTTTATTATTTTATCCATGACCCTTGCATTCAAGCTTAGTCTGTTTAATACGTCCATTACTGTTTCCATTTGATAGTTTGTTTTAAATTTTAAAGAATAAGGCTGAAGAGATTAATTCTCTTTGATTTTCTCTTCAAGACTGATAAAATATTTGTTTAAAAGTTTTCTGTTCCTCTTCTCCTGTCTTTTAACCGTCCTTTCATTTCCAGCTCCTTCAAGAGGTTGTACTCTTCTCTCAAGGCGAAGAAATGGTAGTTAGGATCTACAGGTACCTCTCCTATCGGTTCTATGATGACGGAAAAGAACTTCTTGAACTCATTATCAATGATCACGTAGGAAGACGGCACGTTGAAAAGTGCCTGAGTCTTGGGGTGATCATGTAGCTTTTGGATTCTCGTCATTTCCCCCATACCAAGTAATTAAAGAAGTCAATGACTGAATCCCACAAGGGGAAGAACACGGTGAACATGAATAGGAGGAATAACGCTCCTAAAATGCAATACCAAGCGGGCCTGTACTTAGGTAGGAGGTAATAACTCCCTACCTCTCCCTTCACTATGAAATTCAAAAGTTTTCTTTTCCATTTTTTCATGATTTCTAGGTGTTGTAGTGGGACTACTAGTCCCACTTGGTTAACAATTTAATATCGTGATCTCTTTATTGCCTATTTTCTCATCTGATACTACTAAGACCTCGTACTTCTGTGATTGGTAATTGTAAACCACCTCACAAGTATTGAAGCCTCTACCGTCTTCTCTCTGATCATAGATCGTGTTCACGTGTTGGTACATCTTGTTGCCTAACATGAAATTCACTTTTCCTGAAGTGTTAAAGTAGAATGCTACTGCGAACGCTAGTGTCTTCTTTTCATCAACTTTCTTTGCCATGATCTTTAATTTTAAATGTTTGACTTCCTGTTACTTATTTTGTATATGCAAATATAAAAATTATATGTCTAACTGCAAAATTTTAGTGGTACTATTTTGTAGTACCACTGTTAAAAATTGTTAAACATAAGAGGCTAAGTCTCGTTTCACCCTCTCCTTTATGGAGACCACTTCACGGAGGTACCCTTCGTACTCCTCAACGATACTCCCATCCGTTATGATGCCCGCCTTGTAGGAGTTGTACTTGTTGATCATGGCGAACTCCTCGTCTGCGGTGTAGGTCTCTCGGATGACGGCTTCCACGCATTTCCCGTACTCCGGTTTCCCTTTAACGGTAGTCTCCTTGCAAGACCATTGAACTGTTGGCTCACCGCCTTCTTCTCTCTCGACTGTTTCTTCCTGAATGTCCCAACGGTAAAGGTAGTTACCGTTCCCCACGGCCTCAAACACTGAAGGCTCATGGTCGTAATAAGCATTTGTCATAAAACTCTGATTTAATGATAGTTCTTAACAAGTTCCGTGAGTTGCTGTACTTCGCCCAGCCTAACCAACCGCATATCCCTTGCTTATATTCCTCCGCCTTGATGCCTTTCACCTTGTTTAGGCGGGAGGCTCCCTTACAGAAGTTTTTCTTGATACTCTTTCTTATCAAGGTCTGATCATGGTAAAAGACGAACCCCACGAAGTCAAGTCCCCTGCCTGATTTACTCCACTTACTTGACTTGATAGGGAAAACTTGCTCGTTACCCTTCAGTCTCAACTTCAAGGTGGAGAGGTACTCCTTGATGTCAATAAGAAGGGAATGGAGTTCTTCTTTCGTGGACGCTAGGAATACCATGTCATCAGCGTACCTGAAGTAGTACTTCACGTGTTTAACCTCCTTAACCCAATGATCGAAGTAGGCCAAGTAGAGATTCGCTAGGTACTGACTCAAGTAGTTACCGATAGGTACACCAGGTGCGCTGTCTATGATCTCGTCAAGTAGGCGCAATGTCCTCTCACATTTAATCTTCTTCCTAACGATACTTTTCAGTATCTCATGATTGATAGAAGGGTAGAACTTCTTGATGTCTATCTTCAAGCAGTACCTAGTCCCTTCCTTGTCCTTCATCGCTGCCTTCACCTTGCACATGGCACGGTGAATCCCTCTCTCCTTTATGCAACTGAAAGTGTCTGACGTGAAAGTAGACACCCAGATAGGCTCTAGGATGTTCATTATAGCATGATGCACGATACGGTCAGGAAAATAGGGAAGTCTGAATATCTCACGTTCTTTCGGTTCGTGTATGATGTAAGTATCATACTTAGAATTCTTAAACGAGTCACTCTTTAAGGTCTCATGTAAGGCGAGTAAGTTTTCTTCCCTCTTCTTATCGTGACGCCTTACACCGTACGCCTTCAACTTCCCTTTCCTCGCTTTCTCATCTGCGAGTCTAAGGTTGTCAAGAGAGATGATCTTCTCGTATAAGTTACTGACCCTTTTAGTTCCCATTTTGCTTTTCTTAATCGGGGCTTTCGGTTTCCCTACTTGCTCCTTTCTGAGTTTGACATTTTTTGCCGAGAGGCAAGGCCGTTGTCCCACTATTAGTATTTTCTTTGAAAAGTATAGCCGAGAGCCGATGTTCGTATTCGTAATCGAGGGGGTGTTATCCGAATTAGAGTTCACGAGCCCTGCATTACCACTGTTATTAGCGTTCCCACCGAACAAGACACCTCAGGAGACAACCGACCTTTTCACCTCGATCACTCGAAGTAATACCTGTTATTGCTACCCCGGAGAGTCACCTTCCGAGGGAACTTATCCATTTCTTTGATCTTCTTCAAAACGTACAGTATATCAGAAGATCCCGTGAAGAATTTCTTTGCGTCTTTCTCTGGACTGTCCCTCTCAGGTTTTATCTTGACGAGAGTTTGACCTTTGGTTCCTTTCGCCTTACTGAACCTAGTAGGAACGTCTTCCAAGAAATCTACTACCCAGAATGTCGTGTTGACGATCTGAGACTGTGTCGTTTCTCTGCAGTTGAAACTCCTGTTGTTTTCATCACGCTTGATGTTCAGGAAACTTAAACTTCCGTCATCTTCTGTCACTTTATCCATTTTCTAATATTTTGAGTTTAACGTGTTATTCGTGCGTGTGAGGCGTTTATTCGGGTATAAAGCAAAGCCGAGAGCCGAGGTACGTATTCGTAACCGAGGGGGTGTAAGCCGAATGAGAGCGCACGAGCCCCGCAGCACCACCGAGATCAGCGTACCCACCGAACAAGACACCTCTTAGGGTCTCCACTGTCGGTATAGCGGTGTAATGGTAATCACAGAAGTAAGTCGTTGATCCTCCACCAACTGTTTCAGCTATTATCTCACCCCCTTCACCGAACAAGACAGACTTGATGTAGCCTTCTGTTCTCGCCTCATCACCCACGTACTTATACCCTTCATAGTTCGTGTCGTTGAACAGACTAGGGTCATCCGTCACGAACACCTTGCTGAGGTTGTCACCCCCATTCTCTTCAGTAGGAGAGATGCGAACGTTCACACCGTCCGTCCACGCCCAGACATGGCCGAAGGGGTTCTCCACTCCCCTGTACCGAGGCACTTGCACGGTTTTCTGGACTTCTCCCGCCTCGTTCATCATGTCGTAGTTCACGTACCCCGTGTTGTTACCTAAGGAATCAGTGTGACCGCAAGGAACGAAAGGGTTGTAACTGTTGTAGTTTGACCACTCAGAAGAGGCCGTGACTGTTGTCACTCCCGGACCGAGTCCGCCTTGAGCGAAACCGTTAGAATCTTTCTCTGAATTGAAAGTCTCCTGAGAGTTCAAGGTACCGTACTCGATTGCGAACAGCCAGAATAGGTCTTTCTGAATGTCGTAAGTCATGCAGTTCCACTCACTGGAGCCTTCTTTCCTCTTCCTTGCGTAGGCACGGAAGTTGGTACGACTGATACTTGTCGCAGGTCGGCCTAAGAGTGTACGGTAGGTACCGTCCCAACTCGAAGTGTTGTTGCCTCCCCTATAATCCGTGTCATCATTCACCACGGAGCAAAGAGTAGTAGTAGACCTCTGCACGGAAGCCTCATAGGCGGAAACGTACTTCTTCTTCACGAAGTGGTAACCGGGGAGTGCCATCTCAGAGATCCTCACCCGCCTTTTCGTGCCTTCCGTCTCAAACTTGCGGTAATAAGAAGGTATCTCTACCATAACCTGTCCTTGAGAACCGTCCCTCGTCTCGTTCACCCACGTGCTAGGATCTAGGTACTTCTGTACCATACCGTCATCAGAAAGTAGGCATCCTTTCATCTTCGAGTGGATCGGTAAAGACCTGTGGTAGTTGAAATTACCAATCCTAGTGCACTGACGTGAAGACACCGTGGTGTCATACTCTATCCCGTAACTCAGTTGGTCTTCTACCTGAGGGACTTGGTTGAGGAGAGTCTCCACGGTGACACCGTAGTTGTCACCCTCCTTTGCGACTACTAATTTCTCGTCACCAGAAAGCGTGTCTAACACGTCTAACTGGCTTATTTTCATTCCTGCCATGATTAATTATTTTGATTTTCTAACAAAATGGATCCCTCGACCTCATGCAAGATCGGTTCTCCTGTCTCTAGTAATAGTTCTTTTTCAACCTTAATTGCCTTCCCTCGTGCCTCAAATGAGGTATCCGCTGCAGCGGGTGCAGAATATGAAGGATTCGATGACATTTTAGCACCGTTCTGAGCGTACCACCCGTCTACTTCATAGACGTACTCATCCGTGTTGTCAAGTAAAGTCATCGTGTTAAGGTCATCTGAGTAATAAGGAACCCTTATCGGGCCTTCAAAGGTTAATGATTTAACGTTGGCATTCTTTTTCCATACTTGCGTGAACCACCGTTTCTGGAACCTAGCGAGCAAGGTTGTCGATCCTTCCACGGTGAACGTGTAGGTCTGCTGGTCTGAGATCAAGGTGCCTTCTTCATCGTACCACCCCGTGAAGTCCCAACCGCCTGCCTTACTGTAAGCTACTTTAGGGGTTGCGGTGACCGTGTACTCTTGCCCTACTTCTAAAACTCCAGTTCCCTTAACTGTACCGCCTTTTTCCCCTATCGTGAAGTCTCCAGGTTCTGCGGATTGCGGGTCTGCTTCCCTGTAGGTTGCCTTTAAGGTGATCGTGATAGGCGGTACAGGAGGAGTACCCTTTTCTAAAGGTACTCTTACTCCTAAATTCATTTTACCGAATCTTATCATACCGTGTTAGTATATGGAATGGTACACCCAGTCCCAACCTTGAGAGAATTGGAGCATCTTTGAGTGTATGTCATTCAGTTTGGTCTCGATTAGGTCCCTTGCGTTGTTCCCCAGTTGACCGTTCGTCAAGAAGGTAGTGTAAGAACCTGTCTTCGCCAGTTCCGTCACGTCCTTGCCTCGGACCGTGGTATAGGTGACAACGGGAGTGGCTCCTGAAAACTCCTGGACTACTAGTAACCGATAGGTTCCTTCCTTATCTGAAGGGTGCCATATCTCTACCACGTTGTAGTACTTCTGAAGTACGTCTATGAAGTTCTTTAAATTCTCGTTCATCGTTCACTCTCCTTTCTTATAGACCTGACGGTCTAGGTACTCTTTCTTACTCTTCAGCACCCTCTCGTAATGGGCGTTAGACCTTTTCTTGAGGACATCGTGACGTTCTTGGGGCGTCATAGACGCAATGTGCCCGAGGTTGATCGTGATTCCTCTCTGCCTTTCTTCTACCGGTAACTCAACGATAGACCTTTTCCGACCGCAAGACGGGCAGAGTAGTAACTTAGACAAGGCACCCGTGGACATACCGTCCCAGTCAGGTACTTCGACTACCACCCCAACTTTCTCGCACTCGGTGTTAGTACATTTAACTTTCATGTTGTCAGTAGTTTTTTCGCCTTGCGTGTTCAGCGATTAAGAGACCGTCTCGGTCTGGGTGACCTTCACCTTTCCACTCAGGGAACAGGCGGTTACCTACTTGCAAGGACATTTTCTTAAGATCGTCACCCGTGGTACCTTGCGGTAAAAGTGCTTTTTGCCACTCCTTCGAGTCCACGAACTCATAGGCGAAACCGAGTGTCTCGATGACGCACAGGGTAGCCTCGTGGCAGCGGAGTGCGGTGCAGGACGCAGTGAACCTCTGCGGGTTCACCATGGGCCTCTCGATGAGGCAGAAGACCCTGCAGTCTTCTCTCTTGTAGTTTAGAAGAAGGTCACGTAGGGTGGGAGCATCGAGTCTAGAGACGTTCTTCTTCGCCTTCGTGTAATCTTGCACGAAAACGGTAGGGGTCTGGAAGAAAAATGGCAACTCTCCCTCCTCTAATATCCCTATAGAACCGGAAGTCCCGTTATCAATACCTATGTAAACCTTCTTCATCACGTCTAAACTATAAAATAACCTAAATATGAAAACAAGCTCAAATATAAAGGTTTTACCTGAGAAATCAAACTAAAACTTGACTAGTCTCGATTCATCGTTTTCCTTCTCAACGATCAAGACGTTCTCTGTCCTCTTATCCACTTGCACCTGTGAGATGAGTAGGATCGTCAAGTGTAGGGATTGCAGGGCTTCTATGAACGTCACCATGCCTTCCGAGTCCACGGCGTCTAAGATCTCATCGACCATGATCAAGTCCAGTCCGCCTGAAGGCGAGGATTGGTTGATCAAGTTCTGGAACGTTAGAATCGTGGAGAAGATCAGTCTCCCTTTCTCTCCGCCCGAGTAACACCTGTAGTCGTCCTCTTCCTTGCCGTCACGGTAAATGACAGCGTTAATCGACTCTTTCACCGACCCGTCAGACAGTGTCTTGAACCCTTCTAACTTCAACTGGAGGTCCGTGTTGATCTTCTCGAGGAACATATTGGAGTACCCCTGAATCGTCTCAAGTGATCGGTTCGTCAAGTAGACGTAGAAATTCTTGAAGTTCACGACCCACGCCTTCTTCTCCCTCAACTCCTCTTCTTTCACGTCAACACGTGATTGCAGTTCATCGAGTTTACACTGGCACTCCTCGATCTTCTTACCTAGGTCTCCTACTTTCTGGTCGATACCGGAGTCTCCTGTCATCTTCTCTGCGTTTTCAGCCTGCGCCTCGATCGCCTTCACTTTCTCTCGCAGTTCCACGGCACGGACGGAGTTACGGGCGAGGTCTTCTTGTATCTTCGCCTCTTTCGTGCGGATGCGGTCTAGCGAGAAGAGTGCCCTGTTGAGTTCCTCGGAATGCTTGCACACTAGGGCGGATTTCTTCCGCTCCTTCCTCTTCCAGACGTCCATGCCGGACTCTATACTCTCTATCTCCTTCTCTATTTCCTTGATCGTGTCGTTGACTTTCTTTTTCTTCCCTTCAACGTCCCTGATCGCCTCTTTCACCTCCCCGAGCAACTCCTTCGCCTCATCCACGGGCATCTCGAATGACGGGTTGTAAACGTGGTGACATTTAGGGCATTCTATCTTACCCCGGAGGAGAAGGTCTAAGTCGTACGATGACGAGTACAGCTCCTGGCCTTCAGCGTCAAGTTCCTTCACCCTACCCTTGCACTTCTGGATGTCCTCTTCCTTGTCACTGACTTCCAACCGTATCTTCGCCACCTCATCATCGTAAGAGATAGAGCGGAGTTTCCTGCAGGCCTTGTTCAACCGTTCTACTACTCTCTCCGCCTGAACCCTTTCCACTTGCACCTGAGCCGTCCACGACTTGGAATGCTCCTCGAATTTCTCACATTCCGCTATCTCCGCCAGTACCTTCTCCTTCATCTGCCGGAGTGATTCTAACCGTTCTTCTTTCTTCTTCTCTAGGTCAAGGTTCACCAAGTCCTCTCTTTGCTCCTCGTAAACTGCCTTCCTCGTTGACACTTGCAGGCGTTCGTCCCTGAGAGACTTCAATTCTCTCTCAATCTTCTCTATCTCTTGATTGATTACCTGATCTGACTTCGCTAACTTGTGAGCGCCTGAGAAACGACCTATCAGTTCCCGTTTCTTCGAGTCTGGGGAGGAGAAGAAGGACACGAACCGGTCCCTGTTGATCAAGTAGTAATTCTTGATGTCATCAGGTGAAATCCCGATGAACTCGAGTAGGTACCTGTTACCGTCATTCACCGTGGCGTACTTGTCCTTCATCAAGACCCCGTTCTCGTAGATCTCGAGAGTTGAGTTCTTCGACCGGTACACCGTTCTCCTCACCGTCAGTTCACACCGGTAGAGGTTGTTGCGAAGGGTGAGTTCCATGGAGCATGAAGACTCACCGTGACGTATCAACTTCATGTCCCTTTTCCCCGATGACGTTCCACCGAGTAGGCAGTAGTAGATAACCTCGAATAGGGTACTCTTACCTGACCCGTTGGTCGCCTGACCCCGGTTCGTCAAGTTGTTGCCTTGTACCATGATCGCCTTCCCCGCTTGGAAGTCGTAATCCAACGTCACGAATGATTGGACGTTCTTAGCTTTCACGTTTATAGGTACGAACATGATCTTAATCTTTTAAAAGGTTACTGATCTCCTGATCTAATCTCTTCTCTAACTTCTTAAGCAACCCTTCTGCCTCTTGATAAGTAGGGGTAGTGGAAAGGTGATTCCCCATCTTTTCTAACAAGTAATCACGAATGAGGAAGAAGTCATGAATGGAGACCTGCCTCGGTTCAGTGACCGTTTTCTCACTTTCTAACACTATCGTGTCCACTTCAGGTATCAAGAACTCCTTCCTGCAGTAGTTGAAGTGAGCCTTGTAGAAAATTAGAGAGTCCTGTGCTACCACGTCCGTTATATCAAACTGACATAGGTCTAAGTGAAGTCCTCTATAGGAATCTAAGATGTTCCTCGTCCAATTAGAAAGGTTTTCCCTCAACTTGAAGACACCTTTCTTACCGATGTTTTCTCTTTCTTTCATTTGATTTCATGTTTTAATTTCATACCATAAAAATATAAAAATTATATGTCTTATCCAAATAAAAAGGGTACTATTTTAGTAGTACCCTTAAAATTTAGTAGTGATTCAAGATCACATCATCGGTTGATTGCAACCGCATGAACAACCGTGTTTCTCTTCAGGTATATCGTAGATGACGGCTTCCGTTGTCAAGACGGTGGAAGCTATTGAGACGGAATTCTCAAGGCAAACTCTGAGTACCTTGTACGGGTCTAAGATACCGTTCTCATACGAGTTCTCAATCTTCATCGTGCGGATGTTCAATCCCTTCTCCATGAACTCTTCAGATGTAGGATTAAAGTCGAAACCGTTAAGTACACTATCACTGTCACCGTAACCAGCGTTACGGAGCATCCAGCGGAGAGGCGCCATTAACGATTCCATGACACACTTATAACCATAGTAGTAGGAGGTATCGGGGTATTCTTTCATCAAGTGCAAGTACCCTTCCCTGAAGAACATGATACCTCCTCCAGGAACAACTCCTTCTTGCATCGCTGCCTTAACGGCACAGAGTGCGTCATCGACACGGTCCTTCTTCTCTTTGATTTCAATTTCCGATCCCCCACCAACGTAGATAACCGCTAGACCTCCCGTCAATTTCGCAAGGCGTTCTTGCATTTTCTCACGGTCGTAGTCGTCTTCACAGGAATCAACTTGAGTCTGAAGGAAGGAAACACGCTTGGAGAGTGTCGCCTGGATCGTCTCGTCTTCTTCTTTCGAGATGACGATAGCCTCATTCTTCGTGATAGTGATCTTACGGCATTCACCGCAGAACGCTGGATCGTAAGAGTCAGTCCCTGTCTTTTGAGAGAATAAGGTCGCTCCCGTCAACGAGCAAAGGTCCTCAAGGAGGTCTGTCTTCATCTGACCGTACCCCGGTGCCTTCATGATGCAGATAGGCAGACCTTTCAACTTGTTGATGATCGCCTGCTGCATCGTCTCTTGAGAAGCGGTCTCCGTGACGATCACGATAGGTCTATGCTCACGCAGTGCGAACTCTAAGATTGGGACTAGGTCGTTGAAAGAAGTACACTTCTCATCCATGATGAACAAGTAGGGATTCTCAAAAACGACTTCCATCTTCTCCGGGTCCGTGCAGAAATAGGGAGAGGAGTAACCAGCGTCAACCGGTGTCCCCATCACGGTCTTCAAGAAACTCTCCGTGGAAGAGGCGTTCTGAACCGTGATCAGTCCGGTGGCGAGTCCTACCTTCTCAACCGCTTGCATGATCAAGGAAGTCACTTCCTCATCGTTATTTGATGAGACGAGTGCTATGGATTTAAGGTAATCCTTGGCCGGTTTCGCACTCATGCGAATCAAGGAGAGAACTTCATTCTTTGCGAAGTTCATCCCTTCCTTAAAATCAAACGGGTAGAATTTACTACCGAGTTCTCCTTGCATCATGCTCCCTATACGGATCATCTCATGAGCGAGGATAGTCGCTGTCGTGGTACCGTCCCCAGCCTCTTCCCCTGTCTTCACTGACACGTCTCTAACGAACTGAGCACCGATCGCTTCTACCGGGTCCGTCAACTCTATCTCTTTCGCTACCGTCACCCCGTCTTTCGTCACCAAGGGTGTACGACCTGGGCGGTTGATGATAACCGTTCTACCGCAAGGACCTAAGGTGGATCCTACCGTTTTCGCTAACTTCTCAATACCTTGAATGAGGCCTTCACGACCTTCTACTCCTGTAACAATGTCTCTTTTCATTTGAATTCTGGTTTTCTACATGATACTACTTTGTTGTCGGGAACGATGAAGTAGGCACCTTTCGCTGCCTTGTCCATCAGTTCATCCTTGTATTCCACGGCCTCCATGTGGAACTCAGCCACCGTCAGCACGGAAGCAACATCGTACTTCCCTGACTTGATGACTACTCCCTCCACGAAGTTCCCCACTTTCTTCCTCTTCTGCAGGACGATCCCTGACTCCGTTTCTTTCACTTCTTCTGGAACGAACACTAGGGTGTAATCGTTCACCATGCTGTCTTTCTGATTCATACTTTACTACTATGTTAAATTAAACCGTACATTTCTCTGACCTGAGACTCCAACTCGTCCATGATGCCTAAGTCCTGTATCACCTGTAGGCAGTTGTCTTTCCCTTGTCCCAGTTTCTTCTCTTTGTAGGAGTACCAAGACCCCGATTTCTTGATGATGTCATTCTCCACGCAAGCCTCAAAGATCTCATCCTCATGAGAGATCCCGATACCGTAAAGGATCTTAAAAGTGCACTCCTTGAACGGTGGGTATGTTTTATTCTTGATAGTTTTCACCCTGACCGTGTTGGAGATAGCCTGTGCCTCAGAATCTTTGTCGATCGACTTCCTCCGGATGTCCAACCGGATAGAGGCGTAGTACTTCAAAGCGTTTCCCCCCGTTGTCGTTTCCGTGGGACCGTACATGACCCCCATCATGTCCCGTAACTGGTTGGTGAAAAAGAGAACGCAGTTGGACTTGTTCACCTTCGCCACTAACTTCCTCATCGCCTGCGACATCAACCGGGCGTGCAGTCCCATCTTCGATTCCCCAAACTCTCCTTCAGATTCTGCCGTTGGTACCATCGCAGCGACTGAGTCTACTCCTATGAAGGAAACTTCTCCAGATTCCAATAACTTCTCAACGATAGACAGGCATTGCTCAGCCGTGTCCGGTTGAGAGAACACGAACTTGTCTGGAGACAGGTCAATCCCTATGTTAGAGGCATAGATAGGATCAAACGCCTGTTCCATGTCGATGTAGGCGGCAACGTTCCCAGACTTTTGAGTCTCCCTTATAGCGTGGAGGAGTACAGTCGATTTACCAGACGATTCCGGTCCTATGATCTCGATGATACGTCCCAACGGGTACCCACCACCGAGGATGATGTCTAAGAATAAAGAACCACTAGGTACCCTCTTCAAGGAGTAATCCATGGTTTCATCGAAAGACATGATAGTTCCTCTACCGAACTTCTTCTCTATGTCCTCGATCGTTTTCCTCAGTTTCTCACTCATTCTCTTTAACGATTAATTTTAATAAACGAGTACCTTCTTCTTTATCGAGTTTCCTACTCTCACAAAACTCCTCAAACAACTCTTTCAGCAACTTGTAGGAAGAGTAATCTTCTATCTCACCGTTGCACTCTTCCACTGATTTCTCAATAGAAGGAGACTTCACCTCAACCTTCACTCCTACCGCTCTCAACGAGTTCAAGTCCAGTGATTTCACGTCCTTCGCCTCCCCCTTCACCTTTATCCTGACGTGCATATCAGTTTCCTTCACTTCTTTCTTCAACTCCTCCAAGAATTTCGGGTCCAGGTCACTCGCATCGTACTCCATGGTATAGTACTGCTTGAACTCTGATAACTCAATGTCGTACTCTCCCGTGTCCTTGATCAACGTGTAACCCTTGTTAGGGTTCTCACCGAAATTCTTCTGACGTATGGAAGGACAATGGATAATTGACGCAGTGATCTCCTGATAATCATGGTAGTGTCCTAAGAACACCGCCTTGAAATCACTTAGCATACCCGGTTTGATACTGTTCTCAACCTTAGAACCGTCATTGTTCACAGATCCCGTCAAGGCCTGATGAGACATTAAGATCGTGTCTCCTTTTCTCAAGCCCCGTGCCTCTAAGAACTTACTTGCCTCCTCCAGCCTTTCCAACCACTCATCTTCTGAGTAGAACGGTATCAACAGGACGTGAGTATTAGTACCCTCAAAATTCTCAAGTACCTTGAACTCCTCAACTAACGAGAAGTAGGGGCGGTTCTTAAACGGTGAGAGGAAAGAGCGGTATCCCCTGTAATCTGTCTTATCATGGTTCCCGGGGACACAGATCAAGTACATATTATTCACCTCAAGGTACTCTAGGATAGAAGTGAACGTGTTCAAAACACGTTCACTCTGTTTTTGCCTACTGTCGAAAACGTCACCCAAGCAGAAAATTTTACTCAACCCTTCTCTCTTCGCTATCTCTACTTGTTTTAACACCAATTCGTACACCTCACTTTGGTTAGACTCATCAATATGCCAGTCTGTTGAGATTACACCTATCGTTTTCATATCGTAGTACTGTTTTTATTTTCTTTTTAACTTCGCAAGTCTCTCTTGCATTTTTCTTCTCTTCTCTGCTGCGTCTTCTACTTCTTCAGCCGGTTTCTCTTTTTCTTCTTTCTCCCAAGGTAAGTCATCTTTCACCTTAACGGGTTCCCTTCTAATAGGTTCTGCTGCCGGGATTTCCTCCTCTTCTTCAGTGTCTCTCACTTCTTCCGGTTCTTCAGGTGCCTCTGTTTCCTGAGCAACGATCATCTCTCTAATTAACTCATCAGGCATAGACGCTATAACCTTAATAGGGTAGCCCTTCTCCTTGATGTACTTCTTCATCTCGTCCCTGGTCATTGCGTTCACATCAGCGACTCCTTCCTCCGTGGGACCGAACGGTAGATCCTTGTCACCTTCAGGAGTCGTGTCATCCTCTGGGTAGTAAGAATCAATGGTCGCCACTATTTCTAAGAACTCATCGTTCTCGAAGGTGTGGTAGCCGTTCTTCTCATCGAAACGTTTCAGTGCCTCAAAGGCTCTTTCAAAGTCTGATCTCTTATAGGAGTTCCGGAATTGCTTAGAGAGTGGTTCCATCTCATCCAACTTCATCAATACTGCGTCAGGTACTTTCTGAGATATTAAGAACTCATCGTACTGCTTCGCAACGTCACCTCCTGGGCGTGGACGGAATTCCGGTTTGGAGAACACGTTCACCCACTTACCGTCCTGCTTTATCCTCTTAATGATGAACTGCGACCCCTCGTCTGGATCTGAGAAAAGGTCTGTTTGAATAGGCTCATCACTCTCTTCCACGATGTTCAGTTTCTCAAGTTCCTTCTTGTCACTGTCCCACAATTCCAAGCGTCCCAAAGTCTCAGGCTTAATCTCTCCTTTCGTTGCGTAGCAAACGTAGGAGGAACTGATAAGGATCCCTTGGTTCCACTTCCCGTCCTTCGACCTCCACCCGAGAAGGGGAGACAATTTTTTCCGGGCTTCCTCTTTGTCCTGAATCTCTTCGTACACCTTCCTCCGAGTGAACTCAATGTACTTATCCACGATGTCCATCTCAGTACCACCATGAATACGTGAATCGAAAATAGGGCGCCTAGACCAAACGTAAGTCCCCTTGCCTTTGCCTTCACTGTCCTTCTCTTCTACCTTACACTCTAACCAATAAACTGCCTTGGGCTGCAAGGAGGGTGCGTCCGGACCGTCATCTGGGTGTGGAGGCATCATCCTGAAATAGTTATAACCTTCGTCTATCGTGTGATAATCCCCACGACTGGATTCTGACCTATTCAAGCTGTTAAGCTCTTTAGTCACTTTTTGGTTCGCCTCAACTCTCGCTGCCTTGAACCGTTCTCTGTTGTAAGCCATGTTACTTTAAAGTTTTTCGTTGAATTTTTTAACTAGAAAAGTGTTGACTCTTCTCTCTAAGATACCTTTCGCAAACTCTTCTGGAGTCACTCCCTTCATGAGAACTGACAACTTCTTGTCCTTGGACTGGACGGCCCAATACAAGGCATCAATGTAATTACAATTCTTTTTCAACTGGAGTAACCTCTTCCGCTTTTGCATCACCTCGGGGTGCGTGTTCAAGTGATCTTCACAGTCATCAACTGTAGGTTTTTTCTCGCCCATAGCGATCTTTGACTTGATGTACTGTTGCCTTACTTGGCTCTCAAACACCTGGCAGTCCAACTTGTACTCCTCGTACTCGTTATCCACGTCTGCCTTAAGTAGACCAACTCTGTTATAAAGGGAGGAAACGGTCACGATCTCACCGAAAAGGTTATCATACTGAATCTGTGTCACCTCATCAATCTCGATGTCCGAATCCCAATCACTACCCTTTAGAACAATGATTTTCCCACCTACTGGGATCTTGATTAAATCTTCACTCATCTGGTTAATTTCTCATAATGTTTCTACTTTTAAAGGCCTCATCAGCCCTAACCCTGTTATTTATTTTCTACTCTGTAAAAATATAAAATTTATATGTCTCATCCAAATTTTTATCCTAAAATTTGCACCATAAAATTATCATCAGCTTGAAGTATATTCTGCTTCCTATACTCATCCCACGTGACACGTCCCGTGGTTATCAAGATCTGGCCTACCTTCTCTTCTATCTTCAAGTCCTCTACCTTCTGGTACTGCTCAGACCAAATGTACAACCAAACGTACTCATAGTTCTGCTCAATCTGCACTCTCATCCAGTTCCCCTTCTTCTTCGCCTTTCTCACTTCTGCAGAAACGATCACTCCCCCTGTTATCACGTTGTACCGAGAACGGTTCCCATAACCGTAGGAGGGTTCGTTAGAGACATCTTGCAACTTGATGTCCTTCACATCCATGTACTTACTATCATCCCAGCAACGGTCTGAGAGAGTGCGAATGATCTCCCTATAATCGAAGAACGCCAAAGATGATACTCTCTTCTGCTGTAGCAACCACCACCAGTCATCGTATAGGTGGGAGCTTTTCTGAATCTCCTCAAACCAATCTACCTTATTCTTCTCAATCTTCACCTTCGCCAGTTCCCGGTACTTCTTAATGATGTTCCTCCTTTGAGCGGGGAACTTGATGCCTTCCAAGGAATCGAAGGCTCCAGAAAGGATTAAATTCTCCATCACTGACTTATTCGCCTTCCTCTTCTCAACACGTTCCATGAACTCCTCCAAGGAGAAGAATTCCCCGTTGGCGTCCCTCTCTTCAAAGATCGCCTTCACTGACGCCTCTCCGCATTGCTTAACCTTAGTTATAGACCAGATGATACTTTGCGTGTTGAAATCAGCGAAGAAATCAAGTCGTGACTTATTGATGTCAGGAGGTAGTATCTTAATGTTACCTGATGAACCGATCTCTGAGATAAAACCGTCTATCCTTTCCTTCGTTGCGAACTGAAGTGCCGTGATCCAGTAGGGAAGTGGATACTTCCACTTGAGGTATTGACACGTGTACCCCGTTATGGCGTAACAAACGGAGTGGGACTTGTTGAATGAATACCCAGAGAACTTAACCATCGTTTCCCATAATTCCTTAATGGTTTTCTCATCGTACCCATTTTCCCTAGCTCCTTTGTACCACTTCTCCTCGTACGATTCAATCAGTTTAAGGTTCAACTTACCCATCGCCTTCCTGATGTCATCCGCTTCTACCAACGTGAAGTTCCCCATCCTCTGGCAAATCTGCATGACCTGCTCTTGGTATATGATCAACGAGTAGGTGTCCTTCGTGATCTCTTCTGTCCCTGGGTAAAATTTAGGCTCCTTCTCACCGTGTTTCAATAACACGTAATCATTATGGAAGTTATTCTCTATAGGACCCGGTCGGTACACTGCAATCATGGCGACTATATCGTTGATGTGGTCCGGTTTCATCGTGACTGAATAACTAGTCAAACCGGAACTTCCCAACTGAAACACGTCTCCATTCTTACCTTCTGAGAACAACTTGAATACTTCAGGACAATCCAAGGGGATGTTGTATATGTCAATGTCCTCACCGTAGTTCTCCCTGACTAGTCGGATGATATTCTTGAACTTGTCCAACTGAGAGATACCTAAAAGGTCTTCCTTTAAGAATCCCGCTTTCTCAAGGTAAACACCCTCCCACTCTGACACTAACATCTTCTGGCCTTTCACCTCACCTTTCCGAATAGGGAGAGTGGTGAAAATAGAATACCCTTCTGGGAGTAGTAACGTGGCGCAGGCGTGTACTGATTTTGACCTCGGTTGCGTGTGACACAATTCCATGGCCTCAATGACACCGGGGTACTCCTCCACGTACTCTTTCAACTCTGGCATCTTCGATGCAGCCTTAAAGAAGAAAGCCCAGGGCTTCTTAAAACCACGACCGTCTGAGTTCTCATCTGATTCCGTCAGGACACCTGACAAGTATTCTACCGTTCCCGGTGATAAGTTGTTCAACTTTGAGAAATCAATGAAGGCCTGCCTCAACTGTAATGATGAGTAGGTACCCACTGAGCAGAAACGGTCCTTCCCGTACTTTTCCTCTATGTAAGTCTTAATCTCTGCCTTTCTCTCTGCCTCGAAGTCACAGTCCACGTCAGGCAGTGACTTCCCTAAACGCCCTTCGTTCAAGAACCTCTCGAAAAGTAAACCGTATTCAAGTGGGTCTACTTGAACTAAACCGATTAAGTAAGAAACCAAGCATCCCGCTGCAGAACCACGTCCCAGTCCTACTAATATGTCATTCTTCTTACAGAAATTCGCAACGTCCCACAAGATCAAGAAGTAATCAATGAACCCTCCTTTCTGGATTACTTTCATCTCAGTGTCTAACCGATCCAAGTACTGATCAACTTCTTTCCCCTTTTCTATCACTTTCTTTTCCAGACCTTCCTGAATCAATGCGTAGAATAGGTCCTCTGGAGTCTCATAAAGTTCTGCCTCATCAGGGTTCATCTGATACCTCGGTAGGTGGAACACTCCTGTAGGGATCTGGTAGTTACACCTTTCCGCCACTTCTTCAAGGTTGGCAATAGCCATCACCAGCATATCCTCTGCCTTCTCCCCTTTAATCAGCGGGTCCAACTCTTCCATGATCGTCAAGTCATCTTTGAAGAATTGGTTCACCGAAGCCTTCTCTCTGACTTTCAGCAAAGAATTAAGGATAGGCTTTATGATGTGATCATCAGCGTCCAAGTAGTAGGCGTCTGTTATGAGTATAGGCTGAATCTTACCGTCTTTCATGTAGGCGAGAGTATTGAGAAGGAAATCTTTGTCTGACTCATCGTTCGTGTACTCTACGCTATCCAGCTGAAAGTAGCAACCGTCCTTGAAATAATCCATGTACATCTCTACCCTGTCTTGATCGTAAGGGTATGACGCAGGAGGGAAAACGCAAACAAGTCCTTCTGTCAATTCAAGAAGGCGCTCTTCCGTGATATACTGAGAAGGGTTATTAACGTTGATCTCACAGTTTACCAGCAACAAGTTCTCCCACCCCTTCTTACAAGTTGCGTAAAGTTTAAGGTCTACTAAGGTGTCATCATCAATTAACACCGTCACCGTTTCTCCTAATATCGACTTAATACCTTCGTCTTGACACGCTATCTGAAACGATATAGAACCGCCTAGGGTGTTCTTCTCACAGATGCCCATCGTGGGTGTCTTCAAGAATTTACCCTTCAGGCACCAGTCTGAATAGTCCCGACTACCGTTCTCTATCTCATACTCTCCATGCACGCCTAAAAACGGTAAATTAGGGGTTGTCAAACTGCACTCACCTAAATATTTTAACGGTATAATCTCAACCTCTCTCAATTTTTTAACAGGGCAGTAATAGTATTTCCTTCCCCAAGGGAACATGACTCTATCGACCTCTTTTACCTGTATCTCTTCATCGAAATCTAGGAGGAAGTGAAACTTCTCATCAAACATGAGTCCGTCCTTCTCCTGTATCAGTAGGTATTTCTTATCTCCAAACTGATACACGTTATCACCTAAATCAAGTGGTACCAGGTTATTGTCCTCGCACCACTTCTCAAAACTAACGTACATACTCTATCGGGTCTTTCAGTTGATTCTTTTCAAACGCCTCCAGCCTTTCCCTGCAACTACCACATTCACCACAGGACCGCCCTTCTGCATCGGGAGAATAGCAAGTATGAGTATTCTTAAGTACCCCTATTGACTCACCAGGCGTCAAGCCTAACTTCCACATACTTTCGGATCCCTTCTCTAAAACACCTGCCTTGTCAAGGTGGTTAAAGGGCGCCTGATAATCAATCAAGTCAGAATCCCAGTTGGACACCTTGAAAGCGTGTTCACACGCCAGGCGTGATTCCTCAGTACAATCTGGATAAATCGTGTGATCACCTGAGTGTAACCCTAAGAAGATAGTGACTGGACCTCTGTCAAGTTTCGCCCATGATAGGGCTTTCCCGTAAAGAATGGAAGCGAAAATCACGTTTCTATTCTCAACTACCGTTGACTTCATGTTCTCATCCTTATAATCTCCTTTAGGGATTTCTGCACCGTGAGAGGAAAGAGAAGAAACGGAGGTATCAAAGCAATCAGTCAAGTCTATCACTTGATGTGTCACTAAAAAACCTTTCGATTGAAAAAGTTTAAAGTTTTCCTTCACCTTCTCCAACTCGATAGAATGTTTCTGCCCGTACTTGAACGAATAAGTTTTAACCATGTACCCTTCCGCTAGAAGGTGTAACAATAGGCAGGTTGAATCCAATCCACCTGACCAACTCAATATAGCTCTTTTCATAATATAGCCTCCGCTTCTTCTTCTGTCATAATTAAATCCCCGTAAATTATCAAGGCTTGATCCAGTATGAAAAGCCGTTCTTGCTCATGATACCTACAGAGTAAATCAGTCAATACTTTCAAGTTCTTATTCTCCTCACCCGTGAATAACTCATACCAGGACTGCAACTTTATCAATGACATCAAGTCATCTTCTTGATCTTCCAAGGTACGATCATGGCAAGTCCCCATCTTACACTTAATAGGTCCCCCTAACTCTGATGTCATACTCGCCTTGTCTCGGTACTCTGCCTTCCCTAAGCACGTGTAGGAAAACTCCTTGAGGTCAAACTCTTTCAACTTCCGGACCTTATTCAACTCAAAACGGCAAGAAAAAGGTCGATTCTCATGAATCACGCAACCACCACTGTGGTAACAATCACACCTCTTACCCTCCGTGTTCTTATGAGTGTAAACTTCAGCCTTCTCCTTCCTATCAGTGTCAATCAACCGTCTCTCAAAAAGTAAAGAATTCCCTGGATCCGTCTTCTTCATCCTCTCATACTCTTTAGGGAGGAGGTCTAACGTGAAATCAAGGCAGCATCCACCACAGTGAAACGGGCAGGAGAAATGGGTAGTGAAAGAAGGAAGGACGACTAGCATATCTTCCTTCAATTCTTCCACGTATCCTCTTATTTTAGTAGTAGAATCCTTCTGATACATTACTGCCGTATTGTTCTAAGTGATAACTGATCAGGAGAAAGTAATCTCAAAGAAAGGAGGTTCAAGACAGAAATATCAGAAGCCCTCATAGGATTAATGTCTATACCACCCCTTCTCGTGTAACAAGCGAAAACGCCTAAATCTCTAGGATGGAACGTCTCAAGCAGTCTCATGTACACGGTTTCCACTATCTCTTCATGGAAATGGCACTCATTCCTCAAAGAGATGATGTACTTATACAATGAATCAAAAGTGGGCACATCTCCTCCTTTCATGTAGATGAAAAGGTCTCCCCAATCTGGTTGTCCAGTCACCTTGCACCTACTTCTAAGTGAAGTACTATGCACGAAGAAAGGCTCATTAGAAGGCTTTCTATCAAGAAGGCCTGGATTCTCCTTTTCAAACTCATTGATAGTGACTTCTTTAGAGATCAAGTTCTCAAGAAGTGGGTACCTTGAATCACTTAAAAGGAGATTGCTCATGTTATAGCTCAACGGGAAAGCAGACACAACAACATGACACTCGAGTAATTTAGTGAGGTCATCCCCAACCACCTTAAGGACACTCATAGGTGAGACGAACATAGTTTGGTTAAGGGAGTTAAGGTACAGTTTCAAAGATTTGCTCTCAACGATATACTCAGAGGAGGCTGGATAACAGATCTTCAAGATGAAATTCTGTGGTTTACCACAAGGGTCTAACCAAGAAACTTCATAGCAATGCCAGATATCCATCCCGAAAAACGGCATAGAAAAACGAGAGCCTATTATATTCTTTCGGTTGTCTAACCTCGCTTCCTTTCTCAGCAGGGAAGGATCATACACGAACTTATTTTCTACCTTCTTCCCTAAAACTCTATCATTATTTTCTCCTTGTGCTACCATAATTTATTCAATAAATGTTCTAAAAATCTTCATATTTTCACGTATAACAGCCAACTGTTCTGGACTCACGTTATCAGTCCACATGACATCTTTCACGGGTTTTGGAACTTTGCTATCTAAACCGTAACTACCGTAGGTAATGCCTTCTAAACCGTGCATGATAGGTGAAGAAGAATCCACGGACTTAATAGACGTGCAATACCTGTAGTAGAGTAATTCTTGAGGCAACGCCAGCCCTAAAAGGTGAATAGGAACGTTAGGATCGAAGAACCGTTCTCTCATTAAGAGGTTCAAGAACTGAATCCTACCGTACATCCAAACGTGCTCTTTCGGTAACCAAATACCCTTCTGATTGAAATATTCAGAATAGGCTTCACAGTTAAAAGAGATAGCTATCTTATCACAATAGGGTAAGAGACCCTTGTAACATTCCATCATGTCACCGAACGTCTTGCCTTGTACTACTCCTATTGAAGTTCTATCCAACTTGTAACCGGAACTGAGTTTCCTCCATTTCTCCACGTTTTCCAAGGTCCCCTCCATGTCATCAAGTACATCTGGTATGATGTACTCAGTAGGTCTCAGTTGAACGACCCATTCCAAGAACTTTTCCATATCAAAAGCCTTGCCTAACTCAAAGATAGAGTTATCAAGTATAACGGTTCTACCCATGTTCAATGAATCAACGAAAAAATCGTAGTACTCTTTACCGTGAGCAGGGTCCTCAAACAGGTGAACTAAAGCGTAATCGTAATCAGTGCGCCTCCTCACCCAGTCCATAAGGTGAAGAGGAGCTTCATGAGCGACTATCATTTCTTTAAGTCCTTTACTTGTTCTGATATTTTCTGCTGTGCCCGAATCAAGTCATAGGTGTATGTCGGGTCTGCTACTTTCAAGTTCACGATCTCTGACTTATCAAGTCCTAAATCCCATAGGTCAATGATGACACGTTTCTTTTGAGTACCGTTCTTCAAGATTTCCAACACCTGATCAATCTTCTTCTGTGACTGAACACTGAAAATAGCCTTCAGTTCCTCTTCAGTAGGTTGAGGGATAGCTGCCACCTTTCTCGGTGTAGCTTCTGCCTTTTTCTCCACTTTCGGTTTTTCTTCTACAGATTCTACCGGTTTCTCTGTCGGGTCTGCTATTTTCTCTTCTTTCTTTACCGATTCCTTAACTTTCGTTTTCCCTTTCTTCTCTGCCTTCTTTTCCTCATTTCTCTTCTTCAACTCCTTGGCGAGTTCCAAGAACCCTTCTACCTGTTCCTTCGTGAGGTCTTCTGTCTCCTTAGGATCATCACCCATCAAGTCCCCGGCCTTCAACTTAATATCGTCATACTCACACTCACAGATTTCCTCGATCGCTTTATCAACGATTTCCACTGTCTTCGGGTCTAACTTCGTAGACTGTGATTCTCCCTCATTTTCCTCTTCCGGTGCATCCTGACAAGTCCTCATTTCTTGAGTTTCACCCGGCATATCTGCAGGTTGTTCTTCCTTCACTTCTCCTGTTTCCCATTTTGAAACGTCCTGCCCTCTCTGTTTCAATACCTGGATTGCTACCTTTTTGTCTTCTTCACTAAACTGGCCTTTCTCAATCTTGAACTTAATCATGACAGTCGCCATTCTTTTAATAGTTGCCACTTCCATAACGATGTTTCTTTAAAATTAATAACCTAAAAAATTCTTTATTAAACTCATCCTACTCTGCAAATCAGAAGGTAGGTATTTAATTGCAGTTCCTTCCTTCATGCCTTCAGGCAAAAACGAGCAAGTATAGGTGAATAGAGACTGAATGTCCTTCTGGAACTTCTCGTTCATGGAACGGTCCTTCTCCTCTACCAAACCGAATGACGGTTCTAGAATGAAATAGGCGTCCATGAGTTGACTCTCTATTGCGTTCAGTTCCTCCACTAGTTTAATAGTCTCAAGACCTATCTTACCTTGTCTCCCTAAGTACCTAGAATAAACTACCACGTCAAGTATCGAGCGATCACAGATAAGATGCTTCTTCTCGTTCCTGTTCTCAATAAGTCGGGTTAACTGACGTGTTGCGAAAAACACTTGAGACAAGGCGTCACCGTCCTCGTTGATTGATAAACCGTACTTCGCTGTGTCTTTGCCTGAGGCGTTGATGAAAGAGCAATCTTCCTTCAACTGAGGGTCTTCCATCATAGCCTTTACTAAGGTCGTTTTCCCCGTGCAATGAGTTCCTGATAATGATATGATCATCTGTTTTACTTATTAAAGGTTTACTACTGTTATGAACTGGCATTTTGCCCAAACTGTTAAATCATCACTCTTCATGTATTCTTCGTTTTGAGCGATTATCTCCTTCGCTTCCTGTTCCGTGATTTCCTTTCCTTCTAAGTAATACTTTTTCATGATCTTTGATCTTATCTATTTGACTTATTTCGATATACAAATATAAAAATTATATGTCTAACTGCAAAATTTTTCACTACTATTTTTCAAAAAATTTTACCTTTCGTCACCTGATCCTTGCAGTTGATCACGGTTGATTCTATCTTGAATCTTATCCAAACTTATGTCCATAATCTCAGATAGTGAAGATCCTAACTCATTAGTTATAGCAGTTAGATACCAAAGAATATCAGCAATTTCTGACTTCAATAAGTAAAGATTCTTAGGAGTTACATGGCATCTATCATCCCTTACTATCTTCTTAAATTTATCACATAATTCTCCGGTTTCTCCTGTTAATCCTAAACACAAATAAGATAGTTTTGAAAAGAGAGGAGTCATCATTTCATCATCATAAAGAATAATTTCCAATGCTAATTTAGAATACTCTTGTGATAAATCATTTTCTCCCTCAGTTTCTCTCCTTAATTTTCTCATTAACCAAGCTTTCCTTAACTTACAACGAGTTTCTTCCCCTTTTGCTGGGTTTAATCCCCCTAGTCTCTTCCCCTTTTGAGATTCAGACATCTTTTCTCTAGATTTTTCAGAAACAGTTCTCTGTTCCATTTTTCTTCGAACCGAGAGTTTATTCCATGCCTTCTTATTTGACTCAGATATAGACTTCCTATATTCTTCAGTTCGTATTTTTTTCAGGTGTTTTTCTTTAACCTCTGTTCTTTTCATAGGGTTTTTATCTCCTATTAATTTACCCTTATTAGCTTCTGAAATTTTCTTTCTGGTTTCCTTACTATGATTTTTACCAGAAGTTCCCTTACCACCACATAAGTTTAAGCACCAGGGGTCATTTTTATAAAGCTCACCGATTAATTCTTCTTCTCCTTGGAGGAGTTCTTCTGAATTTTTGAAAAACCCTATAATTTCCTTTTTAAAATTTTCAATACCATGTTCCTTATAAAATCTATTTATAACTACTCCACTCCCCATATAATTATCATCCAAGTTGAATGTTTCATGCTTTCCTAGATAATAATAGGGTTTTTCAGGGAGTAAACATGATATTTTATAGACATAATAAAATTTATTATTTTCTCCCACTGTAGGCTTCATTAAAAAATCTATCATATCAGCCCCTTTTTATCATTTGAAAGAATTCCTCCCTGGATTTATCCGTGTTATCAAGGAACGCTCCAGAAAGTTTACTAGTTTTCATCACTGAATGATGTTCAATACCCCTTAATGAGACACAAGTATGGTTCGCCTCAATGAAAATGGCTATACCTTGATTGTTAGGGAGGACCTTTTGCAGGTAGTCATGGATTTGCTGTGTCAGTTGCTCTTGCAACTGAGGACGTCTTGAAAACCAGTCTACTATACGGTTCAACTTCGATAGACCTATCACTTCACCTTGAGGGATGTAAGCTATGTACGCCTTACCGAAGAAAGGCATCATGTGGTGAGAACAAAGTGATTTCACGTCAATGTCACCCTCAAACACGATTCCCGTGTAATCAGAAGGGAAAGTAGTAACCTTAGGCTCTTTAAGGTAAGTACCCTTACACGTTTCCTTCATTAACATTTTCACTACCCTCCTGGGAGTGTCTTCCATATTGGGGTCTTCACACAAGTCATACCCCAAGGCATAAAGAAAATCTTTATAGCATTTCTCTGCCCGTTGTCTCCTTATTTCCATTTCCTCGTCATCCATCTCACCGTTGAATGACTGGCCTGATTTTATTGCCTTCATAATTATACCCCTGTTTTAGTGTCCCATACTGTAACTTGCAATCTATCGGTGAAATTCACGCCTTTCTTAATCGCCAAGTTAATCACCATTTCTCTCTTTTTCTCCAATTCTTCTCTGGTCGCTGCCTCCGGCATCAAGTAAACACGACTAGGATGCTTAATAAACTTCATGAAAGTTTCTTCTACTTCTTCCCAGTCTTCTTCTTTGCCTATGACAAACTTAAAGTAAGAATCTTTATGACTACTAATCTTACTTATCGCACAAAGGTTCATTCTTATTTCTTTATCCACTCCCGAATTACTCAATTTAGGTGAGCAATTTATCGTGTCAACAAGTGTCATCATGAGAGCGGAAGGGACGATCGTTCCCTCTGTTTCAAGTTCTATGAAAGGTAAAAAACCGTACCTACTATGAAAGTCCTTAAGAAAAACTTCTAGACTACTCATTTGTAAGAGGGGGTTTCCTCCCGTGATAACTAGATGTTCACCTCCTTTAAACGCCTCAATAGCACCACCTTCCTCAAGAAGTGAGAATATCTCCCTAAAAGAATACTTCTGTGATTTCTTCCAGATCAACTTCGAATCACAGAAAGAGCAATTCACGTTGCATCCTGCAAGTCGTAAGAAGGTCGCGGGATGCCCTATCCACCGTCCTTCTCCTTGAATCGTTTCACGAAACAGTTCAGACACTTCTAAGTATCTTCCTTGTGAAGGTGCCTCACCTTCAGAAGGCACTTGTCCTGGTTTTATCAATCTCAATGACATAATCAATCTAATTTTACTTGTTGTTCTGCTTCTGGCATATAATATTTCTTACCTTCCATGATCTCCTGGATAAGGCCACGATCTCCCCATGATTCTTCTATAATAGAAGAAGAAGGCACGAACCTTTTAAGAAGTCCTTGAGGATCATTATATCCTTGAACATCGAAAGAATCTGCCTCTGCCCATCCGGTCTCTGTCTCCCATACCCTCACTGATTTCAGTTTTACCATCTTTTCTCCATTCTTGAATACCGTGTTTTTCAGTACTGAATCAATGAGCATAAAAAGTAGGATACTAAGACTTTCTGCCGAAGGAGTAAAAGGCATCATGATCACACGTTCTGAAAACTTAGAAACTGCGTCAATATACTCCTTATTATCACGATCCCATACTAACGTTGAGTGATCGAAGGCATCTAGAACCATGCCTACTTCTCTTTTCAAGAGTCCGAAGTCAAGAACCATTCCACCTCTATCAAGTCCCCGTGAAGTCAAGAACACTTCTACTTTAAAACTGTGACCGTGAATAGAATATTTACACCGTTCAGAGGAACAGTTCCGCACTATGTGGGCTGCCTCAAATTTGAATAATTTTCTTATTACCATTTGTCTCTCTTTTAGACTGTAAAAATATAAAAATTATATGTGATTTCAAAGAATTCTTGTAACTTTATTAAAAGAATAATATTTTTGCTCACCGCAAACTTCTACCAGAACCAAAGATTTACTTAAGTCCGTGTAAATGGTTCTACCCTTCTCAACAGACAAGTCATCCATGATAACAGAAACTTCTGACCCTCTACGGAAATAGTTAATGATGTCAGTTTTCCTACGTTTCAGCCTGTCTTGATTATTCCTGTAAATAAAATTAGGAAGTCCACACTCACCGTAAATCTCACCGTGGAGTTTATCATGAAGTGTCACGGAAGAAAAAATGCTCTCAAAGTTATTCCTCATCGCAATGTCTATGATACACTTTTTCTTTCCTTCCATCTCCCTTTCCTTATAATACTTCTTGTCTCTCTCAGAAGGATAAATCTTATACCTCAATTCTGCAACGATGTACTCACGTTGCAAGTTCTCAAAAAATTCTTTAAAGGAGAGTTCCCTAGTTTTAAATTTACCGTTCATCTTTACTTCAAATTAGTAGTCGCTACCCTATTCACGAAATAATCAAAAGGATCCTTCAAGTTAGAGAAGACTTCTTCAAAGTCTTCCAGGTTCATCTCCCCTGGATCCTTTATGCCTTCTCCTTTATTCTTAGGATCTTTAAAGATAATAATTTCTCCGATTAATACCTCAAAAAATTTCGTCATTTTTAATGACGTTGATTTAACCTGTTGGATTGTCTCTGAATCGTAAAGGAGAATAATTTTCTGTACCCCTTTCTTAAAGATCTTCAGCATTTGCTCGTCTGATAACTTACACCCGAAGGTGAAACAGCATTTGACTTCCTTCTGATCGTTCAGTCCTAGAACCTTATCCGTGTTCGCCTTGTCCATGATACCTTCTACTAGAATAACGGTAACTGTCTCCCCCTCCACTATCTCATCCAAGCCTCCTACTATTTTCTCAAACTCTGTCCCTTTCGAGTTGTCATACCTCAATACTAACTTGCAAAGACCCTTCTTCGCCTTTTCAAGATTTTCTTTATGCCACTCCTTCGATTTTTTACTCCGTGAAAGGTAACCTACTAATCTCCCTTCTTCATATAAGAGGAAGGTAATCTTATCCTTCAACGTAGGCTCAATAGTAGTACCTACATGAAATTGTTCAAATTGAGAAGGAGTCCACCCTCTTCCTTCCAGGTACTCATCACTCATGATCGGTTTAAAGCCTACCGGCTTGCTTATTTCTGGTAATTCTAAGTCCTTATCTTCAAGTCTCGATTCAACGAGGAAGTTTTCTAATTGATCTTTAAACGTGAAGTCTTCGTCTTCTGTCATCAGGAGCAAATCCATTCTCCCTATCTTCTTCAAGAACTTGAAGATTGATCCCTTCTGATCACACCTCATGCAATGAAAACTCCCTGACCCACGATCATTCAAGTAAATACCGAACTTATCTCCTCCACCACCACAGAACGGGCAGGAAAGATTTTTATTATTCATCCAGCCTTTCGCACCGAAAGGGCGAAGGTTAAACTCCTGAATCAGCCTTTCTCTACTTACCTTCATAATCTTCTGGGTATAATTTTATCGTAGTACTCCTATCGTAGAACCTATCATGATCGTAATTAGTGGCCATTCTTATCAGAGTATTACCACGGTAATCCCTAGCCTTGTCAACGTATAGTCTGCCTAAATTCTTATTGTACTCATCACTACTGACGTTCCAAGTGAGAAAATAGGAGAAGGGGTCTACCAGCCCTTTTGCCATTGCCACGTTGTGCCTGGTCATGTACCAATCTACCCTATTGAAATCTTGTGGTGATATGTCATTCACTTGTGAGGCTGTCGCTCCTGAACACTTCAACTCATTGCAGATATTTTTAAAGGCTCTCGCAGATGCCTCTCGCCTCAACTTTTCACCTTCCATTGATGCAGAATACCTCCTACCGTCTCCAGGGTCAAAAAGTTCCAAGTAGTCAAGTATGATTAGGTCAGGTAAGGACCCGTACATCTTAAGGAAATCAAGTGCCCAATTTCTAACGTCCTTCATCGAAGCTGTCCCGAACTCCTCATAAGCATGAACCTTGATCATACCTCCTCTCTGCCTAATATCCTTAATCACCTTGTCCAACTTCTTCATCATCCCAGGGTCGATAGACCCATTCCTGAGATCTCTCTTTAACAAGGCAGTCCAGGTTGCGTCATATCCTAACATACATTCTTGAGCTGTTCCTTCTGCCTGAATATGCAAGACCTTATAACCGAACCTTGCCGCTGACACGCCCCTCCACCTTAGATACTTCGTCTTTCCTGATCCTGATCTACCTAGAAAACAGTCTATCTCCCCTATATCGGGGCAAGAGCCTCCGTGTGTCAGTCTATCTAAAAGGTCTATACCGAAAGGTATCTTCCTTATCTTATTGTCTGAATCCTGAGATTTAATGAATCTCTCTTCATCTCTCTCATAGAAACCTTCAAAGACATCCTGTAGGTAAGAAGAATCATTTTTAACAGAGAAATTGACTATCTCTTGTGATTCTTTGGCCTGAAGTTCTATCGCCCCTTTCTGGTCTCCGTTGTTGTACATTTCCGCTATGTCAGAGTACAACTTCTGAAACCTTACTCTTTTTATGTACTCCTCCAAGGTGCCTAGCACCTCTTCCTTATCCGGTATCTTCATGTTGACAACACGGTCAAGGATCTCATATACCTCAGGTTTCTGGTTGTTCTGTGTCAGCATACCGATAGAAGGGAGTTTACCTGTACTACCGAAATACTCCTTAATTGCCTTAAGTATTATCTTATACCCCTTCATGTCAACAGGGATATAACTATACTCTAAATGCGTGCAGACAACCTCACAAATATCTTTTTTAAGTAGGCATAACTTGAAAACTTCGTCCAAGAAATGCGAAGAAAATTGCTCGTAATTTTGTGCCATTTTACCGATTTTAACTACCTACTGTACTTATTCTAAACGTGTTGTTAATATATTTCAAGCCTTTGTTTGCGAAAAGGAAGGCCATTCCCGTGTCATCATGCTCTGATACTGATTCAAGAGTTCCCTTCGTGTCATCGAAAGCTATTGAGTTCAACTCAGAGCAGAGAAGGTTCGTTTTCTCTATTGAGTTCTCATCACCACGGGGAAAACGGTAAATACCTCTCTCAAAAGTAACAGCCAAGGAAGGCAGGCCTTCATATAGGTCTTTCTTCGTGTGCGCAGTCGTTGTCTCCTGAATTATGTTCGTGATTCCCGCTTCTTGCGCCAACTCAGACATCACCCTTTGGAACCCGTTCACCTCCATGATGATGTTATCAGGCATGAAGGCAGAGTTTAACCTTTGCAAAGTAGCTATCTGCTCATTATACGATGCACCGTGAAGTCTAGTCAAGTTCATCAAGTGGATTAACCCTAAAGAGTCTTGCCCCAAAACTATCATAACGGTATAGTCCGCTCCCGTGTTCGCTGATAGGGCAAGGTCAACACCTATTGATACCTTCACCATGGGAACGGGGTAAGACATACGATTTTCTACTAGCCTAAAATCCTTCATGTTGATGAAGGCCTTATTTAAGATTTCCCACGGGAAAATAGAAGTACTGTCTGAGATCGGCCTCACCAAGATTTCTCTTGAGAAAATCATTGATCCCAGAGAAATTCTCTTATTCTTCAAAGCCTCGAAGTCGTACCTATTCCTCCAAAGGAGATGACCATCAGGGAAAACAGCTGGATACTCAAAAACTGCCCACTGAGGGTCTTCTTTAAGTGTTGCGTAAAGGTCTTTCTCATGGAAAGGAGTTCCTACTACTAAGCATTGTCCTTGTGGTAGTAGCATATTCATCACCTCAGCGTTAAACACCTCAACGAACTTATCTCTCTGCTCTTTTGAGTACATCGCTGACTTGTCCAAGAAATCATCACAGATAATCCAGCCTGGGTGAGGACCACGGTTTGAAGTACGGAAAGAAGACAAGGTCATTTCTGCCCCGTTCTTACATACTAACGATTCAGATCCCCATCCTGAAGTGTTATACCCAGGGAATAGTCTCTCACGAAGTATAGGGTTCTGCTCGGCTTCTTCCCTTACCTTCTTAATCAACTTCTTCGCCAGTTTGTACTCATTCGTGATAAGCATACCTTCTTTATAGAACTTAATATCAGGTGGATACGACCTTAAAGCCGTGTCACGATGATACCTATACAGCCTCCACAAAGGGTAAGCGAAGGAGCATGAAAACGACTTAGAATGGTCACGGGCAGCGATCAAGCAAAGTAGTCTATACAACTGAATCATGGAAAACCACTCCACGTTGTGCCAGTTCATCTCAAACTCTGTTAAGACAGAATGCACGAAGTAATTTAAGTTTTCCTCCCTAAGGAATTCCTCAAACCCTGATTGTATGGCTGGAAAGTCAGTTAGAAGGGATTTCCCTTCATACTTCTTTAAGTTAATAACGTTGAACGTTTCCTCCATCATCACATCCAGCAACGCCTCTGTATCACTACCATACCCCTTTAACAACTCCTCCAAGCACTTGTCATCAAGGGTATTTATCATTTGCCTTTGCTGATCAAGTAATATCTCGGTTTCTGTTAAAGTCAAAGAATTTAAGAAATCCATACGTGTACTACTCCTTTCTAAAATCCATAACTGAATCCTGTCCTAAACCGCTGTTTTTCTTCTTTCTGGCCTATCCCACCTTTACCTCTCAAGTTCTCCAAGAAATACCTCACCAACTTATGATTCGCCCTAGTATCAAACAAGGCCCGGTGAGCGTTAGTAAGGTCAATACCAACCTCCGTGAGACAGTCCCCTAACGTGTATCCTGATAGGTTAGAAAAGGTCTGGCGTGCCCACTTCATCGTGTCTATGGTGAAATCCAAGTTCGTGATTTTCTCAAGGTCTACTCCATGCAACGATAGGAAGTTGTCTAATATCGGGATGTCAAAGGCATCTATGTTATGTCCTCCTAAAATCGGTTTCCTACTTGTCTTCCCGTCTTTGTAGAAATGTTTCTTGAAGAATGCCTCAACTTCTTTCGCCACGACATCAGAAGGTTTCCCTTGTTCTCGACACATTTCTAATGTTATGTGGGAAGCGTTTAACGCTGGTTGCTCATAGAACTTCTCTTCAACGTAGGGTATTATCATGGAAGTATACTCCTCCGTGTCGTTTAACTCAGGATCCATGACACAGATAGCAATCTCAGTGATTGGAGGCAGAGGCTTGTTCTTCGTGATCAGACCTCCTGTTTCCAAGTCAAACGTAGCGTAATTATTTTTCCAACTCATCTTCTTTCTTCTTTCTAACGATTAGTCTATACAACTTAACTCCTTGTACCGTTTCCAACTTAAAAGGCACGATGTCAATTGATCCTAAATACCTAGGCAAGTACCCACGCTTTATGTACGCCTGAACATCAGAAACCGTGAAGTCTTTACCGTTTACCTTCCTACCCTTAAACTCCTTATTCAAGAAGTCCCTTAAACCTGTCAAGGTATAGGAAGCCGTTTTCTCTTTTTTCTCCGTCATTTCCTTCTATTATTTTAATTTGATTATCCCTAATATAGCAAGCTTATCGTTTATCAGCCTGAATACCTTATCACGTTCTTCCACGGTATCAAACTTGAAAACAGTGTTCGCATGAGTTATTATGTGACTGTCTGACCTATTCATGAGTATCGTGTAGTAATAATCTCCCGTTTCATAATCTATCTTTTCCTCTTTTTCCAACGAGGAAATCTTATGAGCCAAGTAGTAATTACCGCAAATCTCAATGTATTTAGTTACACTTTTAGGCCTCCTGCAGGCTTCTTCCATCTCCTGCATTTCTTCTTCCCCTGTTCCCGTGTTCCACTCAAGCAATAGTTCCTCAAGTTCATTTTCTGGAAGTAGACCACGTGAGTAATCATCCAAAAAAGTAGGGATTGATTCGATACCTAATTTTAAGAATGCCAATCTCAATTCTTTAATTATCCCTGCGTTCATATAGACCCTTTCTCTTATTATACATTTCCTTACTTCCATGATCTAGGCAGTGGTGACACTCTGCACAATGCAATTTCACGTTTGCCTTTTCTAACCTTTTCTTCCCACCGTTCAAACTCTTCGCCTCAACGTGTGCAAACATGAAGGCGTGTGGTACTTCCCCCAAGTAGACACCACAATTAGTGCAGAAGTGTTCTCTTTCTTCCCATATTTCAAGGAACATTTCCCTCTCCCCTGTTGCCTTCGGTTTATAAACATACCTTTTAGTCTTGACGGGTTTAGCCACCTGCCTTTCCCTGTAAACTTGAATCCTGTCCTTCCCTCCATGATTTTTCTTATAAACACAATCAGGACAAAGTTGTAACGTCTTGTTCTGAATGAATGTCTTTTTCCCACAACCCTTACAGATTCCTTTCTCCATCCCTACACGTTTTACTAAATTTACACCTGTTACATGAAAGTGAATGAGGGTCATACTTAGAATTCAATAGGCAGTTCACGTACCCTTCTTCCGTGTTGTAGAAACGTTTCCTTTCCTCTTCCCAAACTTCACTAAAATCTGCACCAAAATACTTCATAGGTCTTGCTATCTCCATCCTACCTAAAAAATCATCAACGAAGAAAGACCAATTTTCTCCCCTCTCTTCCCATCTTTTCAGTGCCTTCTCCCCGAAGATCCAAGAAGAAGGGTACTGCCCCCTTCGCCTGATGTGTTTCTTCTCTCCCCAATAGCAAAACTGAAACGAAACGTAATCCCAAGCAAATTGCTCACCTAAGGGGACTAGGTCCATTTTCTTACCCAGTCTCCTCAAGAATGAGTCAATATCTTTCTCGTTAAACTCAAGTTCATTGAAAGTAGACAATTTCCTCAAGAAAAACAAATATACTCGTTTTAATTCATCTTTCATGAGGCAAATATAATAATTATATTTCCAAGATCCAAATATAAATCTTATATTTTTTTCGCAACAAGTTCTCCCACCTCATTTATACTTAAATCCACGTCATAAGGGGAAATCGCTATTAACTGACCGTCTGCGTTCACGTCAAAGACATAATCATCCTTTTCAGCCCGTGTGTTGATGACAAGTTCTCCTTGCCCCGTGTCAAGGTACTCTACTACCTTCGTGTCTTCTTGCGTGATAACTGGCTGAATAGAGAACCCGTCTAAAGGATCGACTATACTCGTCATCACTCCGTTCTTCTCCTTCACGACAAAGTTGGAATGCAAAAGAAATTCTCTACTCTGTGGCATAATCAAATCAATTCAAAATCAATACACATTTTCACCACTTCCTCGGTAGGAAGCTTATCATTTAAATGCTCATACAAGAAGTCACACTGAGTTCTTTTCTGTAAGTACTCTGAATCAGAGTTCAAGGTTCTCTCTACCCAGATACCGTACATTTCTCCAGGTTTCATGTTAGGAATGGATATTGCCTCTTCTTCTCCTGTAACATCGTAGAACTCAGAGTAAACAGGCTTAGACGAAGGAGAAACGATATTCTCCATCTGACCGTTAGAAGTTAGTTTAACTACCCCTACCCTAAATTTCCCGTAATCGTTAGGATCCTGTTCCATCCACAACTTAACCTGATCTGCTTCTTGATCGAAAGTGTTTTTCAGTATCAAACCGATATATTGCGGGACATTGTTCTGAATCGTGTACTCCGTGATTTCAGAGAACAGGTTATCAAACGACTCGTTAGGCACAGGGGAACTTGAGCAGAACCCACCCAGTGATAGAGTGGGTTTCTGTTGGGGATCGCCCTCTTTTGAAATAACAGTATAGTAAAGTCTCATAGTTTATTATATTACCTCTCCATTAATGGTATCAAGCTTCCTTCCTATCTCTCCGATCTGATCACTCAATTCTCCTACTTCGTCTCTTAAGGTGTTGACATTTTGGTTTAACTGAGTGAAATTTTGGTCTAGTTGTGACACCTTCTGATTCATTTGAGAGATATTCTCTGTCACGTACTGTTCCAGTTCTGGAATAGGCAGGATCGTTTTAACGGTTGACCCGGTAATGTTCGTGATTACAAGTTCTCCCGTGTCCTCTATGTACTCAACCTTCTTCACTCCTGACGCTTCAGACGCAATGATCAGTCTAGAATCTTCATTCTGACTAGGGTTAAAGGTAGGAGTAGATCCTGACCACGTGATAGTTCCTATCTGAAATTGTGTTGTCTCATTGAACGGTTGAGAAGAGGTAACCAACTTATAAGAATTGTACAAGTAAGGCAACCCTGAAGAAATAACGTAGGGTGAGAAAGTTCCTACTACACCGAAATTCACGTTAGCAATGTTAGTGACATTCTCTCCTACTACCGTCATTGAAGTATCACTTGAGACGTTCCCTATCCCGAAAATTCTATCCGTACCATCAAGTAGTATCAATCGGTTCGCCTTGTCTCCCGTCCTAAAAATCTTCGTGAACTCGGTTCCTACTCCACTCACCGTACCGTCAGAAAGTATGGAGATAGTCCCCTCCTCCACTGATTCCGCCATGAATTCTAAGCCCACGTAAATAGTAGTGGGAGCAGTGAACCCTAGTGGTGCTGTCTTTTGCCTATTGAAGAATAAGATCCTCTCTTGCGTGTCAAAACCGAAAATTCCCTTCTGGCCGTTCAAAGTTATCGTTTTCCTCGTGTTATCTATCGTTAGGTTCCACTTCTGGAATACCTCAAACAAACCTTTGGAACCGAACTTCTTCAGGATAGAGAGTGTGTTCCCTTGCATGAAGTCCTGTTGCCTATCGAGTTCCTCTTTACCCAGGAATAACCCCTCCTGGAAGTCCAAATTACCATTTTTCATACTATTGTCAAATTTAAGTTCATTGAGTACGGGATCAGGGTTTCTTTGATAATCTTCTCGATCTCCTCATCCGTGTACCTCAAACTCTTTTTCTCCACTACTAAAAGCATTTCCTCCCTGTACACCATGAAGAAATCCATGTTCACTAATACCCTATACTTGTAGTTCCATAAATACATATCCTTATCACATGACACGATAGGAAGCATCTTTATGTAACTATCATTGTCAAACTGCATATTCTTCCCTATCCCGATATTGAAATCAGGTTTAAAATTCTCCACGTCTTCACCGAACACGTAAGAATCAATCTCATACACCCCAGCCTTAGGGAGAGTGATCGTTTTGCTCTCCGTGAAGAATTTAGTAGTGGAAACGTTGATACTATCGAAGAACTTCACTCCTAACTTCACCTTAGTGTTCGGTTGGGTCGTGACAATACAGGTGGTCATCTTATACGACAACTTAGAATTCACTAAAACTGCCTTGTCTATATTCTCATGATTAATGTCTCCTAAACCGTTGTCCATGCCCACGGACCCTAAAAACTTGAAGGCGGGTACTTGTTTCCCTTTCACCTCTACAGGGAGGTATGAGACAGTACCAGTGACAGGGTACAGACTAGGATCTGTGATACCTACTGTAGATTCATACGCCTTAATGAAGTTTATATCTACATCATTAATCCCGTACAAGGGGCTCTTATAATCCACTATCCAGCCTTGAGACTCAGATGATAGAACTGCCTTGATGATGTCATCTTCCCAAGTTAGTCCTAAAAGCCTCATTAACTCACCTTTGATCAAGATGTCTCCTTGATAATTAGGAGGGAGTTCTCTATCCGTGTCAAATATTGATAGGGATCCTCTTTTCATGATCTCATCGTAATGGTAATTACAAAGGTAGAATAACTCTGCCAGGTCATTGTCTTCTGACGTGTAGATCCCTCTCTGCTCAACGTATTTCTTTAAAAGATCCGTATGATGCAGTATGTTTTCAAAAACCTTAGAATAAGTGCTATTCAGGGCGTACAAGTATATGACACTCCACCAAAAATTAATGTAATCCTCATCATCCCAGTTCAAGTTCTGATCACGTTCTAAATACCTAGGCACGATTCCCCTCTTATATACTTTCTCAAGTATATTCATAGCGTACTTGATAGAATCTTGATTATGATAAGGGAAGTAGTTCTTATAGAACATCTTTTCATAAATCTTAGGTACTGCTGGCTTTTCATACATGAAAAGGAATTCCGCTGACTTAAAGTACAAGACTTGAGGAGATTTGCCTACCCTATGATACCTATACTCTATTAAGAACACGTGGTTCTTCTTTACTTCCAGACCTTGCAAGGCCTGTCCTCTTTCCCACCTAGTCCACTCACCCCAGTTCAAACCGTCAAGGGTGCAACGGTACCATCTCTCAAAATATATATTTTCCGTCTCATTGACTGTAGTGTCTTGTATCTCCAAGGCAGAACTCATCCCCAACAACGGTTGATCAGTCCTCAAGGTAATGATGTCACCGTCTTCGGTCGCCTGAATAACAGAGGTTAACTTACCCCCTATACTTATTTCTGTGATTCCTACCATAAGATGTATCTTTTACTCCTTAAATATAATAATTATTTTTGAGAATACCTTACTAACTCCAAAAAATTGTAGCACCAGAGGTAGTATTCACAGCAGTTCCTTTCTTGAACCAAGCGTCAATAAGGTCTGCTAACTTCTTAGCACAAGCCTCAGAAGTACCGTTATTCAACCCTATCGTTTCAACCTGTTTCACTCCTACTTCTGTAGGAGAAGGTGTCCCAGTGAAGGCAGGAAGCATACCTGGTGCTAATGCAACCCCATAAGCTACTATCGCTTTGTCTAACACGTCTAAGTCATTAACTGTCTTCATCGTTGACAAGACGGAGATAAAAGCTGCCTTCGCCGCTGATGAAGAAGTAGAAGTAGGCGCCACCTTTGAACCGTAAGAATCTACTACTGATGCCCACCTTTGAACTGCCTCTTCAAACGTCTCAGGAAACCCTTTGAAAGAAGAGTACTTCTCATCGAATATCTCTCGAAAGCCTGTCTCTAACGTCCCCTTAACTAATGTCATTCCAGTTCTACTTTTTCTGATAATATGTTTACTAACTTACCCTGTATTTGCTGTAAACTCTGCACGATGTCAGGCAAAGGGATCCCTGAAGGCCCCATCGCTGTTTGCACCCTAAACTGTTTCAGCACGTTTATCAATGGGTCCAAGATCTCATCTTTCAAAGTGTTCCCTAACACCGCTTGCTCATAATTGTCAATCCCCAGGGAAATCTTCGTTTTACTTAAGAGAGAGGTTGTCTCATTTATAAGCTGTAACTTTTTATTGAACAGGTAAAGATCATCAGAGATTAATGAGATCTGACCCTTAACTTCCACGGTAAACTTCCCACTCCTGTCTCTCTGATTCAAAGACACGTAAATTTCACCACCTCGGCCTTCCATGTCTTCCACTGAAACGTGGAGACTTCCCTTCTGACCGTTGCCCGTGATCGTGACTGAATTAAGTCCCTCAGATTTCGTTCTCTTAAACTCTTTATAATGTAATGATAGACATTCTTCATCTTTATTTATCACTGTCAAAACGATAGGGAACTTTTTCTGAGGGTGAAGGCAAAAAATAACACAACTTCCAAAATCTTCACCTTCTTTAGGGAACTCAATCAAGTTCAAGGCATCAACTGAAATCCTCACGTTGTTCACGCTGAATCCACCAAAATCGAGGTACATGGAGACTGTCTCCTTAGCGTAACAGGTGTCTATATATTTTTGCCTGTCAACATCTGGAGGCACGATAATGTATCCTATACCTACTGAGATGTTGCCCTTAACGTATGTCTTCAAATCATTCAGCATATTCTAGTCATTTAAAGTGAGATCATCTGCCCAGACTTGTCCTTCTTTATCAAAGAATTGTTCCCTAGATAAAAAGAACTCAAATACTTCTTTATTCACTAAAATTTCTTTAGTCACTGCCTTCTCCGCTGTCATAAATTGACGCAGAGAATTCTTAATGTTCTCAAGGTCTATGAGGTTAAAGTAGCTCATCAAGGTGCTCCTAATTGTCTTACCTACCACGAAATCTTCAACCATCCCCCTAGAAACAGTCAAAGTAGTTCTACGTGTGACTGATGTCATCCCTACCTGTACTTGATTCATGACCCCCTCAACATAGAACAACTCCCCTGTCTTCTTATACCTAATCCACGATCCTGGTTTAATGCGCCTATCCCCTTTATTCAAGGTTATCGTCCCCTTACGTGTGAAAGGCAAATAGGCAGTCGATTCTATCACGTAAAGAATATCACTGATGATTTGATCTTTACTCTCTATAGTTCCAATCTTCCCATCGTCTCCTACTACCGTGTAGTTTGAGTTTACTTGCATTTGTCTAGACCCCCAAATATTCACGTAATCTGAGAAATATATGATAGGCACTTGTGCCAACACCGTGTTCTGTCCTATGAACCTACCCTTAAACTCACACTTGTACCACGTGTAGAAGTTATCTTCAAACATCAATTCTTCTGAGGCAACATCAGACGCAGGTAAGTTAAATAGGTGATCTCCGGCCTGAAAGCCTGATTCTTCTTGAGTTTCTTTATGATATGACTGCTCAATATCACCGTCCCCTTCTTCCTTCTTATCTCCTTTCTCTTGAGGTAATAATGACTGTAAACTGGTTTTATCAAAAGGCGGCTTTCTAACGACAATGTTATACACGTCAGAATAGGTGTGGAGTAAAAGTTCCACGAAGGGTTCTTGGCATAACTTGTTGAATAGAGTCAGTAGAGATCCTTCAGGCTGAGACACTGAACTGTCTACTACCTTCATGTTTTTCACCGCAGGATCTACCTGTAACTTAATAATCTGATAAAGGCCCCTCATTAACTTCCTCTCAACCTCCGTCCCCTTCACCCTGTAGGTATAACTCCTTCGATCATTCCCATTCTTCACGTATGAACCAAAGAAAGTGTCGTTGATGTCATCAGGTAAAAGGCCTATGTTAGACAACTGATTCATGTAGAACTGCATGGTTGTCTCTATATCACGAAACTCTTTGGAAAAAAGAATAGGATACTCTCCAGACACGAAATTCCTCTTTATCAAACCGTCATCTTGTGTTGATCCTATGATGATGTTACCTGTGGCTGAATCTGAAATCGTTGCGAGAGGTTGAAATATGGCTTCATCGTCTTGAAAGAGTTTGGAAAGATCCCTACCAGTCACCGTTACTACTCCTTGCGCTGACGATACCTTAGAACTTTGCTGTACCGTGTCTACCAAACCGATAAGGTCATAAATGTTGCCTGCTAATGAACTGTTGTCCACCTGCTTCAAACCAGAGAATTCTTCCCTGTCCTTCTCCATTTGCAATTCCTCAAACCTGATCCAGACTATGTCATTCGTTGAGATCCTCTGCGCAAACTTAGTCAACTTAGTGGGAAAGGAAACTATATCAACGTTAGATTCCCTATTCTTCTTTGCCCTTCTGGTTCCTAATCCAGGATGAGCGGAAAGAGGGAATATGAGAGTGAAGTTAGACCCCTGTAGCATAGAATTCACGTCTAAAGACATACAGTAGGCGGACATATCTATAATCATGTTGAAAGCACGAGAATAAATCCAAACACTCAAGTAACAGTTGCTATACCCTACCTCCGTGTCGCCTTTGATAACACGTAAAGTGGGCCTATACTGAGGGTTCTTCTTCAACTCTTCATATTCCTGAACGTAGTAAGCACTAAAATCAAAAAGATTATTCACCTGATTGTCTCCCTTAATCCCTATGAAGTCAGTCCTGACTATAGTAGGATCAAGGAGTAAAACCGTGTTAGGTTTCAGGTACTCAGTTCCTACCTCATACCCTAAATCTTCATCGAAATCATTATATTGTTCCTCAATCCTTTCCTTATTCGTTTTCCCTGTACCACCATCATACTTTAAGAAATCTTCTTTTTTACCTTGATAACCGTTGAATAAGGTATCTTGCTTCTGTAAGAGATCATCGACAGTTTTAACGGTAAGGTCCGTGAAAAGGTACTGAATAGGTTGGGGTTGTTTCTCTGCCATATCGTTTAATCCTTGAAAAAGTTCATCAATTTTCTCGCAAGAATAAGTGATCCTGTGGGCGTTGGTCCAGAAGCTATCTTCCAGAAATCTGAAATTTCTTTTATTGTCTTATCAATAGACTCCAATTTGGTACTCAGCATCTCGATTAACGCATCAACCAAAGAAGTGATGTCTCCGATTTTCGCCTGTTCCCAAACAGCAGCCAACTTATCGAATCTATTCACAGCATCAAGAGCCCTTCTTTGCAAGTCCTCACCCGTCAATTCTCTATTATCCCTAATTATACTACTCGCTAAGTTGAAGTTTCCTGACTGAAACGCCTTCGCTATGTCTTCTGAAATCTGTTTCCTACTACCACCGAACAAAGCTCCTGAGATATTCCTTGCGAAGTCCTCTACAGTACCATTTGACATTTGCTGTAATTCAGAAAGGAAATTAGGAAGGTATCTCTGACTTTGCTCTGAGAAAGGATTCTCCCTCATCTTCTCATATTCCCATAAAGACTGACCAGGTCTGGCACGCTGTAGTGAGCGAAACTGAAGTGCTTCTACTTGAGGGTTCACTGCTCCTTGAAGGTTCCTATACACGTCATTCACCACACCTCGTAAGACATCGGGATTGTTCAACCGGGGTGATACACGTGAAAAGGCAGAAAGTATCCTAGTGTTTACGCCCGTGTTTACTTCTCCCAAAAGGTCTACTTGCTGTTTCCCTAAATCAGTGAGAAGTTTCAGGTACTCAGGCAACATTATCAAAGATTGTTCTTCCGTCCTGCCCGTTGACCTAATGCCCCCAAATAGAGTACCTACTGATCTCTCTAAAGAAAAATTCCTTTCTCCCCTACCGATCCTATTCAGGGATTGAAGGTCTGAATCAGATAAGGACGTTGCAGTTCTTAATTGAAGGAACGATCGTAAATTCTCCTGATCACGTGTTCCTAAGGACGTGGCAGCGAGTATCTGATTCTGTAATACCTGAGACCTATTGTATCCTAGATTCATGTACGGGTTAGTCCCTAAATTCCTACGGAAAGGGTCTAACTCAACATTACCCATTGCCAAGTACTCATTAGTCCTACCACCGAAGATCCTAGCAGACTGTGCAGCGTAAGGTTCAATATCACTAATGATGTCAAGTCCTAATCCCCTACCCGCTCCAGTGAGTGCGGTAAGTATAAGTCCAGCTATCCCTAAGCCTTTCCCCATGTTCATCATCCCCATTCCCGTGTTTTCAAGAACGGTAGCACCTGCACTTAACGGGTCACGCTGGCGAATAGGATTAATGATGTTAGAAAGCAAAAATCCTGACAAGAATCTAGACGCTCGATCACTGTCTGGACTTTCAGCAGGAGGAGCTGGTGCAGGTTTGTCTTCAGGGTTATTAGGAGTGTCATAACCGCCCCTGATTGCCCTAATTGTCGCCTCATCCAGTTTGATACCCTTCTCACTGATCAGTTGGACTAAGGCGTCTATTCCTCTAGGCTCAGTATCAGGCCGGTCACCTGTCCCTACCCCCGTGTTAAACGGGACACCTGGAATAGTAGTATGTACTCCTGGTGTATTTAAGGGGTTGCCTAACTCATAGAACCTTCGGTTCCTCTCATCAATCAGTGCTATCTGTTGCCTTAAGGATTCTATCGTCTTCTCGTTACTCCTAGAAAGTATGTCCGCCTGACGCATCGTTACCTCTAGGACTCTTTCCATCCCACCTCTGACTTCTTGCAGACCCTCTATGTTAAACCTTATATTTGCGTTCATTGTGTGCCTACTCTAATTTCAGTTTTGAGAACTCTTCATCTGTCATCACTTGTTCTTCTTCATCAATCAGTCCGTCTTTCAACCAAGGTTCTCCAGGAGTGTACTTATCCCACGGGTTCTCTTCTTTCTTCTCCTTCTCGTACCTCTTGAACATATCATCTTCCAACCATTCCACGAACATATCTATAAAAGAAACTTCCCTATGAGAAGCTGAGTTGAAGGAAACTACGTGAGTCTTTCTCCACCACCTATCAATAGGGAAGCGTATGTTCCATTCCAGGATAAGTTCTTCTACGTCATCAATCGACAGTTGTTTCTCCTTCCGGTTTCTTTCCATTCGTTGCTTTCTGAAGTCGTTCCTTTATTTTCTCTTCCCACTCCTGCAACCACGGTTGAATCTCATCCGTGTACACGTCCACTAATTCTTGGAAGTCTTCCAACGAGAGGTCTAACAGCGTTTTGACCTTTGCGTCACCTTTCAAGGTAGGGAAAAGAACACTCATGTGAGCGAAAGTGGTAATGTAAAGGTAGGCATCAATGTCCTTCCCCATACCACTGATGAGGAGGTCTTTCGCTGTCCCTCTACTCAGTTGCTTTTCTACTACTTGAATGTCGATCATTTGACCGACTGTAGGGTAAGATGTCGTGTACGTCCTACCCTGAATCTGTACCGATTTTGTTACTACGTTCATATTTTATTAGATTAAGAATACCGGAGTTAAATAGATCCCGTTGATCGTTTTCCCTGAGACCTGACCGTCTGAGATGTTCCAAGACCTACTATTCACCAGTGCGTCTGGAATGATAGCAACCCTCTCATAATTCACGTCTCCTAGTACCAGTCCTGTAGTCTGATCTACCTGGTTCTTCGTTTTCTTATAAATGTGGATGGAAACGGGGTTCTCATTCAAGAGAATAGTGTTTAGCATCGTTTTGGGGTCTGTCGCATCAACAGGCCAGAACGGGTCCTTCACGTTGCCTAGCAACTTCAATGAGATAAACCATGCTGACGCAGTGAATTGGTTTCTAAAGGCAAGGGCGGGAGCCTCAATAAGCTTTGACTCCCCGACCCCCTGTATTTCTCCACGCTGAACTGTCTCCGTGAAGTTCAAGTCCCTGATATATCCTACCTTCGTCCCATTGATCTGTATGGAAGCTAAAGGTGCTGAAAATGTTTGCTGCATATCCTAACTACTTTAAATGATTGAAAAACCGGTGAAGAACAAGAACCCAATCTCGTTATTAGGCTCAAACTTGTAAGTCACGTAATAAGCATCCCCTTCCCTCGTGACTGACACGTCCGAGTAGCTGATAATGATGTTGTCCCTATTCTCAGTCGCTACCTTGTCTTCAAGTTGTCCCCTTACCCAGTCCTCTAAATACTGAGTACTGATACTTGACCTGTTCGGTCCTGCTTCAGTCGTGAAGAACCTTCTCTTCGCATTGATACAGATGTCAGTGTTCAACTGAGCCGCAATCCTAGTCAACTGGATTAACGGCGAGGTACCGTCTGCGTTCTGAATGTAATCGTTATTCTGCAACGTGTTCACTCCACGAATACAAGAGAAGATTTCTAAGTCCTCATCGTAAGCAACCGTTAGGAGGCCTGCTGACAAGGCGTCTTCTTTTTGGTTGTATTTCAACGGGAATTCCAGTCCATCAATGTCAATATCCTTGAAAGTTAAAGAATCTTGAGGAGGAAGTCCTACTTGTCGTCCTACTAGTAACGCTGTTAAGTACAAGGGAGTCAACGTGCGGTAACCAGCAGGCACGAACGTTGAGTTTTTCCGGGGAATACCATGAATCAACCATACCCTATCTGAGTTACAACTGGCAGCCTCTTCCTGATTCTCCGTGAATCCTCCTGTTACTAGGTCATTCTTTCCTGCTATCGCAAGGAATTTCTCTCCCCTTACCTCGTTTTGAATGAAGTATTGGAACCTAGCATTAATAGTGTCTGCACCGTCTTCCCCTGTCATATTCAAGGAGAATAGGACATTGAAATCAAGGTCTTGTAAGTACTCAAGAGCTGCCTCAAGATCTGTTTCAGCATAAGTCGCTGTACCATCATGAGCTAGAACCAAAGTATTATGGCTCTTATCGGCCTCTTGGAATTGACCGTCTTTCCAAGACTTAATCCTGAACCCGTTATTAAAAGTAGGATTACCTTGTGCCCACTTAACGAATTCTCCTACTGATTCTACTTCTTCAGACTCAGATACCAATTCTGGTACTGAATCCTCTATTGCTACCTCATCATAGGGATATCCGTCCTCTGCTAAACCCTTGAAGGTTCCTTGCCAGATTTGAATGATATATTTACTAGTGTCACGTACGCCTGAAATGATCTTCAAAGCGTACCCAGTCGCCAAAACACCACTTCCCTTAGACGTCTCATTCCCGTTTCCTGACGGCCCCTCATCAAGGCATTGGATAGACAACTCTGCGTCTCCAGTAGTCAGTTCAGGTTTCATGACTGCAGCTTTAGTCGTTAAGGCGTTGATGTAATAAAGGTCTGAGATACCGTTGGTACCAGACTTGCGTGACGGTTGAAATAGGGGTTTTACCATCTGATATAACCGTCCTGCTTTCAGCAATGATTTCGCCTCCGCTTGTGTTCTTACCCTGTACAAGGCGTCTTTCCCTTTCGTCAGCTCACCATTCACTGCCCCACCGAATGAGTTCTCCTTGTCCGTGTTGATGATTAAGACCTTTGAGTAGGATGAGGTTGAGTAGTAGTTAGTCGATCCCGCTTTCACTGCAGAATAGGCTCCTGGTAAACTAATTACCTTTCCGTTAAAAATATGTGAGATACTCATGTCCCTAATGTTTATTTGTTATAGATTATTTTCTTCTCCTTGAAAAGTCGAGTCCATACGGTAGTGGTATGAACTTCCTTGCGGTCAAACAGTTTAGACACTACAAACTTGTACGCAGGCTTTAACTGAAAATGCTCTATTGCCTGATCACGTGTCAATTCCGATTCTAATATTTCTTTCTTTGCCATAATTAAATTATCATAGTTCCCTTACACCAGCTATCCGTTACTCCTCTACTCAAAGATAAGGAGGGAGCTTTAATATCGTAAATGCAATCAATGAACAACGCCCTAGCGTAAATTTCTGGAGTTAAGTAATCACTCAAATTTAAATCATTTCCTGAGAACTTGCAATTTCTCAATCCTGATTCTTCCAAGACCTGAATGTTACCTTGAAGTAGGCACCTCATAACGTTGTACATTATCAGTACTTCAAAGGTATTGTTAGAAGTGAAGACCATGTTATACCTTGAGTTGTAAGTACGAGAGAAATACTCTTGTATTTCTAACCCTGTTTCAGTCATGAAATCCTCGCTAGGGTCAAAGCCTATACCGTTACCTTCACCTAGTACCTCACCTGGCAAACCAATATGAATAGTAGGCAATGAGGCACGATTACGGTTAAAGAAAAGGTTCGCCTCTATCTTCCTAGGTGAGGTATTATCACGTGTCAAGAATATCTCTTTCGCATTCTCAAAGTAGTTATAATTATTACCAGGCAATTGCAGGTCACCGAAAACAGCGTAGAGGTACTTCTCATCTATCAACATGAGAAGTCCCCTGACAACCTGTAATATTATCTGTTCTGGTATAATGATCATACTATCTAGAAAGCTTTTGTTCAAGTTCCGCTACTTCGTTCCTCAACTTTTGAGCGTGTTCTTTCGCACTAGAACGAGCCTCTTCATCTGCACCGTTCTTACTCCTCTCATCCCACCGAGTGATCCATTTCTTCTTCTCTGCAATGTCTGCCTCGATCTTCCTCCGTTTCTTTTCTTCCGGTGAAGTTGCCTTTTTCTTAATCGTGATAGTACGACCATTTTGAGTCATTTCAAGGCCCTTCTTATCTAATTCTTTCTTTATCTCTTTGTTCTGTGCGTCACCGTCAACATTATCCATCAATGAGACAAGTTTGGAATTCTCATCAAATGTCCCTTCTTTCAACTCAGAAGAAATTTTCTGAACCAAAGATTTTTCATTCGATCCCATTTTTTCTTTCACTGGGTTTGCGAGTGGATCTTCCTTACTAGAAGTACCACTTGTTTGCTTGTTCAGTAGTTCTCTTGCGAAACTTTCAGCGGCTGACTTACTATCGAAAACATGGCGTTTTGAATCATCAGTCAGGTACTTGAAATCCTTATTCCATACCTTCACTTCAAACTGCCCGTTTCCTTCTGCAATCTGAGCACCACCCTTACCAGGAATTTCCAACTCAAACTTACCACCGCCCTTGTCTTCAAAACGATGTTCTCCTTTGCTCCCAGTACCCTCCTTAACAGGTATCCAACCGTTCACGGTCTTTTGCATCTTCTGACCGTTCCACTCCCTGATCTCCCCTACTTGTGCAGTTTTACCTTTCTCGATAAACTCAGGTGAAACACCCGATTGTACGTTTTGCAGGATTGCGTTAATCCGTTTCTGTGCGCCTATATTCATAATTCTAACTGATTTAACTGGTTAAATTCCTTAACACCATAAATATACAAAAAATATTTCTTATACTAAACTTTATCTAAAGTTTTTATGAAATCTTCTTTCACCCTAGAAACTATGTCTTCAACATTGAAAGAAGAAAGGGTCTTCTGTAAGAGATCATGAGCTACTATCCCTGAATGAATCCATGAGTTAGGATCTGAATTGTCAGAAACTCGCCTGAATGTCATGTAGTGTGAATGTCCTTCCTTGTTAGATTTCGTCATGCCTTCATAAATAGGGTTCTTATGCTGATAAGCAGGGAATACCTGTTCTCCTTTCTCATTCAGTATTTCACTCCTCACACCCTTCACCTGAAACTGAGGGGGCAAAGAGGCGGCAGGCAGAGATCTCCTAGTCCTCAGTTCCTTCTTCGCAACTTCATACACTTCTTGAGGCATCACTGATGAGAATATCCCTGAATCACCTACTATTCCAGGTGTCCCTAATCGGAACGGAACTGTTAAGTACCAGCCCCCACCTTTCTTCAAGTGACGCTTTGAAGAACTCATGAATCCTTCTTTCATATCAAAAGGCATGATTCCTTGTTCCACAGCATTTGGCAACCAGCCGTCAAGTCCTATGATCACGGAATCGAAAGAAGGTCTTTGAACGTATATCCCCCTCTGATATTCTTGACGAGTCTGCTTCAGTTCCTTTCCCGCTAAATTATGCCACTCTTCCGAGAACCTAGCACCGATTTCTGACAAGAGGGTATCAACGAAAGATTCTGCTTGATCTATCGTTAATTGCCACTCCTTAAAGAAATCACTAAGATCCAACGTTATCATGGTAAGTAGGAATTATTCACTAAATTATCATCTGTTAAGTTCGGTGCGTCTATCACGTTATGAACCCTTCTCATGATTGCAGCGATAGGCATATTAGTGTTGTTCTCCCTAGACTTATTGTCTAAGATAAACGTGTTCCTGATGTCATGATTTAGATCTATGATGTTGTACTGAACCTTATGCTCATACGTCACGGAAACGGAACTACCTTCACGAACGCATGAACTAGGAAAGAACACGATCCTATTTAACTCAAAGGTATAGTCAATACCTTTCTGTAAAAGTCTTAGGGGTTCAGAAGTGCCTAAAAACAAAAACACGTCAGTAACTTCTAATATCGGGTATATGGTGAAGGCGTACAACTGCCCGTTCCATTCTCTCGCTATCAATACTTCCGACTGAGGAGAAATAGAGTTCTCAATCGTAATCTTATCCATGAAATTCAAATGAAACATGGATTTTACCGTTATCGCTGCAGTGCCTAACATCTCAACACTCCAGTCTTTATACCTAGTATTCTTGTTCAAGGACTGGCAAACGGCCTTAATACGAGTAGGATTTATGAACACCCAGCCTGAGCCCCCACAGTTCCTACAAGTGGATTGATGTTGTACTCTCTTTGAGCAAGGACAAGGGATAGCCCTCTCCCAGATAACTTCATACCCCTTATTGTCTACCAAGGCATCGAAATCAGGGTAGAGAAAATCTACCCTAGGTACTCCTGGATATGAGGCTTTAGTTTCTACAATCTTCTTTTCCATACCTACCCTATTTTACATGGAAGTACAACCTATTCCCCTGTAATAAGTCTTTAACTTAGACAAAGAATCTTTAATCTCCTTCTGGTAATTTATGATGCGAGCACCAAATGCCGCATTAGTGGCAGAGTTCGTTGTTGAGATACTTTGAGAGAGACCATCAATACTTAAAGAATAAGAGGCAAGCGCTGACTGCCCTAACGCAATATCACCCGCCACGTTGAAAATTCCTATCGCTGCAAGTTTCCCTATCACGTCTATAATATCAAACGGTATCTTCTCGAATCCCGTGCAATACTCTACATTCCAGTAGTTAGGCAAGGTCTTATATCCCATCATCCCGAGGTTAGGCAGCACACCTGAATACAGCATAGATTCCCCAGTCATTTCCACTACTGCTGACTGAGTGGGAACGATGAAGATTCTCCTGTAAAAAGTCTCCATATCAGAAGTCAGCCTTGAGCATAGCCATTGCTTCGGGTATTCTAGTTGTTTCACCTGCCCTAAGAATCCTACTAGTCTAAACGGTTTCACTACTGGATAGGTAGTACTGATAAAACCGAACTGTCGGAACTCATCTCCGTAAAAATCTAGATTCTCAAGTATGACTTGCTTTTTCAACTTGATGCCTAGGTATTTTTCTATCTCAGACTGTGCAGCTTTCAAGAAAAAACTGTAAACATCATTTCCCAGTTCCGTACCGGACCTGTCTTGTATCGTGATACCGTAAAAATAAAGAGCCTGCATCTCACTAGGTGATAAGACAGACTCCCCATTCTTTCGGTACTTTATCCCTAGGGTGTACCGCATATTGCAAAATTTATTGTTTACTCAGAAAAGAGATCTTCATGATGTACTCAATCAAGTCGTCTTTCTTCGTGATCTTCTTCCATTCACTTTCTGGAGCCTTGGATTCAATCAAGATCACCTTCAACTCTTCAACTGTTTTTTCACGCAAATTTTTCCGGGCTTCTTCTTTCTCATCAACTTGGTTTTCCTCGAGAATAAGTCCTGCTTTTCCTCTCGCCTCATTGATAATCTTTTCAGCCTCTTTTTGAGCCTTACTGATGATTTCATCAGCTTGTGCCCTGGCGGATTCCAGCAGACCATCAATTTGCTTAGCGAGTTCCTGCTGTTCTAAGGTCTGAAATTGAACGTTCTTATCCTTTAACTCAAATCCAGCGTTAAGGGCATAGGGAACGACCTTTTCATCCACGAACGCTTCCCCTTCACTGTTAACCAGTACTTGAAAGCCTTGTCCCACGGTGATAGTCCGGTTGAACCTGTGTTCTAAAGTAGTAAAAATAGCAATCTGACTCATATCTTTGTTTTTAAAGGCAAAGGGGAAGAACGCAACTTCCCCTAAGCATAGGTTATTTAATTCGTGGCTATAACGTCACCAATATTGATCACACGCACGATCTTACGAGGAGCGTACAGGATCGGGGTTCCATAGCACAATACCATGAACCTACTGATCGGTGCCAGCAAAGCCAAGTTCATCTTCATCATAGGAGCAAGTTGCTTCCATGCTAAAACTTGGTCTGCGTCCCATTCAACAAGCAACGCTTGATCACAGTCAGGCAAGAACCGGTTCTTGTCACGTACTAAGCCTGCGGCTGCACCGTCATAACCAGAAGTTAAGTCTTTCGTGGAAACCTCGAAAATCTTATAGAAGTCTGATTGAGCGGCAGTACCGTTCGGGTTTACTTTCGTGCGGTAGATGCAGAATCCAGTGGCAGCATTTGCAGCGCCTGTTCCTGCAGTGAACTTCAAGTCTACTGCTTGACCAGCGGCAACGGTTACCAAGTTGGATGACAACAAGGTCAAGGCTGATTCTCCGTAGCGGTTACGGGCAGTAACAGCGTAGTAGTAATCACCCGTGAAGTTTGCGAAACGTGCGGTAGCGTCAGAAACTGCGGCTGCCGGAGTAGTGGTGTCTGCAACAGGAGCGGCAGGAGCTTTTGAAGAAGTAGCCAAAGTGTTGGTTCTCTTCAAACGTGAGAACTTGAAGAAGTTGGACTGCATGATCTCCACTGCACCGTTCTGAGTGATGATCTCGTTTACCCTTTGACCGAAAACACCGTCACGTACCTGCGGCATAACCGGTTGAATCCATTTCTTGTTGTGATACTTGGTAACGAAGTTGGAGAAGGTACGAGGTGAGGAGATGATCAAGTCGGCAATACCGTAGTTGTTCACTACCCCTAAAGATCCCTGCTCAATAGCGGTATCAGTCAGTACTGATCCTCTCAAGTCGATCACGTTCTCTGAGTCTTGATACTCATCTTTAGAGATCCAGTCTCCGTCAATTTCTTGCTGTGCGAAGAAACCGTTAAAGTGCTCCGGTACAATACGAGAGTCTGCGAAAGGAAGGTACCCTTCGATTAACTTTGTCATCAAAGCAACCTTGTTTTTCGTCTCTTGTGCAATCATGTTGGAAACACCAGAACCGGTTTCTACTAATTGCATCGGGTGCGTAACACCTCCTACTACTCCAAGGTACTTGACGAATTGAGCTTTCCTCCTGTAGATAGAGTCAGCCGATTCCGGTAACTCACCTTCTAAGGTGAAACCTCCGTCTAATTCACCGTAACTAACCAACTGGTTGTACTCTTCTACGGTGTTCGTTGCCGGTTTCTTACCGATACGGTAGAAGAACGGTGTATGTTTAGGAGTATTCGTTAAGATCTTCAACGTGTTCTCCAATGATTCAACTTTCAACGGTGCTCCGGAAGCGTCTAAAAGGTTGGTCGTTTCCCTACCTGTAATCTCCCCGGCAGACATCGCTTTTAACAACTCTTGGACATCCTGCTCAGAATAATTTCCTGCGGTTTGAGCACCATCACCAAGACTTGCATAATCTGCTAAACTGATTTGATTAAACATAGTGATAAAAATTTGTTTTGTCAAGCGATGCGCCTAAATGCTTTGTGACTGAAACGATGCGGTTGCAACTAAACAATTGCAATCTTATGTTTTGCTTTCATGTAAGCGATTACGTCCTCTGGAATGAACCCGTTACCGGCCTCAAACGTGGACACTGCTTCTGAAAGTTTTCCTTTCATCAAAGAATCTTCTTCAGTAGAGAAGGCCTCAAACAATGCGTTAGAAACTAACGATTTCTGCATCTGTTTGCTCAACGGTTTCAGACCGTCATTCTCTGCGACTTCGAAACTCTTCTTAATGTACTCAACAGAACCCGGGCGAATTGATTTCTGAATCGGCTGACTCTCAAAATACTCCAGTTTGTCTTTCAAACTGTTGATTTCATCGTCCTTCGATTTCATGATCTCATTTACCTCTTCCTTATAAGAACCAAGTTGGGAAGAGAATTCATCCATGAGTGACTTTCTCAGTTCTTCTACTTCTTGCTTACTGATAACGTCAGATTCATTTGATTTTTTCATGGTGGTCTTCTTACCGGCCTCAACTTTTTCTGCCTCTTTGTTCTCCTTCTCAGACTCATTTTCTAAGTCCTTCTCCTTCGGGTTCTCATTCTCTTCTTCTTCCTTACCCTCTTCCGGTGCAACGGTAGCCTTTTTCAGTTTCTCCATCTCGTCAGCGATACATTTCGCTTTCTCGATATGTTCTTGGAATTCTGCCTTCAGGAGTTCCATTTTCTTCTCTTGACCCCCGTTGGCGTCTTCTTGCCCACTAGGAGTAGTTCCTATCGTTTTCAAGAAGTCCAGTGATTTCTTGATCTCTTCATCGGTAATTTCTCTCTTTGCCATAACTTTAAAAGATTTCGGTATAAATTTATTAAAAAGTTTTATTACTACAATGTTTCTAAACGAATTTTTTAGTGAGATTCATAATTCTATCACATTTAGCGATTTTTTCAATCTCTTCCCTAGAAACAGTTCCCCTATGATAACCTTCTACCACGTCACAGACAGCCTTCAAGATCTTTTCATCGTCCTCAACGTCTTCCTTAACTAGAGGTCTCGTGTTTTCAGTTCCTTGAGATTTCTCAAACCTGATGTTCCCCTCTTTATCCACACTCACGTACTCTCCATTCTCATTTAACTCCTCTATCACCAAGCCTTTCTCAAGACACTCATACTCCAAACTATCATTGTCTTGATAAATGTCATCACCCGTGAATCCCTTCTTCACCAACTCTGCGTAAGTGTGACCGTTTTTAGGGAAGGGGCATAAGGCCACTGCCGTGATCTTCGCCTTCTTCACACGTTTAGGATTCACCAGATCCCTTTCAATGACTTGTCCTTCCACGGACCAGCCTAGTTTAGTACCCCGAGGTGATTTCTCAAGTGCCTTCATCAGCCTAACTGCGTCACGTCCTAATTCTGAGTCTCCCCAGATTACACCGTTCATCATCAAGCCCTTTCCTGGAACGTACTTCCACGTGTGGGGCTCTCCGATAATATACTTAGGTCCCTTCTGATGATCCCAATTGATAAAGGAGAACTCACTCATATCAAAGTTCTTGCAGTCTAAGGTCTCATCATCCGAATCCTTACTCTCATCAGAGATTAAGCCCCCAACCTCATACACCTCATTACCGTCCTTGTCCTTACCTTTCTCCAGTATGGACGCAGGAGCGAAAAACTTGAACCTATTATTCTTAATTAGTTCCACCTGTCTAACATCAAAAATTTCTCAACGATCGGGGAAACTACTTCCATGCCCCTAATATTTTTAGTGTTCACTTTACTTGAATTTATACCTATACAACTGCAAACGAGAGCGGCATTGGTATCCGTGTCACCCCCTAACTCAATCACCAACTTCAAGACCTGATTCAGTTTAAGTCTTTCTTTCACGCAATGATAACAAACGTATTCTAACAAATCATGCGTTGATAAAGAATCCATCGCATAATCCCTGAATCTTTCTACTTCCTTGTTTTCATGAGTAGTCCAGGGATCATTACCCTTAAAGACCTCCCTCAATACCTCAGACCACGTGAAAGCACTACTAATAGCGATCGGGTTGTTATGTGTCACCGTGACAAACTTTCTAAAATACTCATTTCTCAAGTGAAGATCATCTTCTTGAAGGAGGTACACGGCTAACGGTAACGAGTAAAAGAAACAACCGTTACCGTACCTTTTTGAAGGCTTAGTAGGGAAGTTCTCAACGATAGAAGTCTTAACTTGATAACCGATGTCAAACATTCTACCGTCTACCGTGAATCTGCCTTGATAGAACATTTCTCTGAGGTTCTCTTTGTACTCCTCAACTTGTTCCTCAAGAGTATTTTTCATGGTGAGAGCGTCAAGAAGACATAGCATGATACTCGTGTCATCAGACCAAGTTCCTATCGGTTGATCATGTGTACCATATCCCGTGCAAATGTAACGAAAGGTGCCTGCCTTACTAAACTCATAAGGTACACCCATCGCATCACCTAGCACGTAGGCAAGAATACTATTCTTTATTTTCTCCTTCGTTGTCATCATCTGTTTCTTCTTCCGCTTCCTCAATCATTTTCCTAGCCTTAAGGATGTACTCTTCCTTAACGTTCTTTTCCCAACCGTCTTTAAGGGGAATTTCCATCATCCTGTCCTTAAGTGTTGATTCTTCGTTTTCTTTCTCTTTTCCCATATTACCGATTTATTAAAGTATAAATATAACAATTATTTTTCTTACTTTAAACTATATTTCTACTAAATTTAGTGTCAAAGTAGTAACTTCTGAAAAAGGCCCTTCTTTAACTTTTTTCATTTTAGGCTTTCCTTGTATCTTATACCTACTTGATGATTTCATCAAGACCTCATCTTCATTTTTAAACCTTGCAAAGTCCCTAATCCGTTTACCGTTTTTAGATTTTATCTTAATCAAGACATTACCACCAAATTTAGAAGTGACTTCTTTCCTCTCAGATGTTGATAAAGGGGTACTAAACTGGATGAAACCCTTTTCTTCTTGCTGCCCTGTTAAATCTCCTAAAAAGACTTCCACATTATCAATACCTATCGCCCGATATGTTTCACCTTCATAATTAGGAAGTCTGTTTAAGGCTTGTTCTAGCATACTGTTATACTGAACAGCTTGTTCCGAAGGATGTTCACTCCTGAGTTCTTTATTCAATTTTTGATACCCCTGCTTAGAATAGTTGTTAATGAGGGCCTGCTCTTCCCACGTCAAACCATCCTTCATAGGTTTGTTTCTATACTCCTCAATTGATTGCTCTAAACCAGGAGTCCATCCTACCAATGACTCTATCGAGTTTTTCTTTTCAGGATCATTCTCAGGGTTCTCCTCAACTTCCCTTCTCTGTAATTCCTTCTTCGCCACGACACGTAGGTCTTCATCTGCCCCTTTCGCCGCTTGTTCTAACGCCTCTTGAGACGTTTTCCTTGCGTATTCTTCTAACTGTTCTCTTGATAACTTCCCCTTCTCCTTGTTTTCGGTACCGTCCTTCTCTTTCTTGTCCTCGACTTCTTCCTTCTTAGGTTCTACGTCTTCCTTAACAGGTATCCAACCTTGAGCTGTCTTACGCATTTTCTGCCCCTTCCATTCCCTAATTTCACCTACCTCTGCTGCCTTTCCCTTCTGGAGAACTTCCAACTCATCCATCGCCTTCATCGCTAACTCCTGATCTCCATACTGAATGTATGCCTTGAGCAATGATTGCTGTGAGTATATGTCTTTTAAGAACCCACCTAAAACTTTCTCCTTGATGTTATCACCGTTAATCAAGTAGACAGTATCCCACTTAATCTCGTTACCGTTAGTAAGAAGTACCGAGTTCTCTTTCTTAAATTTCGCATCATCAAAAGTCTTCCAAGTCTTGCCTACCGGTTTCATGAAAACGGGCTTCCCATGAAGTTTCCCCGTGCAATAATCTATACTTCCCTTAAACCTTTCTACGAATCTATTAAACCCTAATAGGAAGGACGGTAACGGTATGAAAACAGAAGTTTTGCCTTCTTTCGTTAGATCATCATGTACAGGAGTACCATGCTCCACGACCTTCAAAGAAGTAGTGGGTCTCTTATTAAACCCGATCACGTTCCTATACTGATCTAGGATATACTTTCTTTCATCAGTCAACTCTCCAAGAATAGGAGGGTTATTGTAATACTCATCAAAGTCCTTATCTGCCTTTTGTTCAAGTTTCTTCCACTCCTCAGCTCCTACCTTTTGATAGTCACCATCTTCTCTATGGGAGATATAACCTATACTAAATCTCTTACCCTTCTCTACTTCTGACATATTTTCTGTAGACTGTTCAGGTGTCTCTCCAGGGCTATCAAGATCTTCTCCTTCAGCCTTTGCCACCTTTTTCTTGGTTTCTTTTTTCTTTTCATCTCTTTCTTCTGATAACGCAATAGCTATTGCTTGTTTCTGATCTGTTACCCTTTCACCACTGCCTGTTTTCAAGGTGCCTTCCTTCCATTCCCTCATCACCTTATCCACTTTATCCTGTGACTTCTTTATCTCAAGTCGAAGAACAGGCCCTTCTTTTGCCTTCTTCAGGACATAACGATGTACTGCCCCTTCTGGTAACGATCGTAACGCTTCATCAACCTTTTCCCTAGACAGTTGACCGTTATTGAAGGCCTTACAGACAGTCTCCAAATTCTTCTGTAACTCATGGTAGAAGTGATTCATGTTCTCATGGTTCACGTTCATCACTTCCACGGGTATATCAATTAGGGTTCGGAGATTCTCCTTCAAGTTCATGAGCAACGGTTTCTCTCCTACCTTATCAAAAGGTACCCACTCATACTGAACTTGCTCACGCTCTTCCAATACTACAGGATCACCCGTGAAACGGCAACAGTAATACTGAATGGAGCATTCCTTGTCTAAATACGTACCGCAATGAATGACATCCTCGGGGTCCAACTTTATACCTGTTTCCTCCTCGCATTCCCTAACTGCAGCGTATTTCTCATTCTCGCCTTCTTCAACATGACCACCTGGCAAGCAATACTTACCTGGCTCAAAATCATCGTTAAGGTTCCTCTTCACGAAAAGAATTTCATTCTGATCGTTCACTAGTATCATGTCGGCGTAATGTGTACGGTTGTCTTTCACGTACACCGTTGCCTTACTCAAGTCCAGTCTCTTATACTTCTTCAACTCAAGTAGATCTTCCTTGCTGACGAGTCCCTTCTTAAACCCCTCAGTCAAGTTCACTAGTATCTCACCGAATTTACCCTTTTCTATGAAATCATCATACTCAAGTAAGAAAGGTAATTCAGGTTCTGACTTGAGTAACGATTCTATTGATTTACGAAGATCTTCTTGTATCACGGATGACTTCTTAATGAATCTCGTGTAATCATCCATGAAAGCGTTATACTTTCTCTTGATAGATTCTACCGCAAGAAAGCCTAAATCTTCTTTTTGCAAATCGTTGATACTGTCTTTAAACTCACTCTTTACGTGAGTGTATTCTTGACTCTTAAACAAGGTCTCTCTACGTGAGTTGTTCAATTGAACTACCTTCTCACGTAATTCTCCTACTCTCGAGGCGAACGATTTAGAAAATATGAGGTCTAATATTCCCATCTCAACTGAAATATAATTCTGATTCTTCCTGTCTCCTTTTCACTAGTCCAGGCAATTTCTTACCTTTTGAATTTACCCATCTACCGAACTCATTCCTAATAGTAGGATCATTAGGATCCTTCTTCACTTTCTTGCACAAGGTAGAAGAGAGGAAATTCCCAGACCCTAAGTTGAAAACGAACGATACCAAGGCGTCAAACTGGTTCTGCGTCAACTGAACGTTTAGGGAGTTCACTGCCTTTTCTGCCGCTGCAAGGTCTTTCTTTAAGAAGTCCTCAGCTTCTTCTTCAGTGATTTTCTGTCCCTTCACTACTCCTTTCGTGTGCCCATACCCTATAGTCCAAACCTTCGCTGGGCACAAGTAAGATTCAAGGTATAAACCCTCAAACCTTTTTATCAAACTTAATCCTTCACTACCTGTTATCATTATTGTATGACATTTTTAATTTTCTCATGATCACCTTTATAACCATCTCGTAAAGACCCACGGCAGACAAGAAAGCGAAAATCATCATCCCTAAGTCTGTCTCGTATATGGTACTGAAGATAATACCTAAGGACACTCCTGATGAAAGTAAAACTATAAACTTCTGTTTCCTAGTAGGATTAGGAATCAGGTATTTTAAAACAACGAATGTCAATAGGCACACACAGATGCCGTATAACATCTCAGGAGAATTCTTTAAGGTCTCTTCCATATCATAATAATGTCTTTGCCATATCAAATGCTTCCGATAAACCGAACAAAGCAAGCACGATCAGTACTATTAAGACTGACACGATTTTTTCTTATGACTTTCCAACCATCGTGCGAACTCCGTAGACTGGTTCAAGGAATTTAACTTACTGTCTAATATGTCAATCTTATTCGCTAGAATAAGCAATGCCATATCAGTAGGATTGTCTCTTCCTTGCAATAGCTTTACTAATTTTTCAGTTTCTTTGCACATGATATTGTCAATTTTCTTAGTCATAGTGATCACCTAAATTTAGTAATAATTTAATTAATAACAAACTTAAACTTTAAAAATCTTATCACCCACCGAAATTTTAATAGTTCCCTTCGATTGAGTGCTAGATTTTTTAGTCACGTACATTCCTTTATCAGGATCCCACTCATCACCTTTCCTGTAAATCCTTAAGTCACACCTGCAGAAAGGATGCACGGTTCCCAATACAGGCAACCAATCCCTTGACTTTTTACCTATATTAGTACCATTTTGCAATAGTTGCTCATACGTGAATAACCTAGGTTCTGACCCTATACCGTTAGTCAAATACAATTTTATGCAATACTGACAAGCGCCTGGATACACTTCCTTGTAGTACAGCACCTTGTCACCGTAAATCTCATCATAGGAGGCTGCTTTCCCGTATTCATAGGCATTCTGAAGTTCTGTCTCCGCAATCCTGCCTAAGTCCCTATTCCAGTCCCCCGTTTTCTCCCCTATCTCAGAAACTATGTTCCTCGCACTGTCCCTCTCAATTATCGTTCTTTTTAATGAATCACCTATGATACTCTCATAATAAGACCTTTTCGCTAAGTTCTCATCTTCAATTTTACCTGTTATAAAGGAGATCTCTGTTTCTCCTAAGCCTTTAATGTAATTGTATGATTTCCCTTGTAAGTACCTCAGAGAAGCAGTCTCTGCATCAGAAAGAGGCACGTACTGTCCCCTTTGAAAGTATTTTTTGAGGTCTGAAAAGGTGACTTGCGAAGCGTTCAAAGGGCCTAACATTGATGCAAGTCTCCCGAAATAGAAAAGTTGCTCAAAGGGAGTTAATCCTAAGTTCAAAGACGTAGGATCAATCCCAAAATCCTTCAGTACCTGGATGTCTTCTTGTTTCAATACGGAAGTACCTATATTCCCTGCAATGAAGAAAACGTTTTGGAACCTGATAATTCTTACAATCTCATCTATCTGTTCTTGACTGAATATCATTCCCTTTCTTTTTCGTGAGTACCCTGGTGATGTCAACACGCATCACCTGGAGTACTTTCTTATAATTATCTTTAAACTGGTTCTCTATGAACCTCTGAACCTTAGGGTTTCTCACTGGGTCTTTGCCTCCCACGAACCTACTATCACTCATCTCGACTGATCTCTAACGAATGTCACCTCAATAGTCCCAGTCACGGTGAACTGATCGCCTTCTTTTACCCCAAAATATTCTACTGACCCAGCAGGCAAGGACATACCTACGTCCCCTTCTTCAGGGTTCGATAAAGTCATCTTCGCTACTGAATCTCCAGTATTCACCACCCTAATCAGAGTAGTCTCACACCTAAACGTCCCGGTAGGAGAAATTGTCTTGCCCCCTGCCATGAATACCTGAATCGGTGCCCCGTTGTAATCAACAGGCAATTCCGGTTTCCTTTTCTTTGCTCTCGTTACATCCATTATCTGTCTTTTTTGAAGTAATGTACCCAATTAAATAGAGGTCGATCATTCAAGTAATTTAAATTTGAACGGTTCTCTTTCGCCTCTCTCTCAAAACAAGTATCCTTGTAAGCTGTTTGGTAGGGTGGTAAAATTACTTCTACCAACCAGAAGAGAACATACACGATGAAATAAATCAGAGGTGTAAGTAATAACCACCAAAAGCTTATCGCCCCTGCTAAGATGAATGACGTGAAGAAAATTTCCAGTTGCTGAGCTGAATGGATTCTTTCCTCATTCATCTGAGTTTCCGAAGGAGTCCTTCCCCAATCGTTCCTGATGAACACCCAAAAATAAACTGCCATCATCGCAAAACCCTGAATCGGTAGGTAGTCATTATAGACCTTTTTCAACTTCAAGTTCTTAAATATTTTCATACTACTTTGCTATTAAGATTCCTATTATACCTCCTACTACTACGCCTAGTATAGTGTTTCTCCATTTTTTCTTTTGGAGTACCTTCTCCCTAGACTTAAACTGCTTGTCTCTAGTATCAATGATAAGGTTAAGGTTCTCAACCTGCCTATCCTTATTCTTAATCACTTCCCATAACTCAGAATTTTTTCGTTTTTCAATCGTCAGAATACTATCTCTCATCAGTAAAGTTTCCCGTAACAATTGCAATTCTTCTTCCAATGCGTCCCTTTCAAGTATAATCAAGTTCATGACGGTCACTTGCTTAGGAGTTACCAGCACAACTGTATCACCTTCTACGACTGCCTTCTTCGGAAAGTTTTCTTGACAAAAACAGGATACTGCTATCAAGAGAAAGATTACCAACATGGTCAACCCTTTCATCATACTTATTCTTTAAATCAATGTACCTAATGTAATACCTATCCAGCTTTTCAGTCAAAGCCTGTACCGTGTCATTCATCCTACTGACACTCTCGAGTAGGTCCCTGTTCTCCTTCACTAGTTCTTCATTCGCCTTCTTCAAAGTATCAAGCAAGGGAGTCACTTCCTTAATGTCTTCCTTATCCCTCCTAATTGATGAGTTGAAAATCAACCAAGCACCGAAAGTAACAAAGATTACTCCTAACGTTATACTCCAAATGTTTTTCATCTCAACCCCCTTTCTATGTAATTAAGTAGTGATTTCTCAAACGGATTATCATTCTCTTCCCCTGTACCCCCTTCTCCTCCAGGCGTCTCTTCTTGTCCTACTATACCGTTCATCACTCCTCCGCCCATTTGCTTGGCCTGCTGGATCTGTTGGTATACTTGATTCAAGATCGTGTCTTTCTCAGGATCAAACTCTCGGTTGCTCCACTTCTTGAACCCATCTTCAAGTGACATAAACCCGTTACTGACTTTCTTCACGTCCATGTCCAAAGACAGTTGCTGATCTTCTGTCTTCACTCCACAAAATATGAACTCGAAATCAGGATCAATCCTTTCCACTATGTACTTAGTGAAAAGTCTTTGTTCCATCTTTAAAATAGGAGTCAGCCCTTTGGACTGTGAGTGCTTGAGGCGTGCTTTCTGACCATCCTGACCGAATACTTGATTGCCTGTTTTCTTCAAGTTAAAACCACACTCTGTGGGGTCAATCCTGAACATACAACATGATATGACGATAAGGAACTCCAACCAGTTATCAAACTCCATGTCCTTGTTGGTAGTCTGCATATCAATCCAATTGATCTTAGCGTTACCGGACTCTATAACAGGAGTCTTATGTGAGTTCTGAACACCCACTATAGTGTTCCTCCACATTTGCTTGAAATCATTCAATGCGTTAGGAGGGACATTACCTTCAATTGAGAAAAAGCCTTTCGGGTTAGAACCCTGAGAGAAGAAATTACCGTTGTATTGCATACCATAAAGCAACCAAGTCACCACGTTCACCATGTCTTCAAGTTCAGACACACCGTACCCGTTTGCGTGAATGTCAGTGGTCTTATTACGAACCCCCATGCACATCTCCCAGGGGTAATAGGCCGTGTAAACTTGGTCCTGGTAAACTTGGAGGTACTTCGGTAAATACCCGTCAATCTCCTTGTAATACTTCCTAAGGTTGTCCTCCTGGCCTATGTCAACTAACCGAATAGTAGAACCATCAATAGGCAAGTACTGAACTAACTTACCCCTAACGTTGTTACAGAATTCTATGCAGGCCTGGTCTATCGTCAACGAATCGTAGGTTATCATTCGTAGGTAATCCTCGAAACTATCAAAGTCCCACCTATTCTGAGTGATTCCTCCTTCATTGATGAACCGAGTTATATACTCAATCGTTTTCTTGTCTTCTCTGTTTAATTTCTCATCCCCCTTGTCCCATAATGATTTCTTTCTCCTAATCATCCACCCCTCTTCTTGCTCTGAGTCCACAGCCTCAGAGAAATTTGCAACCTGATCTACCCTAGTACTAATAACCGTCCTGATAACAGGCGTTCTTCCCATCTTCCTCAAGGTATCGTAAGAGATACCCTTATAAGGAACACGGTAGTTATTAACGTTCAAAGAAGATATGTTAGGATCAAAAAGGAATGACTTAATCTCATCTGATGATGATTGCTTTTCCTTTAGGTACCTTGCCGCTTGCATGATAGAATAGGGGTCATCAGACTGAAGAGATTTCTGAATGAGAAGTTCTTTCTCGATCCTTATTTTTTCCTCTAAGGTATCAAGTTCATGAAGAGTCAGTTCCCTACTCGGTGAACCGACTCCTTTCTGACTTCTATGTCTCTTGTTTCGTCCCATTCCTTACTGTCCTTTATCAAGCCATGACCGGTTCCCAACCAGACTCAGTTTTACGCATTACCTGGTTACCCCATTGCCGTGTTTCACCAACTTCTGCTTCCTTGCCTTTCATGAATGATTCAACGGTCCTTCCTGAAACCCCTAAACGTTCTGTTAGGAAGTTTGACTTAACGATGCAATTCTCATCAAGCATAGAAGAGAGATCCACGTAAAGCTGAGATTTCCGCAAGTTTTTATCCACGACTGATATTTTCACCAAGGATTCAGAAACTCCTGGGTCTATCTTGTTCGCTTCCGTGTCAGATTTCTGTAAACGGTTGTAATCAACAACCAACTTTGCGAACCCTAAACTAGTCAACACCCGTAATGAAGGATTTGACTTCTTCAAGTCGTCCATCTCTTCACTAGTGAACTCCAATAGGTTAGTAAAATTTTCCTTATTCATTTTGATCAAAATTAAATTCATGAATTATGACCAAATATAATAAATTATTAAACTATTCCCAAATTTATCACCATAAAAATAGGGACTAAGATTAGTCCCTATTCATCTACTCTTCTTATACTCAGGATCTTAATCCCTTTCGCAATGCTGTAACTCCTGCATTGTCTTGTAATGAACGTAGATTGCACCCTCAGGGACTGTCCTTTTAGGTTTCCAGCATTTAGCAAGGTCGAAGTAATACTTCACGTTGTCACTTCCTAAGTGCATTGTCACGAACCCTTTATGACGCATTCTCTCATAGTTCATCGCATAACAGAAGTCATATTGATTGAACTCTGAATCAAGAACTAATTTCCCTTGCTGCGCAACATCGTTAGTCTGTTCCAGTGTCCAATTCGCTGCAGGACTACCATCTTCCCACTTCAACTCTGAAAGTGCCTGTTTCAGCCTCTTCTCATTGAAATGAGGTCCTAGTAAAACTGCGTCTATCCTCTCATGAAGCTTTTCAGCCAGGTGAGGGTAGTTCCCAGATAATTCTTCTTTCATGAAATCATGAAGTTCCCTCGCTAGGTCTTTCATGTTCATCTCCGGGTTCCCTTTCATTAAGAGTTCTTGGAATTTTTCTGTCATTTCCATATACTACTTATTTTGTGGTTTTCGCGGCCACTTGAGCAGTAGGGGTCTGATCAGAAGTAGACGGGGTGGGAGTTGTTTGTACTACCACACGGCAGCCACAGCATCCACCTACTCTAGTGATCAATTCTAACTGCAAAGGGTAAGGCATACCATATCCTAACCCGTTCCATGACCATAATTCTCTATACATGAACATAGTCTTAAATTTTTGATTTTGTTTTTAAGCCTATGAACTCATTTTTTAACTGCGTTGCTATTTTCTCATTCAACTCAAAGCCTAAGAGTTCTATTGAGCCACCTCTCGATTTGAAGAATCCTTTGATCGTTTCATCAACCAAGTCAATATCTACCTCTCCTTTCTCATTCATGAGTCCGTCCAGGAACCACTTGTACTTGCTTGCGTAGTTTCTAAACATTTTCTTCGCTATCTCAGACACCCAACTCAAGCCCATGCCTTTAGCAGTTTTCTCAATAACAGCCTCTACAGACTGCATCAAAAAGTCCAAATCTGTCATTACTTATTCTCCTTTCCTTGTTTCATTTTCTTGTACTCCTCATAAGTCATATTAGAGTAGTTGTTCTTATAGTTCTTAAAGTCTTCTACTTCCGCCTTCTCCTCCTCGACCATCTGTTTCACTGTTGGTTTAGATTTCCGTATCAGTGTCAGCATCTCGGAAGCGTACATCTGTCCTTGCTCAGAAGAGGCATACTCATCGGTGAACTTATTCAGGATAAACTGATTCAGTCCAGCGTTATATGAGTTATTCACGTCTTGAATTTCTTGCAACTTAAAGAGTCCTTCTTGCTCTTCAGGTGACATTGAACCAATCTCTTCCCTTATCTGTGCTAAGATACTACTCCTAATACCGTACAAGGGAGTCTGGCCTCTTTGCTGATTAGGCATCACTTGCCCTCTCATCCTCTGTAAGAGTTCCTCTTTTTCTTTTAAGAGCATTTGCTCCGCAGTCATATATGAATCCATAAACTTTTACCAATTTAAAAGAAGAGGGGACTAAGCCCCTCAACTTGGACTACTACTAAAGTAAGCTCCTACCAGCACAAGGACACTGGCTAGGATACCCTGTTACCGTAGGTGTATCCGGTAAGGTGGTTACACCATAGATACAGTGACAAGTCTTTCGGTCAGTGTAGTTGATCGACGCAATGTCACCGGCAACAACGTCTTTCTCAAGCAACTTCATGCGCAAGTTTGCAATCTCTGCCTCATACGGTTTAGCCGTTTCAAGAACTGCAACACGGGCAGCAACGTTGTCGATCTTCTGATTCAAAGCGAATTTCTCCTGAGTGTCAACTTCCCGAACGTTGTACTTCTCAGAAAGGATGTAACGGGTCAAGTCCAAGTTATCTTGGCATTCTTGTCTCCATGCTTCCCAAGCGGTAGGACCATTCAATCCATTCGCAACGCAAGGGTGACTGTTCATGATTGCAGCGGCCTCAGCAGCGGCAACACCAGCACCATTATTACATCCACAACCACAGCGGTTACCACCGAACAAGTTTCCTAATCCTAAGAAACCTCCGTTGTTGCAACCACAACCGTTATTTCCTGCAAGTCCCAGTAAGGCAGCGCCACCCAATACTGTACCTACTACTCCAAGGGCACGATTACCCCTCTCTTTTCTTTTCAAATAATCTAAATCTTGATCCATGACTTTTGATCATTAAGTTAATAATATAAATACCTACACTTTATGTGTCTTTCTTTACCGTAAAGTTATAGGAAATATCACGGAATTAAGACTGATTATCAAAGCGTTAGTTCAGAGGTTTAATTCTTCTTTTAAACTTTTCTCACACATCTTTACTTGTGTCAGAAGGTATTTACTATTCTTCATGCCTTCTGTCGTTTTCTTCAAAGAGTACATGATTGATGCTTGAGTCCTTCCAAGGTACTTACTGATTTTAGTGATTGAGAAATCTAGGTATTTGCTCAGAAGGTACACTAGTACGTCTCTAGCGTCTACTAATTCTTGAACTCTACTCTTTGACTTGATAACATCTATATCCAAATCAAACTGTTTTGATACTACCGTCTCAATTTTCTCAACATATTCCTTTATAGTCATCATAAATTTGTTTTTGATTTATCAAACGATTTTTATATCTTCAATGTTACAAATTAAACTAGTTTTAACAAATAAGGTAAACACTTGAGTTTATGAAAAGGAAAACATCAGAAAATCAATTAACAAGGCAAGAACAGGTGGTTCTTGACGAGGTTTCTAAACTGCAAATAGAGAAAGAAATCGGTGACGGTTTGTGTTTTCACCTGACACAGTTAACACTCACATCAACAACATGAAGAAGAAAATTAAAGACGTGAACGGCCTATCTCCTAGGACTAAACAAGAATTGATAGCTTATAAGATCAGTACTATCACTGGAAAGGCGTTTGACTTGAAGAAAGTTAGGGAGTATGGAATTCAAGTCCTATTAATCATGATCAACGTCTGTTCCTTGATACATAAGTAGAACGTATCCTATACAAGAGGTAAGTTATCATGCCCATGACGTTAAACAGAAGACTACCTCTAATGTACGAATAGTCATGTACCATGATGCCCGCTTGATAAAGGAGACCTAAAACTAAGTTCAAGAACAAGAAAGTGATCGTCAGTTTGTAATAAATACAGAGTTTATACCTGATAATGTTACAAACGAATTGAGGGAAGAAAATAAGAGAACAACCTGTAAGGATAGAAAGATAATCATGAACAGAAGTAGTGTACTCATCTAGCAAGAATAACACTCCACTAATTAGGTTCCCTAGAACCATAACAAATGGACTGTACATGACGTAAGCTCTTTCAATTATCCTGAAGGTTGTTCTTTTCATAAAAATCTAACAGCAGAACTTAAAAAACGGTTACTTTTTAGGTTTTGTCGGTCTAGGGTCTCCTGGATACCCTCCTCCGATCGGTGGAATTTTAGATCCCTTTGTCTTAGGCATAATCTCTAAATTTTAAAGTTAATATATGTGTTAATTAAATTAATGCGTATCCCTTCGTCTTTTCCTCATTCGCTATCAGTATAGGATAATCTCCTTGTCCTGGATTCTGCAAACTTATCTTAGAACCGAAGTTCACACGTGCAGCCCTTGCGTAAGGTAAAACGGTATTGTCTAACGATCCTAACGGCAGTACCCCGGTTATACCGAACCTATCGAAACAGTAGTTAGGTGCCATGTAATAAGTTCCTCCATCGTTAGGTACTGGATTCTTCTGATTCGTCAGAGTAAGTAACAATTTGGGTTCTGAAATTCTAGAACTACCGTTTCCTGTCATCACCTGTCCTCTAATTGCGTCAAGCCTTTGACTCCAAAGCCTCAGCATACCCGTGGAAATCCACTCCCCATAAATACAATAATTGGCAAACTCATCGAAGTAAACCAAGAATTCAGATTTCTGACTGTCACGATACCCTGTATCATCAGTATATAATCCCGTCCTTGTTCCTCTCTCAACCCAATAACTACTCCTTGACATTAGGTTAGTAGCGTCTAGAACCATTAGCCTATAATCCCAAGGGTCAAGAGTAGTTCCAGTCCCGTACCTGATAACGAAGGCTATATATTTACCATTCCTAGTCAACCATACCTGCCATAGGGTGCAATTACTAAAACTTGCGTCCCAGAACTGTATCTCAAAAGAATCGTCTTCTAATAACCAACCGGAAGAATTTCTCGCCAGTTTGAATCTCATGATTTGAAACACATTTTCACCCTGATTCGCTAAACCAGCGTTGTAAACCCAGGCGGCAGGAGTGTCTTCAAAACTACTGCCCATACCTCCAAAGGTCGTGTTAGAAGTCAAAGATAGGAAAGGACAGATTCCGCCTGATATAGTAGGCACCTTACTACCTAGAACCCTAAAACTAGGATCACTAATTTTCTGATAGACCAGGGAAGTCAACCCTAAAACAGACGACCTATTATAAATGGAAACGATGTAATCACCACATATCTGCGAGGTGATAACGTAGAAATAATCTTGCCCGTCTTCTACTACCTGTCTCACCGTGATAGGAGCAATCGTGTCGTCCTCTGGATTGAAGACTAATACCTTCCTACCGTTTCCAGTGGAAATTTCCGATGAAATAATACCGAAGGTCTTGCTATACGTGTCCCAAAACACTTTTTGCTGTGCGTACATCACAGTACCTTCTACCTTCTCAAGGTAATTACTACCGTCACCTTGAACCGTCTTCTTGTACAGGTAATCGTTTATCTCCGTGTTCCACTCATACACCTCACAGGTGAGTATCCCCCTAGTTGTCTTGTTGGAAGAGTAATACCTAAGCAAATACCTACCGTTAGGAGAAACACAGTACTTTATATTGAAATACCCAGTCGCCTTTATACCGCCTTCTGGACTCCATTCTGTCAGCGATAATTGCTGCCTAGGTACTACTGAATAGCAAGGCACGATGTCCCCTACTTCCCACCGATTAGGGTTAGGGGTAATGTCCAGGTCTACCAACCGGTGAGTCTTCATCACTACTCCACCAGGCAGTCCTACCTGAATTGCCTTAATCTTATTTGGATAGTCAGCGAAAATGGTACTGGAAGGTACCTCAACACCTTTCCCTATAATCGCTTGGCGTATGTTTTCTTTAGTGTCCGCCAGTTTATCTAATTTTTGTCCTATCGTTCCCATGATTCAGCCTTTTATTTATACCCTATCGCAATCCAGTTAAATCTTCTCTCTGTTCCCTCACCGTTAGTGATCTTGAATCCTGACTCTGTTAAATCAGAATATCCCCAGTTCTCTTGTGATCCTAAATCCGTGTAGTCCCACGCTCCAGTGATAGAATAAACTACTGAGAACCTAGTGGGGAAAGTGACATCTTTCCTACTATTACCAGTCACAGTCGTATGCCCCCACTGAATACAAAGGTGATCTATCTCTGCGTGCCCATTATACCCCCAACTAGCGTTGAAAGAAGGAACGTTGGAGGGGATCGCAGCAAGTGCATCTAACTGCGCTTGTGTCACGAACTTATGAGCGGAATCTGTCAAAATGTCAGTCGCCTGGTGAGTATGTTCTAACTTTGCGTAAAGTTCATCAGTTTCTCCCTCTGTTAAAAACCCTTGTTGCTCTATCCACGCCTGGAGTTCTTCTTTCGTGTAGTAGTTTTGGAAAGTTTGGTTTAGTTCGTCTTTCGTGTAATAATTTCCAGGAGTGAAATTCCTTTCATCCCATATTTTATAAGAGTTACTCCCTATCACGTGCATGATGTCACCTTCTGAAGTGACAATCTGAGTAGGGATAGAAGTACTCCCTATGATCAACTTATCGGTGTTATCCACCTTCATGATCTCAACAAGAGTAGCATTAGAGAGATAGGCAGAGAAACCTTTGTTATTCTTCTGGATAATTCGTTCATTGCAGTAGAGATCTCCTGTAAGAGGAAACTCGCTGCCTGCAGCTAACGGGAGGAAAGGTAACTCAGGGAAATCCGTGATCTCACTCACCGTGTGTTTATGAGAAGCATCCCAGCAAATCGGTGCTAGTTCATTCCTGTTAAATGTCACTGTCCCGTTACCGTTGCCTGATACACTGTTCAAGTAAATATCAACACCTTCTGAAGAATAATCATTGATAGGCTGATACTTCGTTGTAGGATCTCCATTCCCTACCGCTAGGAGGACTCTCAACTCCCCATCTCCTGTTAAGTATTTCACCGAAACAGGTTTACCGTACTCCCAGTCAGGTAACTGTGAGAGTGCCGTCTTCGCATCAAGTATATTAGGGTAAACTGATATACCCCTCTTGAAAACTATTTCTGTAACCGTTTCTGCCATGATTCAATTTCTTGCTGTAAATATACAAAAACTTTTCAATAATTCAAATCCAATTTTATAAATATCATTAAGCCGTTATCCTAGCCCCGAACGTTTGAGTGACTCCTTGGAATGTAAAGGTAAAAGTTGCATCAACATTTGGCGGAATTATATTTAGATTGATCGGAACATAACAACCACTTCCATCAAGATTATTGACAATATTTTTGCTCCAGGGAGCGCCCATTGGTATCGGGATATTAATTCCAGCCACAGTAACCACACCATCTAAGGCATAACCGCCTAAATCATCAGTAACACCTACATCTTTCGACATAGATCTACTGAAATAAAAGAATGAACTGTTCGCTTTGCTTATCGTTAATATATCCGTTTCAGACGCTCTGATCATGTTAGGTACGATATTATTTTCAGTAGTACCAGTTCCACCAGTACAAACATAAGGTACAGTAGAACCCCATGAATCTATCGCAGGTGACTTACTGGTGCTCGGTAGCATATTACCCTTATATAGTCTATGTAATATTTGAAGTTCCATACTGACAAGTGCTCGATTGAAATAGGCATACTCCTGAAGGTACCCGTTCCAATAATCAAGAGGAGGAGTGGTAGTTTGAAACGCACGCCCCAACCAAATATGTCCATCCCAAGTCCTATCTCTGTCACTGTAATCAACAGGTCCTCCTAACGGGTGTTCGTCTGGAGTCATAAGGCCGTATTTTTTACCGTTGAGATAGAAATCCAAAGTTCTAGAAGGCCAATCAAAAACAATGATAAGATGATTCCAACCGTTTACTATCCAGTTTGCTGCAGTGGCCTTACATACTTGGTTTGAGTTCCCGTTATACAGTTGAAAACGCATCGCCACCTCTGTCGGGCTACCAACAGCGTCTAACCCCATAGCGTATCCTAGTCCTAAAAGTCCATTTCCATGGAGGACTCCTCCCATGATACCATCATACGTGGTATTCTGGGTACCCATAGAGAAAGCACAGATAGATATTGTGAACGATTCAGTACCCTCAACCACATCAGGAAGACGTATAGCCTTTCCCCCATCTATCAAGTCAAGGCACGTGCTTCCATTGAATCCTGCTGTATAGTATTCCATGGTTCCGCCTATCGTTGCTTCAGGGTTATTCCCGTTCCCTGAATAGTCATTTGTATCACCCCCTAAGGGTAGATACACTGTCGGTCGCAAGTTTAGGAGGGTGCTGATTCCTGCTACCGGCCATACCTTCACACCTTCATACCATGCCTCTACCAAGTTTCCACCTTCAAAAGCGCCTGCCTTCAAGTCTCCTAATGTTCCTAACGTTATTCCCATAGCCTATTTTACCACTAAATATAAAACTCCACTTGCCTGTGTTGCCGGTAAAGCATCGACAACTTGAATGTCAGTCACCTTCTTCGTTGAAGTTGATTTCACGTACCCTTCCATAATGGTACTCACATTCGCCCATACAGGGGCTCCCGTGCCTGATGATTTCAATATCTGACCAGAAGTACCTGCTGATGTCGGTGCGTATATAGAGGTGGTGGCTGCATTAGTTGCAGATAAGAAAGTCCAATTGTTTCCATTAACACCTAGATTTCTATCATACACGCTTGTATAATTTCCAGCAGTACCGCCACTGGCATATCTCAAAGGCTTGTCTAGATTACGTGCATCCCACATCCTGTAATGCACGCCATCGACTTTATTCGTGCTTACATAATGTAATACATCAGAATCATTGGTTAAAAGGAATACTCGCATACCGCTTGAATAATTCCCTACTGATATATGCCCAGGATTATCTTTCGTTACTGATATTGCACTATGAGTTCCAGAGTTATGCGTGTACCTTAATATTTGGTTTGCAGTGGAATCAATTGGTCCAGTCATAGTACCCCCGGCCAGTGGTAAATATCCAAGCAAATCAGCTGAAGTGAGGAGCTTGACATCAGAACTAGTAGTACCAAAATATACACCGTCACTCTTCAAAAATAAATATTTACTACCAGAATAATTATATAGATAAGTACCCTTACTTGATAGGAAACCGACTGCACCATTAGCGGTTCCTGCGAGATTAAATCGCACGAAACAGTCAGTTCCACCTGAGACTGAATTATTAATAATTAGAGGCACGGAGTTTGCTGCTGATATAGTTCCCCCAGTCAAGGGCAAGTAACCACCCAAATCCGTCAGTGTTGCTACCCTTACCGTGTTTCCAAGTGAGGATCCGGTGTAAAGTCCATCTGACATTAACACCATGCAACGGTTATTGTCTGATCGTTGAATGAATGCACCTCCACCAGAATTACTCCAACCGATTAGGAATTTATTCGCCCCCTTCACCCTGAACGTTTGAATCACGTCAACACCCGAAGTGTCAGCGTTATTAACTGCAAATCCAGCTGATCCAACTGGACTAATAGTTAATGAGCCTGATACAGTTCCTCCAGTTAAAGGCAAATAGGCAGTACTGTCCAAGGACCCGTCTCCTTTCAAGAATTGTGACGATGAACCACCGTTGACGATGTATTTCCCTGCCCTGTGATTCACCCATCCTGCGCCTGAGTTCCACCATTCAAGGTACCCACTGCCTGTCGCTAGTGCCGCCTTATCTGCGGGCATCCTTACAGGCACATAAGTCGTAGGTACTCCTAGATAAAGCCCGTTGCCTTGATGTAGAACGGTGTATTCAGTCATGGTAACGGCTTCCTTGGCCGTGTACGTTTTATAGGCACCAACTCCCAATGTCAAATTACCATCTGTAATCTTCAAGTAGGTAGGAGTCCCAGATCCGGCTAAAGGCACGTTATAACCTGATGAACCAATATTGGGATTCACAAATTTATACAGTATCAGAGCACCACTAGAATACTCAGATCCTAGACCAACATTTGACACTCCACCATAATACAAACCGTATCCCAGTTGACCACCGGTGGTATTTCGGGTGTAGCCTACCAGCATACTGTCATTCGATTGAATTCTCCCTGCCGAGAATATACCGTTGGTAGGTACCTTTACCGCATCAGCACCGTAATTACTGGAAACAAGCAAATCACCTATCTCTATCCCTCGTGCTGCTCCTGAAATGGTGGCGGCTATCTTGTTATTAGTGTCTAATCTAAAATCAACACCCGTATTACCGAACAAATATCTATTAGCGGAAACATTAGCTATATATGCGTCTTTGAATGCCCACGATGCAGTACCTAATGTTGATACACCTCCATTAGCAATAGATACAGCCACATTAGGGAGAAGTCCGCTCCCAGTGACTCTGGTATAATTATAAGAAGTTCCACCTAATCCAACAAGTGCTGGATAACCATTACTGTCCAATGACAACGCAGCCACGTTCTCATCTGCGGTCACGACTCTCTTCCAGTTTGATGAATCACCATATCCTAGGTTATTGGGAGTTCTGAAGTACATGTAACGAGTGCTACCTGCAACATTATGATTAACGTCAAAGGCGAGTTGAGGTTTTAAAACCTCCGATCCATAACTGGTGAAGGCATTTGTATATAATTGGAATACTGATCCATAACCCATTCCAGTAGGGGCATTAGTTAATGCTCCTATTTGATAATAATTGAGTAACGCCTTGATATTATCATCACCATTCAAAATAGTATTCAAATCTTGGTTACCGGAACCGACTTGCATTCCCACGAATCCATAAGTCCACCTAGCGTTAGGTATAATAGATTCCCAGTTGGATTCATCTAGGATCTTGTAATCCGTTGTTCCTTTGGTGTGAATCAGATCAACATTTCCACTTCTAATTTTGGTAGTTCCCATCGCACGACCGAAATGTGCTAACTGAGTACTTTGTGTCCAAACCAAAGCATTTCCACCTGCATCATCTAGTGACCATACTGAAGGAACTCTCATTGATGTACCGTAGAACCTATACTGAGCGGTATTATATTGAACATCGCCCACTCCTATCCATGCAAATTCAGCAACATCAGCATTACCGTAACTTCCAAATCTAATTCTAGATGCTGGTGCACTATTATTTGACCACATGATACTTCGTTCCCACCCCCCGGTATTGACCATGTCGATTAACAATGATCCAGTTGCCGTCACGTTGAATGGACCCACGTTGAACTTTCCCGCAGTGAAACTGTTCGTTCCAGTAAACGTGTTGTTCCCTGATTTGGTCGCTGGATCGACTAACTCTGTCTTCGTCCAGTACCGGGCGTCTGATTGCGTCTTCGTGTAGTAGTTCGTCAGGTCGCCTGAAGGGACGTACCCTTCCAACTCATCGGCAGTGACTACCCGTTTCCACCCTGCGACACCGTACCCTGCCTTCCCACTAGTGCGGAACCACAGGTGGTTGGTCTTCTGATCGGTGTCTGACGTGTGAATGATGTCAAAGGCGAGTTGGGCGTTTAGATTGGTGTAATCTTGCAGTCCTAACTGATACACTGTACCGTAGGAGAATCCTTCTGGAGCGTTCGTCCAATAGGTTAAATCTGAATAGTTCGCTGCTGCACCACCGTACAAGAGGTCACTGTCTAGGTTCACGGCAGCATTGAGCTTCCTCACTTCAAACCCTCTAGCGTAGAAGATAGTGGGAACTTGATCAATCACCCAGTTTTGAGTGGCTATCTCTCCTGACTGCGTTCCCGTGAATATTTCTAATGCGTCACTCTTCGGTGAATAATATAAGGAAGATTTCGAGACCCCTGCCTGTGTTGACACGAACATACCAGGGTATCCCGTGTCATCAACCCCTAATTTCACCTTGTACCCTGTCGTTGACGTGTTCAAAGTTAGGGTTTGCTCAACTACTGGATTTACCCTGTTCGCCTTGCTGTCAGGATCGAAGGAATGAGCCGTCCAGATCTTGTAGGGAGTCGTGCCTTCAAGGTGGTAAAGGTCTTTACCTTCTGCCGTGCTGAACTTCATGTCCTGCACGTTCACATTCCCTAACACGATGTTCCCTCCCGCAGGGTCTAATATAGTCCTCGATGATGAAGAAGACACCTCATAGTACAACTTCGAGTTCGTCCCTAATGTCACCGTGTCCTTGAACTTCACTGCTTTCGAGAAGTCCGTCACGCTCTCTACCCTGATCTTCGAGGATGCGCCTAACTGGATGACTTCCTCTCCATCGAGAGTAGCACCTTGCAGGACTTGCATATAGTTCCCCTTGGAGTCTTGCACGTAGATAGGCTTCAAGGTCTTCATGTAGATCTTCTGATCGAGGTAAAGGTCTCCCGTGACGTGTTTTCCCGATCCAGCGGAAAGAGGTAAATAGGTGTCTCCTATCTCGTTCACCTTGGTGGAAAGTATCTTCCCTTGCTCTGCAGACAGTACCTTACTCGTTCCTCCCGTGACTAGATCGTCTATGATGTCAGCGTGATAAAGTACTTCTGACGAGTCAGAAACACGATAAAAAGAAGGTGCCTTAACATCACAAGAAGCAACTATCCGGTTTGGACTCCCCATCCTGTGACTATAATACATGAAGTATGCGTTCTTACCCCCCATGATAACATCTTTATCAAGTTTGGGGTTAATGAATGATGAGTTCTTTATATCAAGAATAAACCCATCATTAGAACCACTATAATCTCCAAGTATTATACCGTTCGTGTTGGTTGTAATAACAGAATACTTAGTCCCATCTCTATCTATCTCTGGTATCGCTGATAAGATACTATCAGCTTCATCCATGGATAATTCTAAACCACCACTTCCAAACCTCATCTTCATGGTTGAGTCAGCGATCTCTGGATCTAACTTGAAACTTAACGGCCTATTATACGGTACTATGTTAGTCGTTTTCAACCGTTTGGTAGTGGAGTCCCAGGTGACGAACATACCGTCCACCATGTTCACTTCCTCGTCACGCAAGGCAAGTGGCCAGATGTTCCCGACTTCTCCCGCCTTGAACCTCTTGTCTGACTCATCGAAGACGATCTGGTAGTTAGGCAAGGTGCCTCGGTCTATCTCTATACCGGCTATCCCTTTCGTCACCCCTGCCCCTACTTCTCCTTTGTTGATCAAGAGTAGATTATCGTTGACCTCAACAGTCTCTGCCTGTGATATAAAGGTGTCACCTTCTTGCGTCACGTTACCCTTAATAGTGATGTTGCCTAGGGTAAGTCCAGCATAGTCAGTGTCTCCTGCGTTCCTGAGTTCCAAGTCTCCTCCCTTGCCTTTCAGTTTGGGACCGTTGGACGTTGAATCAACTTGAAAGGTAGGTGAGGTAGTACCCGTGTCCGTGTTCTGGACGTGTGACTTACCTTCCAACTCAACTAAGCGATCATCAGTCACTGAACGCCAAGCGTCCACTACTTCTTTCCAAGCATCCGTCACTTCTATGTAATCATCAACCTTCTTGTTTAAGGCTTCCGTGTACACTTTCAACGTCTGAAAATCTTCATCGTCTGCGAGTATCCTACACTTGCCTACACCGTCAGCAATACCTATCGCCAGGAGTCCCCTCGTCTCACTACCTACTTTATAGGTGGCGACTGCAGGTTTACCTACTGACCAAGTCAACGATTGCAACTTACTGATAGCGGTGGCCCGGTTCGTGAAAGGCGCCAAACTGCGCAAGAACTGTATGTCAATAATCTCGTTTTGCATTTCTCTTTAACTAAAAGTTCCTCCATCAATTCTTTTCACCCTCAACGCCTTCTCCTCAACCACGATAGACGAGTTGTCCACCGTCACGTCTATCTTCGCCTTGTAGTTCGTCAAAGTTACTACCGTCACGTTCCCATCTATCAATTCCTTCACCTTGTAAGTGTCGATCAGATCCTTCAAGATTTTACCTTGAGCCGCAGAGAGCGGGAGGATCGTTGAAGTCGTGGTCAAGTTATTGACTATCGAGGAGCGTAAGAGAATCGGGTTTCCAGTATCGTCTATGAAGGTGATATTGCTTACTTCCTTCGTCTCACGGTCGTAGTCGTACCTGATTGCGTGTACTTCATAGGAAAGGTAATTCGCTGAGGATGTTCCCTTGTTCGTTAAGAATGTCCTGTACGTCACGACAAAGTTACTCTCTGATGTTCCCATGTCGATGTCTCCTATGTACAAGGTAGAATCGAGTAACGCCTGAGCACCGTCCGTCACGTCAACTTGGACACTTACGTGTTTCAAGGTGCCTTCTATGAACTCCTGTGTCAAGGGTGGTAACTGCTCCGTCAACTGATTGATGAGTGACGCCGTGGATGAGTCTCCTTCTACTTTCTTCAAGTGCAACTTCCTCAAAGAGTCGATGACGGCCTGGATGAAGTCCATTGAAGGGAAGGGTATCCACTTCTGTTGCTCCTTGCTGTAGTACTTCAAGGCAACATCCGCTGTCTCACCTTCATCGTACCACAGTATCCTTTTATCGTTAGGCGGGGTGGTACCGAAAGCGATTGCCGCTATCTGTCCTAAATTCTTAACCCGCTCCGTGTAGTTATTCATAATAGTTCGTGTTTATGTGGTTTAAAACGTTGTCCGTGGTGTCCTGGTAGTAAATCGGGTTGATGTTACCAGCGTTGTCCACTATCACTTCTCCTGTTAGGTCCCTCATGATGAACCCCCGTAACCTAGGGTACGAGGTTGAAGGTACCGGTATATCAGCGTGGGGCGTGAAGTACTCTTCCGGTAACACCTTGATACCGTCTTGTGATCGTACTATCGTGAATAGGTCTTCCCACTGAACTTTCGTGTCTGTCCAGTTACGGAAGTCAAACGCTTGAGACACCTGCTCCTGTATCGCCATCCTCAAGTCATCAGAATTGATGTTAGAGAAGTAGGACACCCTGAAATCCATATCAACGTAAGTCGCCTGGATGTTCCTTATCTCGATAGGCGCACCTGCGTCCAAACCGTTCGTCACTGTCTGCTCTTTCAACGACAAGTAGAACTTCGATTTAGACAAGAGGTAGTCTATCTCCTCTTCCGTCAAGTCTACACCGTTCACCGTCATCACCCCTAAAACGGACTGTCCTGAGGCGTTTATACCGATCTTCTTCACGTCTAGTATATTCGTGTTCAAGGTCTGGAAGACAGATTTAATCTTGTCCAAGGTATCGAAGGCGAAGTTATTGAAGTTCTGGAGTATCCTATTACGCAAGGAATCGTCAGACTCAACGTCTACACCTCCTTCCGCTGGCACCTCGTTGATGACGTACTTATGTCCAGAAGGAGTAGGAGTAACCCTGTTAATCGTGTTCGCTGGAACATTCGTTGACGCCCCCAAGTCATTCGATTTCAGTTTAACGTAATCATACCCAGATTCTCCCATGACGAAAGTTTCTTCCAACGAGAAGGTGAACCCTCCAGTCGATGCGAAGGTAGTACCTCCTACTGGGTAAACGGTACCAGGGTCAGCGACTATCTTAACCCAAACGGATGAGCCCCGGTCTTTCTGCCTTGATGACACCCCCGTTCTCATCGCTACCCTATCGAGGTACTGCCCGTAGGCGTAATCTGGGAACATCTCAGATTCTACTAGTGCAATATCTTTCACTGTCTTCTGTGAGATCTTCCCTATACCGTATCCTACTCCTCCTAGGACTGAGTTGTCAGAGACCTTTGATACCTTCCCTGCTGACTTGTTAATCACTCCTTCCAAGAAAAGTTGCTTGTATTCCTCTACCGTGTATATCTTAGTTTCCATTGATCGTCTGTTTTACTTCGTTACCTAATTGTGAGATCAGTTGTACCTCGATAGAAACCCTGTCTCCCTCGTTGTCTATTGATACTATGTTAAAGGTACTGATCGTGTCATCAGACCCTATCGTTGCGTATAACTGCCTAATGAAAGTAGGCATCATGTTCAGTACCACGTTCTTGTTAGAGATAAGTGACTTGTCTAACCCCTGAGAAGGTATCTCTGGGTTGTCATTCTTCAATAAGCCTATCAGTATACCACAGGCCTGATAGAACGTGTCTTGCGGTTGGAGGCAAAGTATGTCTCCCTCCGTGAAAGTGATCTTCTTGCAGAGGTCTTTGCCTAATAGGTTCTGACCCGTGTTGTTGTCAACCACTGATTGCAGCACCATTCCTTCGTTCTCAACACTAGACGAGAAAGTCAACGTGGTACCACCCCTCAAGTCGTAATCCCTCTCCTTGATCTTGTTCCTCATCAGTATGTCGAGTGCCCCTTCCTCATGATCATCATACCCTACTTCCGTTGATAGGTTCTCAAACGTCTGGTTCTGCCGTAGGATGATCTCAACCTCCATGCCTTCTTTGAACTTGCCTTTCACTAATGATGACCTCAACCACCTATCGTAATTGTCCATCATTTGCAATGACGCAACGCAATCCTCAAAGTAATCTATAATCTCGAAGTCGGAATAGTTAGTGAGCATATTCCTACCCTGTGATACCTTCTGATAAACGACTGGTACCTTCTTAACCAACGATTCTAGGAGATCCATGCCTGTTTTAGGGTAGTCACCACCGTTAGTGTAGTAGTACACTATATCCTGCTGATACGATGAAACCAGGCTCACGAAGTCCTGGAAGAAACCTTGAAGGTCAAAATTAATCAGTTTCGCTACTCTTTCTACTGGTTTCATCTCAACACGTTTTGAAGTATAACATTCTTCGTCTTGTTCACGGCAGACGTGATCACCTTCTGTGACGTTCCCAACGCTACTTTCGTGAACCTTTCTGCGGTAGTGAGGTTGATAGGGGCGAGTATCTTCAAGGTCAAGGAGTAATTCCACATCATGTTAGTGGAAAGGTCTTGTGATCCTTCGAAGTTCATGACCTCACATAAATAGGATTCTCCTAAGGGAAAGTTATGAAAGTATAACCTGTTAGGGAGTCCTTTTGAATCGTTCTCATTTGATCTCTTGCATATCTCTTGCAGGACTTTAAACGTACCGTACCCGTTCTTAATCGTTGATGACAATTCAGGGTTAGGATTTTTGCGGAGTGCAGTGAAAACCGTTTCTTGCTGGCGTACCAATATCTTAAACGCCCTACCGAATGATCCTTTGATCGTCAGGTCTTGCGGGGTAAACCCAGTCCCCCGTACCACTGTCACCCCGTTCAGTGTCTTGTCTATTGTCTTGATGTAGGGTTCTGACTTGACTATTGAGTTGGGGTTTATGGGGAAAGTCAAGTAATCCAGGATGTTGTCAGACGAATCTGTCAACTCCACTGAGATCATGTACAACTCAAACTCCTTGGGGTACATGGTGTGAAGTGTCGCCCTCACCGTCTTATTACCTATGTCTCCCACGGAACCAAGTAAGTTTTCTATTAAGTCAGAATTTATAGACATTTCCTTAAATTTAAGATCATAAAGATAAGGAAAGTTTCTTAAACTTCAAAAGTTTTTAATAAAAAATGTCCCGGTGTTATCACAACAAGCGGGACGGTTCAAAATAAAAAAGTATATTTATAAAAATTTTGACTTCAGTCGCTATGACTGTTTAATCTTTCTTAAACAAAGCGGACAATTCTGCTCTTAACTCTTCCGTGTTAGTACATTGATTCTCCTTCGGCCTTTCTTTCACTTCTTTCTTGTTGTCCTTCACCACTTCAACGAAGTACAGGTTATAAGCCTCAGGAAATTCCTCTTTCAAGCGAGCGACCGTAGGGATATTCTCCAAGACACAAGAGACCTTATTCCTCAACTTAACGTACTTCTTATCCAACTGCATTAAGTCTTCTAATTTCTCCTTGTACTTCTGAAAATAGGGATATTGCATGAACTGCTCCTTTAACGAGACACCCTTTCCTTCATAATCGAAGAAAGAAGGTGCGTTCACCGATAACCACGCCTGGTTAAAATCTCTTGAAAACTGATAAAGTTCAGGGTACTTATTACTGTCTATGATTTCTTTCATCATTACAGAACTCGTCTTTGAAAACACGGAAGGATACTTGTCCCATACCTTCCGAACGTCATCAGGCAACAAGTACAAGAAGAAGTCTTCGACTATACTACCCATTTCCTTCACCGTGCTCTCAATGTCCTTTTTAAGAGGTTTCAGGAGGAGTCTCTTTATCTCCTCCCGTCTACTGTCTGTTAGTTTTATTGCCATTTCTTTTAAATTTAATCGTTAAGGTGCGACATACATACAGTAGTGAGCTGCCTTCCCTAGGGAGTAATCTGACCTGAACTTCAAGTAGTAGTCATACGACTTCTTGATCTTCACCCGTGCCTCCTGAGGGTTGCATCCCATCTTAATAGCTGCCTTTATCAACTGTTCTACCGTGTATGTCTTTTTCATAACCTTCAACTGTTTAATGATTTATTTCAATACACAAATATAACATTTATATGTCTAACTACAAAAAGTAATCAGTAAATTTTCACCTACTGACTGTTAAACTTTGTTAAGAAGTAGTGCCCTTATCTGACAGCTCCTTCCTCTCGCCTATCCGTTTCAACGCCTTCAAGAGATTCTGCCTAACCGTGTTGTCTTCAACGATCACGGCGTCTTCTGCCTGCGGGTACTTCTGCCTCTCATGCTCAACCAAGTCCTTCGACTTCCTCTCGAGGTCTAATATGTCATAATTTGAAGCGGAAGGGTATATAGGTTTCGTCTTGAGGTCATCGTTCTTCCTGAACCCGTTCCATTTAGCGTAGAAAGAATAGGCGAGACGATCCATGAAGTACTGAGAGTTAAGTCCTAACCTTGACGATATACGTGAAATCACCAACTGCTGGATAGTCAGTCCTTGCAGGAGTCCTGAATCTCTCATGTAATGGTTTATAGTCGCCTCAACGTCAATCTTCCCTGAGACAGTCAGTTTCAGTTCCTCACCTTCTACCTCCTTCCTCGCCTGTTCAAGTATCCCCCTTATCTCTTTCGATATGTTCAACCTCATGGACAGACCAGCGTTCTTGTACAACTCGTAGAGGTCAATGAGGAGGTAATTCAGTTTGTTGAGACGGGACTTTTTCACCGAGATTGATAGGTCAGAGAGGTCCTCTCTCCATTTCTTCCTCATGTCCTGTACCTCTTCATAATGCTGCAACTGAAATTTCCTTATCTCCCGAGGATGAACCTTTTCTCCTTTCTTCTTCAAGACAATGGATATTTCAGTGGCGGTGAGGTCTTTTCCTAACATCTCGAGGATCTGATCCTTGTATATAGTCATGATCTCGAAAGGAGTCTTCTGACCGTCTGGCAGTATGCCTAGGGCAGATTCCAACTTCGTCATCTCTTTCCGCATGACTGAGTACTTCTTGTGACGTTCAAGGTATTCCTGTCCCTCCTCTTCTTTTATCTTGTGAAGGTACCCTTTGAACAATGGTAGTGATAGATCGAATTTCCTATTTAAGAAGGTTACTACTCGATCCTGTTCCGTCTCATCCCACTCCTGACGCAACTTGTTATACCTGACCCGTGCCTCTTCCATCTCCTTCTTGTTCCTCACCCTGACGGGCCCTTGAACGGTAGGTGCCTTCTCCTCTTTCACCTTCTTCTGAAACATATCCTTTGATAACTTCGCCATACCTAGTCTATTTTCCCAAACCTTCTCGATGTCTTCCTCTTGTACTTCTTGTAATCGTCCTTTAAGTCGTTCAAGTCCCTATACAGTCTCAACACGTGGTGAGTGGGGTAAAGGATGCAAGGGAAGAGTAGTAAGCATACAATTAGTAGTTCTATTTCCATAAAAGTAAATTAGGAGGGACATTTTATCCCTCCACTGATCATGATAACTATTTTAGAAACTCCCTGCCTCTGCCTTCCCTTCTTGCAGAGGATTTTCTTCTGGGAATAACTCGTAAAGAAGTTCCTCGAGCATCTCAGCGCCTTTCTCATAACGTGACTTTTCACATTCCAACTCTATGATTTGCTCGATAGGAAGCGGGTAGTACCCTTTAACGCAATCCAACTGCGCTTCAATCTCCGATACTTTTTTCTTGTTTGAAATAATCCTCTTCTGCAAAGAGAGGGACGTCTCCTTCAACCTTAATCGGTTTGTCTGCTCTTTCAACTCCGGTGATATTTCCACCGCCTCCTGAGAGAGTCTTTCCTTGTAACTTTTTCCTGATTCTTTCATGAATTACTAATATGTTTGATAAATTAAATTCTACATTCCCTTCTTCAACTGCCCTGTCCATGAGACCAAGTATCAAGTGACCGGGTAACTTATACTTCGTCTTGTCACCGACATACGTCTTAACAGAGTCAGAAGTGCCGACTACCTTCTTCTCACAATCGAGGAAGAAGTACTTCCTTTGAGGAGACCTAACCAAGACTCCCCTCAATCCCCAGCCTTTCCTCATCAACATACTGAAAAACAGGTTTAGGTCAGTATCACTCACTTCTTTCGTGTCTTCGCCTAAACTGAACTTGTAACCGTTGTAATGATCCTCCAAGAATTTAGAGAGTACTACCATGAGTTCATTTCTTCCAGTAGGTTTACCGTGTAACTCGAAAAGTGCTAAACTGTCATAATTCGCCCTACAAGTTAGGAAGAGTGACTTGTCACAGAAACGGATATAGTAGTACCCGTCTTTCACGGTTTTAGGAACCGTGAAATCCATTCCTTTCAAGATGTTAAGGAGGAGTGGTAACTCCTCTTTGTCGATGTGTTCACCCACGATGAACTTCACTCCTACTATTTCCTCGTTCATGGCCTTAACGCTTTATCCATCACTACCCCTAGGATCATCTCGTAATAACCGGAAAGGCACGTTTTCACTACCTTCCTCAACGTTTCTTCCAAGTTTGAAATGTCAGAACGTCCTAACACCTTCTGCGCCCTGGTGACATAGGGTACATCTCCGTACTCTACTTCTAATAAAGAGGTACCTAATTTTTCTATGACTGACACCCTCAAGGTGTTCTTGTTGATGTCCTTCGATTGATATACTAGTACTGACCCGTCAGACCAGACTTTCTTCTCCTGAGGGAGGCCATCGAGTATGTCCTTGTACCCTCTCTCCTTCAAGAATTCTTTCACTATTTCTACTGTTTCCATTCTCTGATAGTTTGTTTTGTCATGTACAAATGTAACAATTATATTTGAGACTTGCAAGTTTTATCACCCTTCTTTTTCTTCCTGATCTCCTTCAATTCTTCTCTCCACATTTTCCTGATCAGATCCCTATTGTCTCTCGTGTTTTCTATACATCTTGAAACATCTGCACCAAGACAAGTTAATCTAACGATAGAACTGATCTCTAACGGTATATTCCCATCACGTCCATGGTACTCAGGGTCTATCTCATCGTAAATGCCTGCAGCGCATAAAAAGTAGGTGTAACCTTTGTTATCAGGTCTCCACAAGGTGAGTGAACGGTCCTTCGCCTTCGTGTTCTTCAAACTGACGATGTAGTACTTCTTTTTCATTCTTTCGGTGTTACGATTGTTCCCAGTAAATGCTCATTTCCCTCGTAAGGAATCCATTCTCTAAATGTTAAACCACCCACGGTGTGAATGTATCCACCTCCAACAAATGCGTATTGACACAATTCCCAATAAGTAGATTTTACTAGTATCAAGTCAAGTGGTTTAATCACGTGTTCTTCCTTCAAGTCCTCGACCTGTTTGGTTTCAGGATTCCACTTTTTACCGTCCTTCCTTAACTCCCCGGTTAACATGGCTATCTCTGAGGAGGTGGAGGGTAAAATATCACCTTCTAAGATCGTTTCACTCTCTATTTTTAAACAATTATTTTCCACGTTGAATAGTGCATGGTATTTTATGGGGTTGCTAACATTGGCTTTAAATGACTTGTATATGAATATATATATGTGTGGATACCCGTCATAATGAATGGTCAAGTAATCCCCATCCTTCCAAGTCAAGTATTCTGGGACTACTAGTTGTAAATCCAATTTAGTTCTCCCTCGCCTCCATGATCGGGTTCAGTATACTACATACTTCCCGTATCTGGCTCCTAATCTTGATCATGTTTTGACTTATCAGGTCTTGCAGGTTGTTATTCACTTCCCAGTAGGAGAGTAACTTGCCTTTCAAGCAAGACAATCTTTGCTGATCTTCTAGACTGATACAGTCCTTCTCATCACTGGCCAACAACTCGTCTAGGTAGGTCAAGTACTTCCTTATCATTTCACTCAGTTCTTCCATGATGTCAACTTTTAGGCAGTAGGTCTTCGTTCCCTTCAAGGAGGATAGCCTCTGCGAACATTTCATCATTGAGACCGTGAACACGTGAGCTTGAATCTATGTAGGCGTACAAGTTCAGTTTCCAAGGTTCATCCGCCTTATTCCTAACTAGGATCGGTGTACCAGCAGGCACGGTGCCAGGGAAGGTAGATTGGTTACTGACGTGTCCCGTGGCGGTGTTCACTTTTATGTTGTACCTTGTTCCCAGTATCCTAAACGCCTTTTCCGTTTCTTCTCCCGACAATTCCCTGATCAAGGCGGTACCACTCCCTAAATCACAGTACCAAGTAGTACTAGTACGGCAGAAAGGATTATCACCACCACTGAAAACGGCAACCATAGATAGGCGGTTGGTGTTATCGTAATTCTTGAATATCATGTAGTACTCCTGCGGGTTGTGAAGTGTACCGTTCTCTCCTCTATCGTGAAGTTTCATGAACTTGAGCCCGTACATTTTGCCAGGTATTAGTGCCCTTTGATCTGTCGTTTCCACTTGTACTTGCGGTATGTCACACTCAAAAGACGCGGGGCTGATGTAGTACACTTCTTCTCCGTTGTTGCTTTCTAGTAGTCCTATGATAGGAGCGTCTACTTCACCTTCAGGTGTCTTGCGGTCAGTACACAGTAGGCGGATTTTCTTGCCTAAGGCGTTTATCACTTGATAGTTAGGTGCTTCACCTTTCATTATCTTCTCCCCCAACTGAGGGGTGAACTGTAATCTTATCTTCCTTGTTTCCATGTGGTTATAGTTTATCTCGCTGCTCCTCTCAGGATCGAACTGAGTCAACTGAACGAGAGTCTGAGGGTGTGTAAAATTAAATTGAAGATTATGAATCGCTTCTGCAAAAATCGGCGTCTTTATGCAGGAACCCGTTCAGTATGCAACCGTTACATCAAGGAGCAAAGTAGGAAGCGTCTGTTTCCCAACAGGTTTGATGCTTCCTTTACTAGTTGTGTCAAACATAAAATTAAATATCAATACTCACTAACATTTAACTTCGTAGTCCCACCGAGAATCGAACTCGGATTTAAGGTTTAGGAAACCTCCGTTCTATCCGTTGAACTATGAGACTGATTAAATTACACTATTTATGCAAATATAATGATTATATTTTAAACTTCAAACGGGGAAGGGACATTTTTCAGTCCCTAACCGCTATGAAATCTTCGGGATGTCTCTCTTATACGATGACCAAACTCCGCCTTCACTGATGATCAACCAGTCATCTGCCCAAAAATCGTTGCCTGAAGGAGTGTAGTTTGAAATCATACCCTTGTGAGTCACAACGATTTGGTGGTTATAAGACAGTTCCCCTTCGCCTTCTTCTTCAAACATCTCTTCGAAGACTTCTTTCGCTACCTTCGGGAGACTTCTCATACTCTGGATTGAATCTTTATCAACTTTCGCTGGTACTTGTGCGAAGATGAAAGTGTCAGTGTCCCACGCTCTTCTTCTCGCTGCTATCAAGTTCTCACGTAGTGCAGGGAGTAAGTCTTCAAATCTAATCGGTTCAGACTTAGGTGCTTCTTTCTCCTTTTTCGGTTTCTCTTCATTCCCTTTCCCAACGAAGATAGTCCAACCGAACTCAGGTAGAGTATTCATTACCTTGATAAATTCAGGTATCAGTGTGTTGTTCTCATCGTACACCACGTTATCTTTCAAGTACACGTATTCATTACTTGCCCATGCGTCTAAATGAACTTTTTCACCTCTAAGTAAAGCCTGTTTTGCAAAATCTCTATTCATATCTTTTTGATTTATATTGTCTTATTTCGATATACAAATATAACATTTATATGTTAGACTACAAAAAGAAATCGGGAAAATTTTCATTCCCGACCCAAAATTTTTCAAGCCTTTCCGGTGTGGCCGAATCCACCACTACCACGATCGGTGGTGTCTAATTCTTCTACTACTTCCAACTGGGCTATCGCCACTTCTTGAAAGACGAGTTGAGCGATCCTCTCTCCTGACTTGATCTCAACGTCACATGATGAGTTGTTTATCAACACGATACCGATTTCTCCACGGTAGTCTGAATCCACCGTCCCAGGAGTGTTTAAAACGGTAACTCCTTGATTCAATGCGAGTCCAGAACGAGGGCGCACTTGTGCCTCGTACCCTTCCGGTAGTTGAACCCTTAACCCTGTACCCATCAATCTTCTCTGACCAGGTTTCAGTACTACTCTTTCTTCTCCTCTCTCATAAAAGCGGACGTCCATGCCTACTGAACCGGTGGTCTTATACTCTGGTACCCCATACGGACTATCACACTTAATTTTTACTTTAACGTTTTTCATGTGTTCCTAAATTATAATTTTCACTACTACTGAATTTTAATTCTATACCTACTTTCCTTCTATTCCCCTTCACGTTTGAGTTCTTGAGTAGTAGAGTCAGTTCTACACTCCGCTAGCATCTTTCCATAATCGTCAAGAACATCCTGAACCGTGTACGTGGGACAGGCCTTCATATTAGGAAGCCACGTGTCTCTCTTCATCACGCATCCTTCTCCTCCAGGCAGTACTATCCTACCTACTGTCTTCCACTCATGTATCTTACTGAAGTCAAGTACACCCCTCACCTTCGTGTCTTTCTCATCGTCTCCTGACCAGAGTAGGATGAAATACTCATACTTGCTGAGGAACCAATGTGAAGGAGTAGGCTCTTCTTGATAAAGGATTGACCTATTGGTGATGTCCAACTCGTTCATGCACTTCCCTTCGATCGGGCAGTTGTACAACTTTCGTGATCCTAGCGTCCCCTCCCACGAACCGCAGGTCTTCCGTCAAGAACTTGTAGGAGTAATGAGACAATTCACTCGTGAAAACCAAGTCACCCTTGTAATCAGGCAAGAGCATGTAGAGTCTCTTGAGGTACTCCTTGAAAACCTTCGAGTATTCTCTTATCTCTACTATCATGCCTACTTTTATGTCTTCTTTCTTAAACATACCCTTTCCTTGTTAATAGTCCAACTTTTTACTTTTCTTGAGTAGTTTCTCGTGTTCTCTCTCATTCTTTTTCCATTCCCTGCGTCTTCGCCTTTCTGCCTGTTCCTTCCGTTTCTTGTCCCTCTTCTTCTTTTTAGAATCAATCTCATCCAGTATGAAATTCCTTCTCCTAACCTTACATATAAGGTAGGCGGAATCTTCCCTAAGTTCACTTATGAAACCACTACCGTAAAAAGTAGGGTAGTGGATAACGTAATCATATCCCGTCCTCTCTTTCAAGGCATCACAGTACTCAACGATGAAGATTCTTTCTCTCGCCTTCTTCCTCAGTTTCTTTAGCAATTTGACTTTCATGTCATTTCTCAAGTATTAACGGGTTCTGGCCTTCAAGTTCTTGTATCCTAGTTTCTAAATTGTCTATCATCTCTTTCAAGGCACGACCTTGCCTTGCGTCTAAAACGGTCCCTTCATTCTCATACTCTTGCGTCAGGTTATTCCTGATGTCAGACTTGAAAACCAACGGTTGAGTGGTAGACAATGACACCTGTATGTTACCGTCATCTCCCTTCTCAACGTTGTAAATAGTAGGGGTAGTGAGAATGGAGGAGGCATCTGCGAACTTGTAGCAATAAAGTTTCGCCTCCCGTCCTGACACTATGTTCACACCGCAAACCATGTTATAGATGTACTTCACACCGTTTTCCACGATCATCACGGGCTTGCCTGTATTAACGTGATTGTAGAAATCATCCCAGGAGATAGTGTTAGTCCTCTTGATGTCGATGAACATGGGATCGTAAGAAGGAAACTGCACTTCCTTATACTTACCGTTGTCTGATAAGAATTTAGACCCGTTTCCTTTATTTAGGAAAGTGATGTCAGGTTCTAATTTCCTGTCTAACCTTTCTAAATCATCAATGAGAACAACAGAATTAGATGTGATCGTGATCACCTTCATCAAGAAAGGCAGTCCTTCCTCTTTCGTTATAGAAGAGGGTAACTGAGAAACGGTGTAAAGGTCGTAATACTTTTTACCGTCTTCTGTCCTTTCCTGAATAGATTGGGCGAGTAGGTTATAGGAGTTTATACCAGAGTAGGGGTCTGAAAAGTTGACCACGATCGCTTTCTTGTCATTGATCGCCTCAGCCAGTTTAGTGTATGTGTCAGGAGGACATTTCGCAAAGTAAGCTCCACCGCTACTACTGAACGTGAATGTCACGGGAATAACGTAAACATCCTCTACCTGTTCTGGAATGTCCGTTAAATACGCCACTTCATGCGCCTTCGCTTGACCGAGTTCAGTAACCGTGGGGCGAACTCCAGAAGGAGTGTTAAGGTTCATGGGTACCTCAGGAGTGCCTACTTCTACCTTGTCTTTCTTACTAAGCGTTATCAACGGGAATACTCTATCATCGGTAGTAGTTCCTGAGAGCAAATAATCATTAGGGAGTACGATCTCCTTCCTGTAAGTACCAGGTGGGTCTGTCTGGACTTTCGTCCACCTCACTACGTCTACTTGACCGTCAGTGTTCACGACCCCTTCTATCGTCACCGATTCAGTGTTCACGGAAGGGCAAGGTGTCAACTTCGATGTTTCCTTACAAGTGCATTCTACTATTTGGATAACGTCACAAAAATCTAGTAGGTAAGGCTCAACACCTGTCTCACTCTTCAAACTGTCTTTCTTATAGGACAAGTGAAAATCGAAGATTCCTACTTGAATAGAACCTCCAGGAATCTCAAACATGACAACATTCCCATTGGTGGTCGTGTTTTTAGGAACGTACTGTTCTTGTGTGAACTTATTTTCTACTACTACTTGAAGGTCACGGGCAACGGAAAGGTCTTCTGGTTCTCCCTCCGATGTCTTGATGACTAACGAAACGTAAATGTTCTTACCTACTCTAATTTTCATGACTGTCTTCTTTCTTGCGGGTCAAACCAATTGCTTGGAGTCAGTTCTGGCAACTTCATCAAGTGAGGGTGAGCCATTTGGATAACCACTATACCGTTGTTCTGCCCTATCCTCAATCCTAAGTTCCATGCGTTGCCTTGCATATCTACCACCTGAGCGGCAATGTCTGCGTTCTCATCGAACTGCATTAATTTCTCGATTAGTTCTCTGTTTTTCATTTTACCTTCCTTTCTCTAGTAAATAGGTTATTACACGCATCACACCTGTACAAGTCACGGTGAATGTAGGACTCCATCAACTTGGTTTCTTTACTCTTACACCGTGGACACCTAGGATACTTATGTCTTTCCTTCTTTATCAAAGTGCAGAACAGGACAAGTAGTATTAAATAGACGCCTATACAAGTCCAGGTTATGATCTCTATATAGCTTAACTCCTTCATTTAAAATTACTTATTATTCTCAAATATAAATATTTTCGTTCAGAAAACAAAAAATTTGAGACGAAAAATCCAGGCACCCTGAAAATTCAACCATACATGACTTTCCTTTTTGTTATCACGTGTAAGGGTGCCTGGCATTATCAAAATAGTTAAAAGAACTCCCCGCAAGGTCACTGCTGCGTTGCCAGTTTTACTTTCTCCTCGTAGTACCTCACGTAAGAAGAAGTACGTGGTGAAAACCATGCCTTCTTATGATGTTGGATACACCTTATCAAATCATGCACGGAATTAGACACGAAAGGTCTCCCTATCTCCTCCTCTTCATTCTTTAAGTATTCATAGAATCCCCGAATACCCTTCAAGGTGTTCATCGTTTCATCACATTCAGGGAGTTCAAAGAAAGATTTCTTGTATCTCTTTAACAAGTCTTCCAACTCCTTGTCATCACCTATCTCTCCCTTTATTAGGGAGAACACTTCATTCATGAGTTTGAAGTATTCTTCTGTCTTATTATTTAACATAACTGAGCTTGTAAGTTTTTGTTTCTGACAAACTTTCTACCACATTCACAAACAACGTATTCAGGTGTTACATAGCTAACCTTACGAGTTACTTCCTCATTAGTGTATTGAGGTAGTCCACATTTGTAACCGTTCAATATTAGACCTTTCAAGTGGTAACGTTTGCCAGGGATAATAGTCATTTGTCCATTCATTTGAGTTTCCATCGTTTCTACTGTTTTTATGTTTGACTTATTTTGATATACAAATATAAAAATTATATGTCTAACTGCAAAAGAAAAGTACTAATTTTTTAGTACTTTCCTGTTAAAAAATATTAAATAAGCCTTTCCTTAAAATCGTTCAAGGAGATGACTTCTACTCCTATTTTCATGGCTGCAGCGACCTTCGATGTCATCTTTCCTACTTCCTTAACTACCAAAATAGAAGTGTTCTTACTGATGTTATCCAGTACCTCTCCGCCTTCTTCTTCTATCAAGTGTTTCAATTGAGCGTCTCGGAAACCGGAGAAAACAACTTTCAAGTCTGAGTATTTCCCTTCTTTCTTCTTATCCCCGTAAGGAGGTACAATCACCATGTAAGAAGAATAGGGTTCTAAGCAAACCTTCGATATACCGTTAAGGTAAACGTTCGCTGTTATACTTGACACACCGTCAATCTTAACCAAATCTTCTAGGGTAACATTACGATCCTTTGGAACCGTGTCGTGAATGCCTAAAAGTATAACTTTCAAAGTTTTCTCTCCTAAACCAGGGAAATAACCTGATGCGTGAAGTAGCCTTTCTGTCGGGATACCGTCTTCCCTCAACTTCCTCACCTGTTCTAAGAACTTATCAGCCGATTTCTCACCGAACTTATCAAGTCGCAAGAGGTCATCCTTCGTTACTTCCATGATCATCCTCCAATGTGTCTTACCCATCTTATAAAGTTGCCGGAAAGTTTTTTCCTTGAAACCCTCAAATTTCAAGATCTTGAAGAAATCATAAACCTTCTGAAAGTTCACTTCTTCACACTTAGGGTTACAGCATACCTGATTTACCAATTTCTTATCCCATTTAAGAGGTTCTCCGCAATAAGGGCATACTGACATTTGGTCCATGAGTTTCTGAACGAGAGCGAGGGAGTCTTTGGCCTCTTCTTTCCTGGCCTCAACTGCCCAACCGTAAACTTGCCTGTAATAAACCTCATTCTCAAACTCATCAAGGAAAGGTATAATGACACTCCCCACTTGAACCATCTGAGGAATCACTTCTCCTGAACGCCTGATCATGATAGGGCAACCTTCATAGATCATCCAGTCAGAAAGGTAAGACGATGAAATACCGTTCACCCTCGATACTGTCGCTCCTGATATGTCCACGGGTTTCACTTGAAGTACAGGGGTGACAACACCGAACCTGTTGACTTCCCGAATTACACTAACTACTTCAGTCCACTTTCTCTCATTGAATGAGGAATGCTTATACGCCCTAGCGTACCTAGGGTTACCATTCGCCTCTGTCCCCATCCTGTACTGAGGATCTTCTATGTCTACTACTAATCCATCAATAGGGTAAATTCTAGACCATTCTTGAAATAAGGCCAGTAAAGACTCTTCCACTTCCTTCAACGTTTTATCTCCCCACTTAACCTTTCTATACGGTAAATCAGCACCCCTTATCACGCTCAACCGTTTCATCTGCTCACTCTTCGACAAGGGAGTACCGTCTTTCGTGAATAAATCGTAGGGAACGTATGACATCAAGTTGTACCTAATGCCTTCTTTAAAACCACCGTTCTTCCACCCCGCTACCGTGTTCCTCGGGTTCTTATAATTCAAAGATTTAAAATACTCCTCATTCTTCTCCCAGTCTTCTTGCGTGATAATCAGTTCACCTCTCATCATTGAGAAGTTTTCACTGTCCCATTCACCTTCATTCAAGTGAGCGCACTGCTCATCCATGATTTCTCCCACGTACCCATCTCCTCTACTCCACCATTTCTTCCCCACGTGAATAGCTGATATACCATCAAGTTTAGGTGTTATCACCAACCACGTGTCCTTCCAGCCTTCCCCTACTACATCTCCCAACCATTCCTCTAATTTTTCTACTTGCTTCACCTTGTCCAAGGAGAGCATAGGTTGCGGCAACTTTTCTTTCCTCGTTGATACAGGAGTAGGTTCTGATACTGCCTTCTTGAAGAACTCACAATCAGGAGCTTCTTCCCTCAATTTCTCTACCGTCTCATCCCAGACTTGGTCGGAGACAGAAGGGTTACCTTCTGCGTACTCCTTAGACCATTGCCTTAAATTCTTTATAGTTTCCTGTATATTCATGACTAAAAACGACCATTCATTAATTCACCTTTAAACCTACAAAGCATAGCATGGAACATCTCTTGATACATATTGCAAAGTATCAACCCTGAGTTTTCTATCATCATCTCCCTTATGGCATGATTAATAATTTTCTGACCGTTATCAGCCCATATAGTTTGAAATTCAGAGGACCCTAAATACTCTTTCATGCGTCTCTCACCTTCTTCCTTCAATAGGGAGTTAACTATCAATGAAAAATCAGAAAAATACCTTCTACCGTCTCCCCTAATTTCATACTCCCTGAAAAACTTATCTACTTCTTTCTTCACCATCTCTTCCCATTGCTCTTCAGGTATTAAAGACACGAAAGTAGCCTTAATCCTGTCTTTCACTCCCTGCATTAACGTTGCAGGGTCAAATTTCTGTACTTGTGTATTTTCTTCCATGATGTTTATCTATTATAATGTTTCACGTGAAACATCCTTTGTTAATTTCCTCACTATCATCCTATAAGCTTTCGAATCGTCCGAAGTCAATGAGCGTTTCCACTTATTCTTCAGCTTCCACCATCTCAACGCTTCCCAGACTTCACTTTCTGACTTTCCGGTCTCACCTTCTACCATCTTAACGAAATCTTTCTCCTTCTCGATGTCTTTCAGCAACTCATCTCTCAAACCGATCAGAGGTCTAAACATTTCAAGGTAATTAGAACGGTCTACTCTCGACTTCAAGTAATAATCAATCTCTTCAAAAGTGACGTTATCATAGTTGATCACACCACCGTAATTAAGATCATCTTCATCCAGCAAGTAAGTTATCCTATTCTTCCGTTGTTTCCCCCCTGATAAATCGTCCCAATACTCCCCTCCAGGGTTATACTTAATGCAGAGTGACTGCTTTCCTGGATCGTTAGGAAACGCATACTTTTCAACTTGATACATACCTTTTGAAGGCCCTTTAGGGATTGAGTACTCACTAGAATAAAATTTTACCAGCCTATAATACATATTTTCTTTAGTGATCCTCTTCCTCATAGGAAGGTAAATCCTAGATCCTTCGCCTACTGAACTGTTTACTTCTTTTATAAATTCCCACCATGACTTATGACCAGAAGTCAAAGAAGGCTCAGCATCATACACTATCCTGATAGGACTCTCATCCATCTTAAACATATCCACCTTACCGTCAATAGGGTACATGATGTCAGAACGATCAAACAGACCATTAACGAACATGGCAAACTTCATTCCCCGTGTCTGGAGATTGTCTACTTCCATGGAAATGTCTCTACCTTCATCTTGATTTTTCATGAGTTTCTCAAGTTCTGCTTTCCGTGGGAAAACAGTGTCTGAAACTGAGAAATTAGTAGAAAACACACGGTAAAGATTATCACCATTTCTCATGAGAATATAAGAAACGTGGTTCCACTGATTCCTTACTTTATTAAAGTAAAAATCGTCAGAATAATGCTTGTCTTTACGTCTAGGCTTGAAAACCACGATAGAACGTTTTTCAGGTATCACCAAATCCCTATTTTTAGGATTCAGCAACCACTCATCAAACTTCTCTATATCCTCGTAACTGTACCCACCACACTTGTACCCCGTCAAAGCTGTCTCTTCATCCATGTATAGAACCAACTGTCTCAAAGTTAGTGGCTCTGAAGGATCTGCCTTTTCACCTTCACTTATCTGCATCAACTCCTCATTAACTCCTAAATACAACTCGATCATGGAAATAACTTTCATTACCTTTTCTATACGAGAGCGGAATTCCCGTACCATTCCTTCCATTTTAATCACTGTCTGCATCAGGGAGTTTTTCTGTGATTCGATGATACAGTTGGCCATGTAAGTTAACTCCTCAGACCTATTCTTCAAGACAGAAAGTTTATCAACAACGCCTACTAACGCCTCTGATTGAACGTTCCTTGAAACTAGTCCAGGCTCTTGCGGTAAGTCATCCTCTTCCAACTGAGGCATCACTGAAAGGTCACCGTTCAAGGCACGGTGAGAACTTTCTACTAGTTCTGAAACATCACCAAGAACCCTAACGTAATAATTTTTAAGATCATGAGTACCTACCGTTTCACCTTGATCTTCCCACTTATCAGTCATGAAAGAGTAAACCAGTATCTTAAAATAGGTGTACGTTTCCTTAGTTACACTCTCATTCAACTTGATCAAGAAATTATAGGAAAAATCTCTCACACTTTTTCTCCTATAAACGAACCCTACTTCTGGTTCTACTGACTTTTGAAAGTCAGTAGTGGTTGTTACCACTACTTCTTTCTTATCGTTTATCTTAAGTTCTGCCTTCATGTCAGTTCTTTTTTAAGTTGTGAATCAAGCGATAGTGCGGTCTCTGAATGTCACCCCAAGCAAGAGTGTTTTTAAAATTGACGATTGTCCCTTTACCGTCTTTAATGGTGAGGTGAAAAGACATCTCATTAATCATCCTGAAAGTTACAGTCACTGCAGAATCAAGTTCCACATCGTATTTCCGTAAAGTTTCTACTATCTTTGAAGTTAACTTCTCGAGTTCAGACTCTGCCTTTCTCAAAGATCTAGACAAGAACTTATCAATATCAAAAACAAAGAAAGGTGAAGAGTAAACCCAACGTTGTTCTGCATAGTATTGGTTTCTATTTTCAGGAGTTAAAACCATTCTCTTATAAGCGTTTCTTCTCTCAATGTTTCTCTCAACTTGTTCCTTACTCCATTGAGTAATTTTTTCAAGGTAAGAAGCTTTAAATTCTGCTAGTGCCACTTCAAGTTGTTCTTCTATCTTCATGACTTTTACTGTTTTATATTTGACTTATTTCGATATACAAATATAAAAATTATATGTCTGACTGCAAAAATTAAGTACCAAAATTTTGGTACTTAACTGTTAAACTTTGTTAATTCCACTTATATCCCTTTTCTTTCAAGAATGCCTCTACTAACCAAACATTCAGTTTCTTCTCTCCATCATGCGTGAAATGTACAGGCATATCTACCCTACTGTTCCACCTCTTAAAACTATCACATTTCACTACCTCTTCTAGGTACTCATGGAATTCTCTTGTCGTGAAGTCCTTCACCTGCCCTTAGGATTCGTAAGATGAATCAAACCATCTTTCTTTTCCACTGCCGTCTCATCCTCAGGGATTTTCTTACACCATGAACCGAAT